CCATCGGCAAGCCACACGGTGCGACCCTTCAGGCCCATCTGATCCTTTGGACCCAAGCCCGTATGCAAACGTAACTGTATGGCGAGTTCCTTCTCAAAGGACTCCACGGAACCCTGCTTGTCCAGTCCAGCGAGGATGGTCCGACGTTCGTCTGATCCCACAGGAAGGGTGGACGCAAATCGGATCAGCATCCGGCGAGTAGGTTCAGTCATGGTCTTTGCCTCCGAAAAGGGTTTCTCCCCGTAACCTCCCGATAGGAGACTTACCGGCCCTCACTCATCAGACTTCTTCTTGGTCGCGTTGGCTATGTCGAATGCCGCCTGCCGGTGTTGGTTGATGGCCTTGCGCTCACCTTCCTCGACCACGCGGTATCCCCCATCTCGCTCTTTCACGAGATGGTCCATGGTGATCCCACGACCTTTCTTGGCCTCATTGCGGACGATCTCGGCTTTCTTGGCTCGGTTCTCGTGGATCTTCCCCCAACGGGCTTCTGCATCCCGCCCGATTGCTTTGTCGTAGTTCCAGTCATCGGAGGTGCCCGTGTTGGGGGGAGCAGCCCCTCTCAACTGGCTTTGAGGATGGGCGAAGGCAAAGTTGGTGGCCGACACCCGCTTCTTTCCCTCCCCTCCGCACTCGGGGCACGGGTGCGTGTCGGAGTCTTCCACCATGCGCCGAAACAAATGCTCAAAGCGGTCCCCACAGGACAGGCAGGTGTACTCATAGATCGGCATAGACATCCCAAGGGGGTACGATTTCAAGACCTTCCGGTAATAGATACCCCGAACACCCCCTCACGGAGCATCCTATGTCCGCTCTCCTCAATACCGTCCTCATCTGCGAGGGCGAGCAAGTACCCCCTGGCGACACCGACGAAGAAAAGGAAGCCGCCTACTTCGCTGCATGGCAGACCTTGATCGACAATGGCATGGCCTGGAGCCTACAAGGCTGGTTCGGAAGAACCGCGATGCACTTCATCGAGTGCGGGCACTGCACCCTCCCTAAAGACAAGGGTGAGGAAGCCGAGGTCACCGAATCGGTGGACCAGTCGTAATGAGCACCCCCTTCACGAAGGGTAGCTTCTGGATCGCATCAACCACTCCACGTCGTTCCTCCAACGCGATGGGGAGGTCCAGAGTGACCGTGACGGGAGAAACCCGCTTGATGATGGGGATGGTGCTCGTCTGGCGAGCAGCGAGTCCCTGAATCTTCTGCAAGTAAGGATCTCTGCCAGGGAGGTCTATGTTGACGTTCAACCTCACATAATGAGGCTTCTTCCCCTTACTCACGGGGAGATCGCGAACGACCTGATGCCGCAACGCGACCCTCGTGGTGAGGGGAAGGTCCATCTCTACCACCACTGATCGAGGAGGGTGTAACTGAAGGTGTCGCGGCCCGTCTTGTCCTTTTGGGCGTTTGCCAACTCCATCATCTTGGCGAATCCATCCGCCGAAGCATGGACTTGGCATCCGGCGCTGTATTTGTTGACGTACTTGGAAACCCCGTCAGGGGTGCGGGTGCTGGCATGGAGGTTGATCCCAAAGTAGCCCGTCGCGATAGTGCTGGGGTCAAGGTCCAACTTGTCGTCGCCCGAATCATCCCGATAGACAGACACCTCGCCTGCCCTTTGGCACAAAGCCAAGTATTTGCCCCCGTGCATATCGATCTTCCAAGTGTCGAGGTACTGCCCCGCCACGAGCACGGCGCAGCCAGCCGAGTTCATCGGGTTGACCAAGTAGTAGGTGCCTGGGTCCGTCGTTCCGGGCCAATAATGGGCCTCCCACAGCCCATCGTCATTGACGTAGGCGCAACCCAACATGTCGTCGTAGGTATTGGCACTTCGGTTCGGGGCACGAACCCCAAAGAGAAAGAGCCGCCAGGGATCACCCCACGTCTTGTAGCCCAACTCTTGGGCTTGCCGAATCACAGGAGGTACTGGGCTCGGAGCCGCCACTCCTGCGTTCGCGGGGTCATCGGAGAGCAACTTGCCCCAGGTGGCTTGCCCCACAATCCCATCTGAAACCAACCCGTTGGCTGACTGGAACGCCTTGACCTTGGCTTCCGTCCCTGACCCGAAGATTCCGTCGGCGGCACAGTCAAAGCCGTGCTTCGTCAGGCTCTCTTGGCAAGTCGTTACGTCGGCCCCTCTGGACCCTTTTCGGATAGTAGATGGCATCTGGTTCTCTCTTCTTTTATCGAGGCTTCCGCATAGGATTGCTACCGAATGACCTCGTAGTTGCGGGTGCGATCACGGAACCACGGGTCCGAGATCGACACGAGGCCCAAGTTGTCTGTGGCGATGAGGCGCGTAGGTGACCCCATCTCGATCAGTTGTGCGTCGTCCAAGCCTGCCGCCATCTTCTCCTGTCCGACAGTGGCGGGGATCACGCGCATCACGGTCCTCCCGAGCGGAACGTGGATGGCCCAGTCAGTCATAACGCTCAACGATAGGGAAGCCGTGTAGAAGTAATCGTCGCCATTCTCGTCGTAGATTTCTTCGGCCTCACCACCCATGCTGACGGACGTGATCTCGATTCCCTCGGTGGAAAGCCTCTCCCGTGCCTCCGTGTGGAGGTACATGAGGGTGCGGTCAGTGATCTCCCCTTGGGCGTACACGTCACGGGCCATAATGTCCATGTCCATGCTCATCTCCCACCTGCCGCCGAACTCCTTGGCCACATCTTCCCGTCGTTCCGTGACAACCACCGCCATAATGTCCCCGTCATAGGCCCTGCGCCCAAAGGCGAGAACCACTCCGGGGATAGCATCCACATCAGCGCCGTTCTCGGGGAGGGGGAACGGGCCAGTGCTGGTCCCGGCGTAGCGGTAATCCACCGACATTGACGTGTTGGAAGGGAGGGGGGCCGCCAAAGTGATTTGCCCTGTGGTGGCATCCGCCGTGTAGTTGACCCCCTCATACAAGAGAATGTTTCCCGGCATCTCGTAGACTTGAAGGCTTCCGGGGTGGAAAGCCCCTGCGCCGACCTCATATAGACGAGGGCCAAGCATCGTCGCCGTCTCGTCAATCACATCCAGCAACGGGTCCACATAGAAGACAAGCCTTTCCGTCTGCTCGCCCCGATAGGTGATGACCTCTTCGCGGACCTCGATGTAGTAGACCCCAGGGGGAGACGGGAAGACCCCGTTATTGGCACGGATCGCAGCACCGTTCTCACGCACCCACTCGATGCTCGTTCCATTCTGCCCATACACTTTGGTCAGGAAGCAGTACGCGATGATGGTGCCCTGAAAGTGATCTGCCGCCAGTTGAAAGGGGCTCGCACTCTGGCTTTTCAGGATGATGGCTTCCTGGGGGCGCTCCCGAAATGAGAACCGCCCCTGGATGTTAGGCACCAAGGAGTCCCGGTACTTCGGGTCTTTCGACCACAAGTACCTGATCTCTTGGATCATACGGCGTTTCAAAGCCTCGGTAAGATTTGCGTACAAGCGTCCTCCGACGGGAGGGGTCAGGATACCCTACCGGGGTTGGCTCATAGGCGGCCTACCGTCAGAGCAACTCCTCGGACCACCGTGCCATGCGGTCCTTGTTCATCTGGACCACTTTCTTTTCCCCCGGCACTTCGGTCTGAATGACGTACCGGTTGAGGGTGGAGAACGCTGCCCCACCGGGCTCATCCTTGATCTCGTCAGGGGTAGGGGGTGCCTCGTCGGCTTCCGCTACGGCCTTGGCTTCCGACACGTCCATGTTGTCTTGTTCCGACGCTTTCTCGGCAATCTCGGGATTGTTGCTGATGGCGTTCGACTGCGAGAACTCCAGCACTTCCTTCTTTTCGGGGTCATCGTAGAAGGCATCCTCGGCGGTCGGTGCGCCCGACCCCCGCTTCCGCTTCTTGCGAGCCGCGCCTTCCGCCACACGCAACACCCGCTGATAATCTTGCAGTTCGTCCTGGGCGATCCAGTGGAGTGGTTCGGCAGCCGACTCAACCCCAAAAGGAAGGGTGCCCTTCGCGTGAAACTTTAGGGTCTTCATCGCGCTCCGATGATCCCCGAACTCAAACCCTCCCACTCGCATCTTCTTCGCAGCGATGGAGGCTTCCAAGTACCCCACGGCCTCGATACGAGACAGTAGGTCTTTGGCGATCTTCTGGGCCTCTTTATGGGACACCATCGGGTGATCCCCTGCCTGCTTTTGGGTGAGGGGTTCCGTGAGGGTCTGTTGAAGCAGGTAGGTGTTCTCCTCGTGGGAGTTCGCAGTCGCCATGAGCCAGTCATCGAGGCCCAAGGTCATAGCCCTGGCACCCTTGATCCCCTCGTAGGCGACCCTGATTGCTTCTTGAAGATCCTCCTCCGAACGAATCCCGCGCTTGTGGTGGCAAGAGATCCGACCCCAATCCAGGGTAAAGTTGTAGATGGCCTCCACTTGACGGTTGAGGTCAAGGGCATCCCCGCCGAGGTATCCGGCGATCTTCTCGGCCAACTGATCTACCTGCTCCTGCACCGACTGATACAGCCGATCAAAGAGCAGATGGTTTCCGTAGAACGATCCCCCCACGACCTGCCAATGACTCGTCTGGTAGGAGAGGTATTGGGCACGGAGACAGGCAAGCACGTCGGTCAAGAGCCGCCGCACAACGTCCCGCTGCATCGGGGTCGCGGTGAGGTACGCTTTCTTGTCTCGTTCGTGCTGGTTCATTCCTCCATCTCCAAGACCTGTGCGAGCGTTTCGGTCCAAGCGTCATATTGACCGCTGGACCCATCGGACGGGAGACTGGGCTTATGCTTCTTTCGCGCCTTGCGGAGATCATCTGGGCTCCTGACATTGAGCCGCTTCATCTCGGCCTTGGCTATCCCAAGCATCTCCTTTTGCGTCTTCCCCCAGTGCTTCCAAGGTTCCTTGGCGGCTCTCCGTCGGAGCCCAGCCAGGATGGCTCGGCGCATCCCATCTCCCGCAGGGAGAGTGGAGGCGAGACGGATGAGGATCCGGCGATCTTGGGAGGCTTCCTTTTTCAGTTCTTCGTCAACCACAATGTCTTCCTCGTCAAAGCCCGGAGGATGGGGATGTTCATGGGGGAGCGACCGCTCCTCTCCCTCGCTTCACGAATAACGGTAGGTCATCAGAGCATCCGCTTCAGTTCGGCCTTGATCGCCTTGGCAACCGGCCCCCGCCAGGAACGGGCGTTGGTGAGGAAGTACCGCACGATCATGTCGGCGCTGTCGTGCCCGTACATATCGCTCATGCGGTTCAGGGAGAGCATCGCATCGAGGTAAGGCTTGGCCGCGTAGTTGACCTTGGAACCCCAGTCCGATTTGATCTCACGGGCAATCAGATGCAGCGGGCGGCCCGCCTGCTTGGCCCGAGGCTGCTCCCACTCCAACACGCCATCCGGGGTGTCGGGAACGAAAGCCATCTTCACGAGCGTATCGTTGAACTCATCGAGGGAGCCCGCAACTGACCAGGGCCACTTGCGCTGGAGAGCCAGCCGACCAGAGGACTTCTTCTTGGATTCCTCCCCAAAGGGCTTCTTCTCGTTAGTCTCGCCGTCGCCGTCCTTATCGTTGCCCTTGGGGTTCGGGTTGTCTTCCTCGGTGAACTGGTGCTTCTTCAACTCCTCGGGGAGTTTCTGCTTCCCGGTCAGTCGAGTCCGACCTTCCCTCATCTGGGCTGCCTGTGCCTTGGCTCGATCAGCCTCGGCTTGCTGTTCGTTGGCTTCGGCCTCGGCCTGCAACTTTTCGGCTTCCTGCTCGGAAGCGAACCGGAGAGCACCGCTGTACTGCTCGGCCAGCCCCTTCGCCAGATGGGCGAGGTAATGGTTCACGTCCCCGTTCTTGAAGTCGATCATGCGGAGGGTTTCTTCGATCTTCGCCTTCTCGCTGCCACGGGTCTGTTTGATGGCTTCGATCACCACCTCGTTGGGGATACTGTGTGTGACCCCCTGCCGGTCGGTGACCTCAAACACCTTCGACGGGATGTTCTTCTCCTTGAAGAACATGTCGAACCAAGAGGCCGCCGCCTTTTCAACCGGGGGAGATCCGACAGTCTGACACCGCCCTTCACAGTTGCCCCCACAGGAGCAGTTGCCCCCACAGGCGTACCGCTCGATGGGCAGAAGATCATCTTGGGAAGCGGCCTTCGCCATCCCCATCACGTCTGCGAGATCCCCGCGTGAGTAGCCTCCGACAGCCTTGGCAGCGTCGTCGTCCGACACCCCCAACGACTCAAAGTAAGCCTGGAGTGCCGCAGCCATCTCTTTCGGGGAGGTGGCCTTCATGCGCTCTTTCTTGATGAAGGACTTGAATCCATCAAGTGCCTTCGACTTGGACAGCATCTCCAACTTCTTGGGGGCCGAGGCGCTTCCTGCTGATCTCATCCCGCAGGGCGAGCCCGGTGTGGATGCCCGCTCGACCGGAAGGAGGTCAGCCTCCATGGCTTCCTCCATCTCCTTCCGCATCTTCTTGACGGAATCGGGAGGATTGTCGTGCATTTCCTTGAACTCGGGTCCAACGACAGCCGCTACTTCCTCGACGGTCATCTTCTTCCCCTCGGGGAACTTGGCCCGTCGGGCCATCGACCCACCCGGCAAGTATTCGGGGTTGACCATGTAGAGTTCCTGGCTGACCTTGCCCCTCGTATAGAGGATGGTCTTCTTGGCTACGAGAGTACCCCTGTCCTTCCACTCCACATCCATCGTGCGCGGACCCCCCTCGATGTGTTCCTTACGAGCACGAGGGGCATTACCGAGGGCGGCGTTGTACTCACGCTCCGTAGCCGACTGCATCTTCTCACCAAAGGCGGTGCGGGAAGCAAGTTCAATAGGTAGTAGAGCCATGGTGAAATCTCCTGTCGCCCAGTCCCCCTCCATAGAGGAGCTACCGGGCTACGCGAATACGTCGTACCCGACCGAGCCGGTGACGGTAGCCCCCGCTTGGACGGTGAATCCCAGCGTGGTCTTGTTGGTGATACGGAAGGGGGCAAAAATGTCGCCAGTGATCTGGACACGGTAGTTGGTGTCGGAGAACGCTTCTGCGAAGGTCACATCCTCGTGAGTGGATGCGGTGAATGTAAGGGTGCCGTTGACGGCGGATGTGAGTGCCAAGATTGTCTCCACGGTTGTCATCGCAGAAGAAATGTCGGTCGTCACGCTCTGCGGGATCTGGGTGTAAGGGGACAGGACGAATCCGTAGGGGTCTTGAATGTCCTGCACACTGATGATGCCCTGGGAGTTCACGGCAATCGTAAACGTGTAGATGTCCGGCGAGGTGCCAGACCGGTAAATGAACTCCGATTGGGCGAGGGAGGCGGCCATCACCACACCCCTGTTGTTTCGCAGCCCAGCTTTTGCAAGGCTACATCAAGGTCTTGGAGGGCTACGCGATCCTTGGACCATACGTCGATATGATCGAACCCCGGCTTGATTCCAAGGTCAGGGATGCTTGTGGCGGTCACAATCTTCACCTTTCCGTCGCGGAAAGAGCGGAGCAACCCTGGAAGGTTGCGGGACTCACGCCCGAAGCCATGGTAGACGCGCAGGCGATACTCGGGCACAGCACGTTCCGCGAGCCACTTTGTCGCAACTCGCTTTGCCATGACAACCCGACGGACGGATAGTTGCTTATGGTCTTTCATGGGGAGCGCCTCCAAGACTCAACCAAAGTCTCGCGATAGACGCACTACCGACCCTATCAGTTCACGACGTAGATCACCGGCTCGGACCATTGAGATCGCTGTGTCTCTTTGAGGATGTTGAGGTTCCCGGCCACATGTTCGTACACCTGCACATAGGTATCCATGCCGCTCATCTTCTTCAGGCGGTCGATAGTGCGGAAGAAGCGGTGCCGCACAAAACCCTGTGTCACCCCCATCCGCTTCGCCACTTCCGACTGACAGGTTGTCTCAACCATCCCCAACATGATCTCAATGTCTCGGGGATCAGTGAGCACCCCTCGGAGATCCTGCTCCATCAGCCAGACGTTGTAAGTCGGCATGTCGATGAGATAGCGGATCCTGGCTGCGGCTCGTTGAAGTCGGTAGCACACCGTCGGCTGGCTGATGTTGAACATCTCCGCAATGGTGGTCTGCCGGAGTTTCTGAAAGAAGTACAACTCCACGAAGTCAGCCTCACGCGGGGGGATCTGCTCCAGAACCCCCTTCACTTGGTCTAACTCCTCCTTGCTTTCATCCGACATCTCCTCGGAGATGCTGGGGTAGTTGGAGAGGGTGTCCTCGGTTGAAAAAATCCTCTCCATGTCGGAGGGATCCAGAACGATATGACTGCACCAATAGTTACTCATTAGGTTCTTCCCAGGGGCGAAGGATGAAGCGCGGCATCTTTTTCAGCGCCCGTAGGGAGCGAAGCTCGACCAAAACCATCGCATGTTTTGGCCCAACGCTGACTACCTTACCCTCCAGGCCCGAGTAAGAGCCCTCAATGACCGTAACTTTCATATCCACTTGTATCTCAACGGCTACGAGTTCATTCAACCGTTGGCGCAGTTCGCGCACAGATGCGTCCGGCACCGTGTCCAAAACCCACGACTGCCCATTCCCTCCCCTCGATAGGAGTCCCCGCACATAAGGGGTGTTGAGTAAACCTCGGTAGGAGTGATCTGGAAGCCCAGAACCCACGAAGGCGTACCCCTCCATTACCGAGAAGAGTGACTGCGTTCCACTGTAAGTGAGGGTGAGATAAGGGACGAAAACCGGATGCCCCTCCGGCATGTCGGAGTAGTCACGAAGGATCTCCTCCAACAGACCCGCCTCGGCTACTCGCTCTCCGTGTGGAGAGAGTTCCAAAACTGCCCATGTGATTTCATCCCGAACGTCCATGGTCACCCATCATCCTTCGGAGATGGTGACGTACCAGTTCACGAAAAACAGGTGACGAGAGAGATTCTTTATCGGATGTGGGTTGGGACTTGTCAGTCCGCGAAACAGGGCCATGACCCACCGCTCGGGAGTCCACCCATATCCCGTTGGCGGTTGTTGATGCTGTTGGCGTGTCTGATCCATGACCGACATTACCCACAGGATCAAGGTCAGGAGACGAGCCTTCCGAAAGTGCCGAGCAAGCCCCCGAAACAAGTGGGGGGGTGGGGGGAGCAGCAACGGGGGGCGCGGGGGCAGATACAACGATCTGGGCTCCGACAGAAACCCCCACATCGGACCCGTAGAGGTGATGGGAGGCAACCGAGTCAAGGATCAAGGTCTGCCGCGTAGGACGGTGGGGTGGGGCAGCAAAACGGGAAGCGACGGTGAGAAGAGACGGCCCCGACTCTGCCAGGGCCTTCACCCGACCACCATCCCACTTGGTAGGGATTGAGGCAACCCCCAAGTAAACCCGGTAGACAAGCATCGCTGCTTCCGCTACTCGCTCATAGGCCCCCGACGGGCTCATCCTCTCGGAGAGTGAGGTGGCAACGCTCACCACACGGTTGAGGTCCGACCCAAGGGCCTCCAGAAGCCCCAGAACCTCCTCGTTCGCCTCCAGATGCAAGTAAGCTGCTGCATTAGTCCGGGTGATGCCCCCGAGCATCGAAACCCCCTCGACCATCTTCAAGGCATCTCGGATATGGCTCTCACTCTGCTCCACGAGGAGAGTGAGAGCATCCCCTTCGTACTCAATCCCTTCCTGCCCACAAACATGGGTCAACCGTTCCACAATCTCGGGGAGAGGTGCGGGGCGGATCACGAAGGCCGGGGCACAGCGCGAGAAGATGGTGCTCGCCATCTTGGCTGGCTCGGTGGTACAGAAGATGCACACGAGCCGCTTTTCCTCTGACCCCAACACGTTGTCCTCCATCGGCTTCAAGAGCACGTCGAGGGCCTGTTTGGACAGGCGATGGGACTCATCGAAAAGGTAGATCCTGCGCTTTCCCGAATAGGTGGAGTAGGTCACGTCTTCAACGATTCGGGCGAGGTCTGCCTTCCCCGACTTCGTAGCCGCATCCAGTTCCTCAAAACACTCGTGGGTGCCCCCATCGAGAAGCACCCGGCACGACCCACAGGAGTCGCAAGAGGCCCCCTCAACCGGAGCCTCACACAGCAACGACCGAGCAAGAAGACGACCGAGGGTTGTCTTCCCCGATCCGTGCTGCCCACAGAAGACGTAGGACTGGTGAAGCCCCCTTCCCTCCTTCACGAACTGGCGAAGGACAGCCACGGTGGCATCCTGGCCCAGCACATCCCCATAGGTCCGGGGCCGATACTTGGTATCAAGCGCCATCAGCCTTCCAGATAGCGACATAGACTTGGAACTGGCCTACCTCCTCGATGGCGAGGAAGAGGGAACCGTGCTCCCTATGAAGGGCCACCAGTCGAGCCTTGAAAGCACGCAGGGTCAACGCTGGCTCCTCCTCCCCACCAAAGCCCGATGAGTCCACAAAGAGGGTGTCCAGACGCTCATGCGTCTCATCAACCTCCTCGCAGGCATAGCCGATGTGCGGGAACGGGAAGGGAGGCCACTCCCCCAGTTCGTCAGGAGAGTCCATCCGATAAGGGACAGCCCCCTCCCCACGAGCCTTGGTAGCGGCTTCCTCATTGATATGGCGGATCATATCCAGTCCCCACATGACTCCCCCCTACTCGTCGGAGCCGAACATTTCCTCGACAGGCGAGGGTGCGCTCGACTCATCAGGATCATCACGGGGGAACCACATCCCGTACCGCTCGACGTTCTCGCGGAACGCCATAATGTCGGGCTTGGCGACGGTGCATTTCATGTCGCCCGTCTTGGGGTCTTCCTCGCACCGGCAGGCGGTGAGCAGGTGGTCAAGCAACGCCTCGCGCTGCTTGGAGCCGAGTTCGTTCTCCCACTGGTCGGCAGCCACCTCCACCACGAACTTGTAGGTCGTGTTGCCGATGGCGTTGGCGAGGGCTTGGACTTTCTTGCTGGAGCCCAGAATGACCTGACCCCCTGACTTCCCGGCCCTTTCACGGAAGACTACGACGATCTCGTCCACGACCAGGGCAAGGTCGGGATGGTTGTTGGCGACGAGGGTACGAACGGTAGTGTGTACGTCGTCACTCGCTTTCCAGATTTCCACAGGCATGAGGGTTCTCCTTTTCAGTGTGGTAAACACCTATCCATACCCATCGGGGGGTGGGGAGCACCCCCCTTCACAACCCGAAGACAGAACGAAGGTGTCGCTCTCCCCCCACTGCCCAAACCGCGCTGGGGTCTTTCCCCCGATACTGGACGGGGCGGCACTGAACGCGAGCCCTCTCCAGACGTTGAAGGACACCCCAGACCTCCCGGCCTGACTCGGGGTGAGTGTAACCATGGACCATCTTCTGTCCTGTCTCATCCATGTCGAAAACCACATGGACCATAGCGTTTGGAACCATGAACCGTTGAAGGAAGGCAACCTGCCTGGGCGTGATCTTCGCCCCTCCGGTAGACAGCACCGCATCCCGCTCGGGAGTCACATGAGCCAGGGCAAGGTCAAAGACCCCTTCAACAAGCCACACATCTCCCCCGGCCCAGATGCGGTCGAGGTGTGATGGGGTCAACCCGACGAACACAGGTGCCCAAGCCGACTCGGGCAGGTGGTACTTGCTGACGTTCTTCTCCCCCTCCCAGGTGCGGAACTCCACACCGACAACTCGACCCCGAGGGGACCAGAGGGGGATGGCAAGCCAGTGGTCCACCCGGTGACCCGATGATCCGTGTCGATCAACGAAGGCCCCATCTGGAGCCCGCGTCGATGGACACCGCCACAGACCGACACGCATCTCCTCCATCAGCCTGGACGGCAGGCCACGACCGAGGACATAGCCCTCGGCTTCCTGGGGGGTGTCCTCGGCAGAGGACAACAGTGCTTCGGTCAACCACTCTCTCATGGAGGGGCCTACCCATTCGGGCTGGGGTCAGACCCCCCTGTCAGCGCCAGACGGTGGGGACGTATCGGTGGCTGACCTTGTTCTTGCCGAGCCACAACAGGAAGTCCCCGTTGTCCATGTTCCGAACCACGTCGGGGTCAGCCTTCAGCAGCTTGAACAGCTTACGGGCGGCACCCTTCGACGTAGACTTGTAGAACGCCCGCATCCCTTCCATCTGGGCCATGTAGTCGTCCTTGTCTGCCTCGTCGTAGAACGTGAACTCATCCCATCTCGATGTTCCCGCGAAGTCCTTTCCCTTGAAAGAAATCGGGGAATAGTCTTGCGGCTCGACCTCCAAGAACGACACAACTTCCTCGTTCCCGAGGAAGTTTTTGGGCCACTTGACCTTATCCAACTGCGCCTGCATCTCGGCAGGGGTCATGTAGTTGCCCGGATACTTCTTGGAGAGTTTGGCTGCCTCTTTCAGTGCCTTGGTGCCCACCTCCTCGATAGCCCCTCTCATCGCCGCCACTGCTCGGTCATAGGTCATGTTCTTGGTGATACCGGCATCATTCCAGATGTTGCTCATCAGGAAAGGGCCGTCGGGGCGGAACCACCCACCACGCATCACCCACTCCGTCGAAAATGTGATGCGACGGACCTTGCGCTTGACGGGTTTCCCCGGCATCTCCTCGATCATCACCCTCTGACCACCGAAGCGAGCACGCATGAGGTCACCGGAAATGACCTCATCCCATCCACCTCGGGCCTCTTTCTGGATCCTTGCGAGGATGACCCTACGCTCATCTGACCCAGCAGGAAGACTGGAAGCGAGGCGAATCAAAGCTGGTCGGTTGGAAGCCCACATCGAGCGTTGGGCGTTGTCCCCGAGCCAGCGTTCCACGTCACTGTGCAGGGTTTCTTGGTTCTTGACGCGCCTCAAAGCACTCTGAACCTGCGGGGGTAGGCCGTCGTAGTCCATCGCTGGACTCGATGCGGAGTCGAGGTACTGGCGAAGGATCTTCTCTTGCCGCTTCATCAGCCGAGCGGTCTTGGCCTTCTTCTTGGCCTTGAACTTCTCCAGCAACTCGGCTGGCATCTTGTCGTCACCCTTCGACTTTGACTTCGACTTGCCCTTACCGGGTTGAACACCGTCCTCTTTGGACTTCTCGCAGTTCTCGCGCATCGCGGGAACCTTCAGCTTCTCGCACCCAGCCAGGATCACGCGACGTGCTTCTGACCCCACAGGGAGAGTGGAGGCCACACGGATGAGGAGTTGTCGGTCAGTAGGGGTAGCCATGCGAAATCTCCACGGGGGTACTTACCCTCTCTGGTGCATAGGGGAACTACCGATCTCTGAAGCAACGCCGCTCCCGCTCGCGCCGAATCTCGTCCAATGCCTCCTCGATCTTTGCGAGGGCCACCTCTTGCTTGAACATCGAGGCATCCATCTTCTTGGCGACCCCATCAACCTGCTCCCCGAGTTTGGCGATGAGTTCATCTCGCTGGGCCATACAGTGCTGGAGAGCCGCCGCCCCCTCTGCCCTCACCCGATCCATCACCACATCATATCGACCACGCATGATCTCGATACGACCCTCATGGGCTTTCTCGATCTCTTTCAACTGGGCCTGGAAACCAGAGGTCAGCCCATCGAGCCGCCTCTGCATCCCGAGATGCTGATAGACAAGGAACGCAGCAAACAGCCCGAGACTGCCAAAGTCGAATAGTTGGGAAATCAGGGCATCAGTCATCGTCGCGTCTTCCTATGGGGGCCTCTACACCCATAGGTCATCCAATAGACTGATTACCTCCCTCACGCACAACGAAGCCGCTTCCTGTGGCGAGCCCGAGCGTTCTTGTTGGAGCATGAGCGCGAACAATACTTCGATGTGGACCGGGCCTCCTTCTCGCAACCTTCCCATGCACATAGAGACTCACAGGATCGCTGCAACTGCTCCAACTGACGCTGCTCCTCCTTGCGCCGTGCCTCCTCCGCAGCCTTACGGCGTTGCCCCAAGCGAAGTTCCTTTGCAGCCTTCTCCTTCTCTTTCAAAACGCGCTCGGTGTACGCAATCGCTATCGCCCCATGCAACCGGTAGCCGCAACACCGACAGTGAAGTACCGCATCACGCGGAAAGCCCTGTCCAGAGAAGTCGCGGTCCCGGTACAGGTCCGTAGTGAGGGACGCGCACTTCGCACACGGGATCAACGGTCGAGACATTTTCCACCCCACATGAGGGAAGGTGACAAGTGAGAACCGCGAAAACCCGAGGTGGTTTAGGCCCCACCCCGAATCACGCACAATCCCCGCGAAGAGTTGTGGACCACCGCCCCAAGGTGGCCCCCACCAAACACATACGCCGTCCCGACGAACGAACGGTCGTCAGGAATGACCACTCCCCAGGTAGGGGGTAGCCAGTCAGCAGGAACACGCTGGATAGCCGGGGCCAGCCCAATGTCGAACTCCTCGCCGTACAGAAGCACGGGGTCAGGGAGCCCGTAATACGACAGGTGCGCCATGCAAGCAAGCACTCCATCCTTGGTCCCCGGATGGACATTTCCCCACTCTCGGGAAACACCCTCTGTGGCGATCTCCTCGACAATGCCTCGGTAGAGTTGGTCAAGGGTGTCCTTACGAACAGCCACCCGTAGGAACCCTGTTTCAAAGGCTCGCTCCACCCACATCAGACTCTTGCTCGATGTGATCAAGAATGGGCCTGCATCGGGATCGGTTGATGCGGGCACATTGTCGATCATCAGGGGTCTTTTTTTGACCGGACACTCAACATGCCCCAGCAGGTGGGCGTTCATCGGAAAATCCTCTGCCACCACGACTGTCGGGGGGCCGTGGGAACCCCAGCCCCATTGTCGGGGAGCGATGCGTCCTCCTCATCGGAGGACTTGCTCGCATCGGCCAACAGATCAATCATCTCCCGCGCCCGGTCTGCTCCCTCGGGAGTGTCAGCCCACAGCAAGACCCCTCCCATCTTCCCGACCAAAGTGCCTCCAGGCACCAAGTTCTCTTGGCGGCTTCCACTCACCCAGAGCAACGCTGCCACGTCAGGGCAATCACGAGCGATCTCATGGAGAGGGGCCTTGCCAAAGAACTCACGAAACTCTGCCTTGACCTGGGCCACTTCACCCTTGTCCCAATCCTCCCCTTTGGGGAACCGAGCCCGTAGTGCCCGCTTGACATGACGGTACTGCGCCTGTCGGATTTTGTGGTGAATGGCGCTCGCGGACCTCACTTCACAGCCACCTTACGGAAGGTGGCCTTCCCGTCTTTCTTTTTGAGTCGGTAGACCGTCTGCGCGGCTTCCACCACAGCAGGGTTGTGGGTCACAGCCAGCACGTCAAGCCCCATGCGCTTGCAAAGAAGCGAAAGGAACTGCCCCACGCGAGGGACATAGTGTTCCGCAACGGCTCCCAGGCTCTCGTCCAGCAAGAGCAGGGGCCGCAGCCCGCGTCGATTGAGGACCACAATACGGAGCAGCACTGACTGGACTGTGGACACTGAACCTCCGTATGCGTCTGTGCTGGACCCTTCAGTCACGGTCCCATCCTCCTGTTTCTGTACTGTGAGCAGGTCCACGGCCACCTTACCCCGCTGCACATCAATCTCGGTCCTGACAGAGAGGTCCAGATCATCGAAGATGGCCTGGAGCCCTTCCGTGAGCAAGGCTTCAACCGCCTTGGCGTTGTCCACCACCTCACGGTCGATGAGGGTACGAAAGAGGTCAGCCACCCGGCTCAACACCTCACCCTCAACCTCCAGGGATGACACCTGCCTCTCCACAACGGAGAGGGACCGCACCGCCGCATCCCGTAGGGCTTCGGTTCGGTCCACGTCCCTGCACAGGGACTCAAAAGCGGTCAAGTTCGCCACACGATCACAGTGTAATACTGGTTCCCGTCATTCTCCTCTGCGTCCTCATGGGAGAACGAAACGTATCCCCCACGCTTGCGGGGATGGACCCCAAAGGTCACGGAGTCGAGGTCAAACAGGTCCGCAATAGACCGGACGTACCCGTAGTCAAAGGAAAACGAGGTGTCTCCGAGTTCTGTCTCGGTGGACTGGACCAAGGGGTACATGTCGTCACCCCCCGCTTCCGAGGGCATCGACAGCACCAAAGCGCCATCCTGCGCCTGGAAGGTCACAGCTTGATGGCCCTTGGGGGCAGAAGCCAGCAACACATCAATCGCCCCGCTGAACTCATCTACGTTGAGCACGATGTTGCTGGGAGTCTCCTCCGGCTCCACATCGAGTTTGGGCATCGTCGCAGTCGGACGGCTTACCCCAATGTAGGAGCCATCGGGTCGTAGGAAGATGGAGCAGGAACCTGCCCCCTCCGAACGCGATGCCTCTTGGACGACAACCTCGGAACCCTGGGTGTTCTTGTCCCCGAGGAACCGAAGCACAGCCGGGAGATCCTTCCCCGAGATGCGGAGGTTGAGTGCGGGCAGCGCACGGACCTTGATGGAGGACACCGCCCGACGGTTGGTAGCCTGAAGCACCCCTTCGGTAGCCTCCGTCTGACAGATTTCCGGGCGGCTCGTGTCGTCCGTGCTGACGAAATACTGGGAGAGATTGAGGGCACGCGACAACAGGTCCGGGTCTACTGCCCCCACTTCCTGGGCATTTCCCAGGAGCCCGTCCCAATAGGGGAACTTGGAGGGGTCCAACGAACGCAACTTGATCTTGCTCCGAGGCCCTTTGGCCACCACACTTCCGTTGCCGTCACTCGCCAAGGTCAGAACCCCATCGCCCACCGAGGACACCCACTTGTCCAGCCGCCACGCCTCTACGGTAAAGGCATTACGGGACTCTGGGAGAACGTCGCCCGAGGCCCCCCCAAGAGGAGCACGAGAGAACACCCGCATGTCGTAGGACAAGACCTCAAATGACGGCCCGTCATCAGGCAGGGCGCGAAAGAGGTAATGACTCGACAGGTCTGATCCGCTGCCGACGGTGAGGGAGGCTACTTTGAGGGCGGCACAAAGGTCGTCCTTGGCGATTTCGATCTTCATCAGGGGTTCTCCATGTAGGGGGCGAGGGCTTCACGAGCAGCATCGAGGGCTTGCTCAAACGATTCGACTGCCTGCTCGTATGCAGCGTTGAGCGTATCAAGGGTCTGGTCGAGGGTGTCCGGGTCGAGTTTCTTTCCTCGGATCTCCTTTTCCACATCAGCAAGAGCCTTTTCGGCGGCCTCCTTCCGTCCAGCGATTCTCTGCGACTCCGCAGACAGACGGTCACGCAAGGCCACGGCAGTCTTCAGCCGGGTATCCAGTCCACTACTCATAGAACTCTCCTGTTGGGGTCTGTACCCGACCAGAGGGGTCGCTGACCCCCCCTCAAAGGGTGAAGTCCGCGAAGCCGTTAGCCGCATCGGTGATCTCTTGTACTTTGGTCTTCTTTCCCCGCTTCGCTGCGTTGGCCTGTCTCTGGACCTTCCGTTCCTCGCACACATCCTCAAAGGCGCAGAACTTACAAACGGGAGGGGTCGGGGTCGGGGCGAACTTTTCTTTCCACATCGCTTTCTTGGCATCAAGGGCTCGTTGGGCCAGACCCCGTAGGTCTTCCTCATCGAACTCGATCCACTCCACCCCTGTCTCGATGACCTCACCCCCACTCTCGTCATGGGTCACCTTCCCTGCGGGGAAGCGATACCAGACGTAGGCCAACCGGGCGGGGAGAACCTTGTAGGCCAGCTTGAACAGGAGCGCGTACCAGCGCAACTGGTCCGGGTCGGTGAACCTCATCTTGTGCTTGGTGTTCTTGCCATCAATGATGGTGACCCCAGTGTCGTCCCGACGAACGATGGTGTCAGCCCTGCCGCCGATAGGGTTCCATTTGTCGATCCAGCCCAGGAGGTCAACTTCCGCCTTGGCGTAAGGACCAAGGAGACGGTGCTCCTTCATCGTCTGGAGGTATCCGGCCACTCCCTCACGGCAGACCTCGATCATGTCGGCTCGGGTCATCCGTGCCTCGGAGTAGTCGATCTTGTTCCGGGGCTTGGATGCCAGCCGGTCGAACTCCCGCTCCACGAGGTCGAGCAGAACCCGTGAGAGGTTCTTGGGGTCACGGTAGAGTTCATCGTTGTACATCTTCTCGATGGCGAACTGGATAGCGATCCCCATCACGGCATGGTGCCGTGATCTCTGGGGAGGGCGCGGCTTGGGATTGCCAGGACCATTCCCACAGTCAACCCCATCCCATCCCTTCAACCAAAGAAACTGTTGGGGGCACTCCTCATACGCCTTCAAGTGGCTCCAGTAGAGCGTCGATTGCCGGTTCATGCGCCCTCCAAATAGGCGAGGGCTCGTTCACGGACTTCCGTTGGCACCCCCTCAATCCCCTTCAAGGCATCCTCCAACGTCTCATCATCAGCCTTTGGCTGGAGGGCATCTCGGATGTTGGTAACGAAGGCATCCATCTCGACCTGTCGCTTGACCTGACGGGCTCGGCCCTCAACGTCGAAGACTTCCTTTGGAGGCTTGACCTTGATGCGATGGACTTCGACCTTGACCCCTTCCGAGGAACACCGCAGAACAGCCGCAGCGGGTTCTCGCTCCACCTCGTCCTGGGAGAGTGATCCTCGGGTCAAGGATCCGATGTTCACGAACTGCTTGCCGCCCATGCTCGCGACCCCCTGGTCCTTGTGCCAGTGCCCGAACAGGAACAGATCGGGAGCCGTATCGAGGAGGTCTTTGTACTTCACAATGTCCTCCCCCTCAAACATCGTCCCGCCTTTCTTGGAGGCGAGAACGTGGGCTACGCAGATGAGAATGTCCTCGTCGCCTTTCACGATGCTGGTGAACCGATCCATATCGTAAGTGGTGCCATGGTAAGGAATACCCACCACACGGACGGTGACCCCATCCTGGGTGAACACCACCTCGTGCTCATCGTAGAGCCGGTGGTAGACCCCCGTAGAAAACAGGACTCCAAGAGGTTGCTGGGGCAGGAAGGCATAGTCTCCGTACACCGCGTCGTGATTCCCCGGAGTGCAGTAGACCGGACACGGATAGGTGCTGTGGTGCTCTGCCGTGCGGTTGACCAGAGCATGAGAGTTCCGACCTGGGGACTTCACATGAAAGAAGTCGCCGCCATCGAGGATAGCGGCAGCGTTGACCTCACGGGCAAGGTCACGGACCTGACCCAGCTTGTCGAACACGGTGTCGGCCCAATCATCGGTACGGGATGCAGGTGCCCTATCGGACAGGTGAACGTCGGTACGCCAGACAAGATTGATGCTCACAGTTCCTCCACGATGGGCGCACCCACCTCGTCATCGGGTGGCAGGTCTGCTCCCAGCATCCCCATCATCTTTCGGTACATCTGGTGCGTCGTCAGCTTGGGCTGCTTCGCCTTCCACGCTGCGTAAGCACCGGGGGCAACTTCCCACCCGCAGTCGGGGCAAAACCCCCTCACGATCCCATCAGACCCAATATGGCAACCTCCAGGGAACCCGCACTTCGGGCACCCGCAGTCGGGGCAATCATCACCGTGTTTGCCGTTAGTCCTTCCACAGAAGCGGCACTCAATGGTTGATGGCGATGCCATGTCTCTCTCCTTCATGGACAGTGTTGCAGGTGGGGCAGACCCCACGATCTCCGAGCAGTCTGGTGACTTCAACTTCGGCCTCAGCCACCTCTCTGTCCAGACGCTCCTGTTCCTCGACCAGCTTATTGACCCCAGCATGTGCTTCGGCGTAGCGGTCTTGGAGAGCGGTGACTGTTGCAATCGCCTTTTGAGTCCGCTGGGTGCGAGTGGGGTCAGGGAGGTTCAATGATGGGATCTCTGCATACGTCTGGGCGGTGTCCCGTGCTGTGCGGAGGCGAGAAGCCAGCCCCCCTGCCTCCCGAATCTGCTCTCGGAGTTCCCCCATCGAGGAGGGGTCAGGGAAGGTAGGCTCTTGGAACCCCCGGAGGGCATCAGATACCCCCTGGGCCTCGACCAACCGATCTCGGTATCCAGAGACACGTTCCACCCCCACCGACAGTTTCTCCACCCTGGTTCCGTCAGGAACCCCATCAGGGTCGAAACCATCAAGGGCTTCTACGCGACCCCGCACCGTGGAAAGCCGAGCGAGAAAAGACTCCACCACCCTCGCTTCTTCCTGTGTTTGAGCGAGGGCATCCTGATCCCCTTGAAGTGCGCGGGCTTGGCCCACAACACCGTCGAGGCCGTCGTACTTGGCGACCTCAACCTTGCGGGCATCTACGTCTTTACGACGGACCTTCAACTCCGAGGTCACGGTGCGCCGGTCTTTCTCCGAGGCTTTGAGAGCAGAGGTCAGCTTGCCCACTCGTTCCACATCCGAGAGGGCTTCTGCCACAGCGGACCCTGGACGGTTGACGAGGAACAACGTCCCATCGAACTGTTGGGCAATCTGGGGCCAGAGACGATCCGAAGCCGCGCTGATCTCCCGCACCCCCAATGCCTCGACCTCGGGTGGAACCCCTCGTCCGACATTGGAGATCCCCACCCCATTGATGGAGTAGCGATTGACTTTCTTGCCCTTCCCGTTGGGCTTCTCCGATCCTTTCTGCCAGATGATCTCGGTGCCATCATCGAAAGTCAGTGTGACCGTCAGGTGAGCGGTGCCATGACGCACCAGCGGACCACCAGGGGCGTTGGTAAACACGCCTCGGATGGCCCGCATGAAAGCCGTCTTGCCACTGTTGTTAGGACCAGTCACGACGGTCATGCCGTCGATAATGACCTCGGCATCTTCAATGGACTGAAAGTTCTGGACTCGGACCCGGACAGCCATCGCCACCTCCCTCTCCCCCTACCGGAAAGGGAGAGAACTCCACCCCCCTACACGTCAATGCCTGCGGCTTTCATCGCCACACCCACCTCATCCTCATCTGTTTCATCCACGAAGTTGGAGGCTGCTCCAGATCCAAGGAGAGGGAGCACCCGCTCACGAAGGGCTTGGTAGTCAGCATCATTGTCCAAGAGGTGTTTCCGCATCTTCTCCGATCCCTGAAACTTCACGGGACCGCTGGGGGCACCCTCCCAGGTCAGCCATGACCCCCCTTTCTTGATGATGCCGTGTGCGCTGGCGATCTCCATCATGGTGCGGTGGTTGTCAATACCCTCCCCCCATCGGATGTAGAAGATTTCCTCACGGCCCTGCGACCGAGACAGCTTGCACTTCACAGCCTTGACCTTGATGATCCCGCCCACGACCCTCTCGTCGGTCTTGTGGGTCAGAACATTGTGCTCTCGGGCCTTTTCATTCTGCACCCGCCGAAGTTCCAACCGTGCCGATGCGTAGAACTTCCAGGCGTTGCCTCCCTGCGGCTTGCTCTTGGCCCCCGGACCAGTGTTCATGTTGGCCCGGACCTGACTGATCCCCACGACAGCAGAGCCGCTTCGGGCGATGGTCTTCTTGATGTTGGGGAGTTCCTGGCTCCACACAGACTGGAGTTCGGCTACCTTGCCTTGCTCCGCTACATCGAGAGCATCGCGTTCGGCAAGCCGACGGGGAACGCCCGCGCCCACCGAGTCGAAGATGATGAGGTCAACCCCAGCGGTGGCGTAAGCCATCGCGTACTTGATGCCATCCTCCAACGTCTCGGGCTGGAGCAGTTCAAACCGGGTGGGGTCAGTGACCGGAACGCCAAGAGCAGCGGCGTAGTCGGGAACAATGTCGTTTTCCCAGTCGATGTAAACGCACGACCCTCCTGCTTGGCAGACCTTGGATGCTGCTTCCAGACACAGGGTCGTCTTGCCCGAACTTTCATGGCCCCAAATCTGGGTGACTCGACCTCGGGGGAACCCAGGACACGGAGCAACCCCAAAGCTGTTCGGCTCCCCGCCGATGAGGTAGTCCACCACATCAGATCCCGTTGGGATGTGTGGGAGAGAACGCCGGATAGCAGCATCATCGAGAGGTACGCGGATGTTCGTGTACTCCTTGCCTTTCTTCCGCACGAGGTAATCCCGTACCTTGGACAAGGGATCACTCCCCAGGCTCGTGAGGTCAACCCCACCTCCACTTGATTTCGGCTTCTTTGCTCTCGGCATCTTATTCACCCTCCTCCCGTAGTCGGGACCATCTGAAAAATCTGTCTTGTTCCCGGTGGATCACGCCTTTCTTGACCGTCCGACCAGCCTTCCGCCCACGCTTGAATGTGTGGACCTTGGTGAAGTACCGACTCTCGGTAGGGGTCAGACCCCCCTCCCCCAGCCTCCCATCAAAGAAGTCCCAGAAGCGACCGGCCAGCACCCCCACAAGGTACGCATCGGCTTCGTTGTGATTCCAGTTGCGTCCCCCACCTACGTCCTGCTTCGCGGCTTCGCACATGTCCACTTTGTCCATCTTCCACCCCTTCGGGCGGTCGAGGGTGTCGCGAGCATGTGCTTTCGCTTGGAGGGGCGACCAGAACACCACGTCCATACACTCGGCCCTCAAAGCCTCGCAAGAATAGAGGAACAGGCCGTACATGCCCTCGGACCACATTTGGTCGAAGATGGGGAACTCAATCCCCACCCTGTCTGGACGGTGCTCGCGGATCACGGCCCGCAAGGACTCCCGCTGGGCCATGTAGCGGGTGACGAACTCCTCCTTCGCAGATGTACGAAAACGCCCCCGAGCGGGACACCGAGAGGCATCACCGACGGGGGCGTTTGTATCGTGAAGTGCCCAGCCGTAGTTCGTCAGCGACGGATCAAGGCCAAGCACCAACACGAGTCAAATCACGTCATCGAGCAGGTCGTCCACGTTCTTCGCGGAGTGGTTACCAGTCGGGCTGGCAACCTCGTCGCCCAGCTTTTCGCGCATCTCATCCAGGGTGAGTTCCCGAGCGAGATCACGACGGATGCCCTCGGCCACACGCTCGGCTTTCTGGAGGATCTGTGCCCCCACCTCCCGAAGTGCCTCGGACTTGGCCCCAAGCAGCTTGCGAAGCAGGTTGTCACCCTCGGGGGTGAAACTCATCTTCTGGAACTGCCCATCAGAGCAAGCCATCGAGAGGTCGTGCTTCCCGAGAGGGAACCGCTTGTGGCTACGACCAATCTCGCGGTACTTGCCGGGATCAAAGACCCACGGCTGCACCGACCAGCCCTTGCCAGCCTTGAACGACTCCACGTCGAGTTCGCCGTCCTTGTTGGTCGGCCAAACGACGACCACCGTGGCAATCGCCTGCTTGGGGGTCGCACCAAGGTAGTTGAGCACCGCACTGCGGTTGCTATCAGTGATCAGGACGTAGCCCAACCCCTGCTTGTAGATCCGCTCACAGCCAGTGAAGCGAGGGGCGGAATCATCCGTAGGATGCCCGTCGCCATCGAGTCCGGTGAGCCAGGGGAAGGAAACGCGATAGGTGCGCCCCGTCTCTCCCTTGAATCGCTTGCTGGTCTGGCCGATGTTCTCATCGCCAGACCCAACGGTGAAGTCCATAAATCCGTCTGTCATGTCAGTCTCCAGTGTGTGAAGGCGCGTTCATTTCAATGCCGTTTCGGCGGTGTTTGGTGTTGTGCGCCAAGAGGTCTTACCCGACGGGGATAGGAAACACCCCCCCTCCCCACTAAATGTCGAGGTCATCGAGCAAAGATTCGATTGAACGGGGCTTCAAGGCCACCTCATCTTCCCCGCCGATGGCCGACAGGAACTCGTCGGACTCCTCGTCCGAGCCTGTAGGACCAAGGGACTCTACCGTAAAGGGGTCTTCCTCCGTCTCGGGATCAGCAAGGAGATCACCCACGCTCTCGGCAGGGGTGTCCCCCGTGGAACTCTCCGGCTCGGGCTCGGGCTCGGGCTCGGGGTCAATGAGCGGTGCGACAGCGGCAAGGTCCGGTTCTTCCACCCCTGTCCCGGTGAACATCTCATGGAGATCACGCAAGGTCTTGCGGTCCACGTCGGGCGAGGCTTCAAGGTCAGGAGCCTGCGACCCAGGGGCAGGCTTGCTCCCCCAGAATCCTCCGAGGCCGATCTCCTCGTTGCACAGCTTCATCTGGTCCCTGATGCGACCTTGAACGTCTTTGAGATCACTACGCTTGGCCTTGATGACAATGAGCATCGCCTCCAAATCCGCTTGGGACTGGGCAACTTTGGCGAGGGCTTGGGCTTTCTCCCGCAACTTCATCGTCGCCAGGGCTTCCCGGTCTGCCACATTCCGACCAGCCCTGACCTCGGGATCATTGGCAAAGAGGTCTTTCTTCTCCAAGTCCAGTTCCACGTCCAAGGTGCGGTGTGCAGCCCGGTATTTCTGGAGCCAATGGCTGACCCGTAGGAACAGACCCTCACACTCGGTGAGCATCCGCCGCGTCTGGGCTACCTTTCCTTGAAGACGCTTGGGTCCAAACTGGAGCGGGTCGTCGTCCAGTTCGACCTCCATGCGCGTCAACGTAGCGAAAACGGCATCAATGGCTTCGGCATTGACCTGGGGCAACTCGGGTGCAGTCTCCGACATACGGGCTCCTATTCCTCGGGATCGGTTTCGGGGGGCAAGATGCGCTCCAGATGGGCCACAGTGTTGCGTTTGAGGTCACGCACCCTCGCCTCAAACTGCTCGGGAGTGATCGCCCCCTCACTCAAAGCGGCCCGCCACGCTCCGATACTGGCTTCCAGTGAAAGGAGGAGGTACGAAACCCGCGCTTCCTCGATGGTCATGCCCGAGGCTGCCTCCTCGGCGGTCCCCAGGACAAGATCAAGGTCGGTTGCTCCAGCCGCATCGGTCTGAACGGAGTCCCAGGCTGCGGACATGCCACAGAAGAACTCGCCGCGAGAGGTCTTGACCGCCCGAGTAGCCACGACCTTGGTGACTCGGAGCCGACTCCGTGTCTCCTTGACGGCCACTCGGATTCTGTCGAGTGTCTTTCGGTCCATAGGAACCTCCCCCCGCTCATACCCACCCAGGAACAGAGGGAACCCCCCTCACTCCTCGGAAGCACCACAGAGAGCCCCGATACGATCAGCCAGGAGAGTATTACGCCGGTCAGCCCTATCATTGGCGACTGCCTTACTCACGGCAGCGGCAGACCCAACGATGAACACCCGCTTCTTCGCTCGGGTGATTGCGGTGTAGAGCAGGTTCCGTTGAAGCTGCCTTCCGAATGACGGGAACATAGGAACGACGATCACGTCGTACTCCTGCCCCTGCGACTTGTGGATGGTCTGACAGTATGCCAACCGAATCGGAGGTGTGTGCTTCGCCACGTTGTAGCGCACCATCCTGTCCATCTCCCCACCAAACACCTTGATCTCCAACTCTTTGGCTCGGTGGTCGATGCGGCTAATCTTCCCTATGTCCCCGTTGAACACCCCATGCTCATAGTCGTTCCTGACGACCATGATGCGGTCCCCTTCCCGAATCACATCCCCCATGATCCTGCGCTCGGCAAGTCCAGGGGTAGGGGGGTTGAGCGCCATCCGCAGCAACTCATTCAGAGCCGTGACCCCAGCACCACCCTTATGCCTGGGGGAGAGCACTTGGAAGTTTGCCCGCTTGGCGTAGAGGCGTTGGGCGATACCGCGAATGGTGAACGCTGCCTCATCCTCGGTATCAGCGGGGATTAGCAAGAAATCTCTGTCTTCCATGTCTGGGGTTTTCCCTGCATGAACAGCGTGGGCTGCGGTGATGATGCTGGAAGTGTCTTCCTGACGGAAAATCTGGGTGAGGTGGGTGTGGGGGAAGCGTCCCGAAGACACGAGATCACGCAAAACATCTCCGGCTCCCACCGACGGCAACTGGTAGGGGTCACCCACAAAGACGAGACGACACGTTTCCAGCGTCCCGCCCAACACCCGGTAGAGCATGTGGAGGTCGAGCATCGAGGACTCATCCACGATCACCACCTGCGCGGGATGGGGGTTCTCCGGGCCATAGCCCCAATCCTCCCCCTTCGTATTCGTGCTGCCCTTGGCAGCGGTGTCTCCCACCACCCCCACATAGGTAGCTTCACGTTCCCGAGTCTCAAACCCCTTGGCCGAGAAAGCCCGATGAACCGTCGCAGCCTTGGTTCCGGTGACGGTGGACAAACGCTTGGCAGCGATCCCCGTAGGAGCCACCAAGAGAAAGGGGACCGCCATCTCCCGCAAGATTGCCACCGCCGCTTGTAGGGTGGTGGTCTTCCCGGTCCCCGGAAGCCCGGTGAGCACCGAGATCGGTTCCGTCAACACGCGGAGAGCGGCATCCATCTGGGTAGGGGTGAGGGTGACCTTGTGGCCGATGGCCCACTTCTCCAGTTCCGTCTTCGCTTCATCTGGGTCAAGGCCCATCACCGCTTCGGTCTGTCGAACGTGGAGCAAGTCGGCACACCCCTTTTCCATGGAGGCCGACCAGGGCTCGTAGAGAGCCACCAACCCACCGCGAAACCCACGCTCCACAACCAACTGCTTGTGGGTGACAAGGGTTCCAATCGCGGAGGCTACCTTTTCAGGGGACACATCAGGGCCAGGGATCAAGCGTGAAACCGCTCTCACGACCTGCCCCGTGGAAGCATAGACATGCCCGTCGGAAGCCACCTCTTGAACCGCCGTCAGGACCGCGCCATTGATTCGTCCGGGGTTGTCGAGGGAAACCCCCAGCTTCATCGCTACCTCATCCGCTTCCTTGAAGGAAATCCCCCCTACACGGACCAGAATCCAGGGGTCTTCGGTGATCTTCTCCTCCAGTTCATCCCCGAGGGCTCCCCACACCTTGCCGATTACCCGTGCGGGAACCCCAGCCTCCGAGAGAAACTTGGCTGCATCCAACTGTGTACGCAAAGCCCGCCACCGTTGGATGACGTACAGGCGAGTGATCTCGTCGGACCCCGCAAGGCCATCGAGGGATCCTCCGTCCAACAGGTCTGCGAGTTCCGTTCCTTTTTCTGCGGCGAGATCAAGCAGGTTGCGCCGGAGACGAGGGCCAACATCGTTAGCCGCAAGCGCCGACAGAACCCGGTCCTCGGTCCAGTTGACGGAGATTGGGCTCCGCGTCACCTTCAACTGCTTGCCATACTGGGGGTGTCTCACCCACTTCCCTGCGAAGGACACCCATGACCCCACGTCCACAGCCTGGGCGGGGAAGTGTCCTGCAACCGTTACCGGGAGGGGGTTGTCATCATCGAGGAGGATTTTGGCGATGCGGAAATCTTCACGCTGGAACATGACCGAGGAAACCCGACCACTATATGTCTGTTCACTCATGGTTTCACCACCTTCTGAAGTTCGGTGAGCAGATCCGCAAGGTCGCCTGCCTCACAGATAAGGTCGTCTGGAGAAGCATCGGGGGCCGGACTCTCAAGGGCTTGCACGTCCATGATGACGAGCCGACCCCGATGCCCCGGCATCTTGGAGAACCCAAGCGCCGTGCCACCCACGGACCACCCCGAACTCTCCTGGGACAGTTCTCCGGTGAGCCTCTGGTGGAACAACCACCCTGGGTTCTCACGGTGCCCGTGCGGGCAAAAGCCACCCCACAGACACGAGCCCCCTCCCGGCTGCGTCTTGTCCACAGATTCAGGGTAGTGGTGAAGACTTACCTCCACGGCACTGCCGACGTACTCAGAAAGGATCTCATCGAGATCCGCATCGGGATCCCCAAGCCGTGACACGACCAGGGAGTCCCCGGAGGACGTTGCCGGGACGAAAATCCCTTCCAAGATCAGGATGGGGGAAGACATAACCCCCCTTACCCGCTCGGAGGGGGCGCGAACCCCCTACTCCGTCTTGTGGGTGAGCGTCTTCATCGTGCGAATCATCTGGACAAAGGAGAGGGCGGCCACTTTCGCCCGATCCGTGAAGTAATCTCGCTTGAGGTCACGCATCACTGCGACCCCACCGGACTCAAAGAGGAAGACAACCCGGCCCCGCTCCCGCTCCGTACCTACAAGGGTGACCCCAGCCACCCGGAGATAGCTGGCGAAATACAGGTCGCTGGTCCGATACAGATTGTCTTCCACTTCATCCCCACGCACAACAGCCTCGGAGTAGAGGGGACTCTACCCGAGGCTGTTGAAGGAGGGGTCCACTACCCCACATCACCCATCAACTGACGACGCTTCCGTCCACGTTGTAAGCGGCTACGGCTGCGCCAGTCACGGCGACGTAGGTGTAGGTGGCAGCGGCGTAGTGAGCGATGTCGCCCACGGTGGCCGAGATGGTGAAGGAACCGCTCTGGTACATCTGTCGCCAACCGTCATCGTCAAAAGAGCCGTTGTCCGCAGCGATGGGGGCTGCGGTGTTGTAGGTTGAGCCAGCAGGAAGGGTGTAAGAACCACCCGTCGCAACCTTCATAAGATTGGCCTGCGTTCCGATGGAAGCCTGACCCGCCACACTTCCCAACACATTCGTCGGGAATGGCATCGTGTTTGCGCCCATGCCGAGCGTGGTCACGAGGATGTTGTTGAGGGCAGTTTCGGTAACCGCCGCGCCAGCATCCAGCAGAGCGATGATCGCAAGAGCAGCCGCGTCTGCGTTGGCCTCGGAAATCTGGTTTCCAGAAGCCTCGTCGTTGGTCACGGCACCGATGTAAGGACCGAGGCCCGACAGGGCAGCGGTAGTCACGTTGGCAGCGGTATTGCCCACGATGGTGTCGTTCTCCCGGTAAGCCGGGATATACCCGCTCTGGGGGTATGCCTGATAGGAAAAGGCACGACGGGAGGTGTTGGGGAGTAGATCCGTGATCTGATGGGCACCTGCGCCCAGGTCAGTGCGGATACGGTAGACGTATGCTTCGTTAGCCATGTTCGTTTCTCCGAGAGTGATGAGCGGGGTGGACCCTGCACATAAGATGTGGGTATTGAATGATTATCGAGGTGGTCCACCCGGCATGAACGCCGTGATGCGGAAAGGGACTGCTCCACCGATCCCATGCAGATAAAGCAGGGACAGAGAGGTGGGATCGAAAGTCAGAGAAGACTGTCCCGCCACTGACGGCGGGATCAGCATTTCGGGGTCACCTGCCGAGGTGCTGATCCCCATAGGGTCAGCACCGCTATCGTTGTGGATCGTCAGAGAGGTGACCTCACGGGGAAAAGCAATCGCCACTGCCCCGAGTGGGGGGAGCCCGGTGGCCGTGGCAGCCACGGCGGGAGCCGCACCCGACAGAGTAAGGAACCCTTCGGTCTGTGTGGGGGGAACAACCAGCACCGGACCTGCCGGTAAGACTGTCCCTGCCGCGTCTATCTCTCGGATACGCCAAAAGGACATAGCCGCATCACCAGGGATGGTGGCGTTGGAGTAGTCATTGAGATCAATGGACACTCGGGTCAGCCCACGGAGGGAAGACTCATCTCGTCCTCGACCCGTCCGCTGGATAGTCGGAGACTCCAGGGTGCGGCCCCTGCCAACCGTGAACGCGGTGGTCCCTCCAGCGAAGGCTGCCGTTAGCGTCATGGCAGCACGGAACTGGTATGCCGCGACCAAGGGATCAGACCGAAGGCTGAAATCAATCAGCCCGCGAGATCGTCCAATCAGATTCGGAATGACCATGCTTGTTCTCCTACCGGGGCGCTGCCGATAGGCGACCTATTGAGGGTCCACTTCCACTACCTCTACGTCGATGATGTTCTTCCCTCGCTCTTTCTGGAGACGCAATCGCCGTGCCGCCCGGACGAAAACGACCCCGAGCACAGCGAGCGTCGTAACGGTCAGCACGAAGGTAAACGTGAACGCCCTCTGAAAGTTGCCTGCGAACTGCGCGGAGAGCGGCTGCTCCTCATCGGGAGGAGGCAGGCGTTTCACTTCTTTTCCTTCCGCGCCCGCGCCTCGTAGCCAGAGGTGTCCTTGCCCTTGGACCTCGCCAGTTTGGTTGCCTCGCTCCATGACCCCACCCTCTCGCCCTCAACATTCGGGGCCAGCTTGCCCCCCGCGTCTTGGCCTCGTTCAGCTTGGGCCGCATCCAGACGACGATTCTTCGCTCTCATCTGACCCCGGACCCGGTTGTTCTTCCCAGCCCATCCATCACCCCGCAGGATAAATCCTGATCCTCCCGAAACCAACTTCGTAGCGGGGGTGTGCCCACACGCCGGACAATCTTGGGGTTCTCGGTAGCGTGCTATCGGGAGCAGCTTTTCAAAGTGCTCCTCACAGGCATCGCAGCGGTATTCGTAGGTGGGCATACACAGGGCTCCTGGCTCCCCCACCCTACCCACGGGAAGGTCAGAGGGCGAGGCTGTACTCTTTGCCGTCCTTATCAAGCACACCCTTGGCCACAAGCCGCTGAAGGAACTTCGTGTGTTGCTGGGGGTTGCCCCCAAAGCCGTAGGCCAGCGTTGAAGCCGAGACAGTATCCCCCGTCGCCTTCAAATACTTGATGAGCGATTTCTCGGTCAACACGTCCTTCGCCCCCACATCCGATGCCTGCCGGAGCAACACCTTGCGGTGTTCTGACCCCACGGGGAACGTGGAAGCCATACGAATGAGCAAAGCCCGACGGCGACGATGGACCTCCGACCAGTAGACACTCGCTATGTCACGGTCTTTCAGGATCTCACGGTCTTGTCTCGGGAGCCCCTTGGCCAACTCTGCGTCGGAAAGACCCGCCAACGCAGCCCTCATCTTCTTCAGGAGTTTCTGGAAGTTTGCGGCGATCTTCTGGGTGGTGGGGATTCGGATGGGGTTGTCGTCTTCATCCGTCTGCCCCTCAAAATACTTCTCCATGAAGGGACGGAACTTCGTGCCCTCCAGGGTCACATCACCCTCCCCCTTTCCTCTCGCGGATACCCCAAGAAAGTTCTTGTTGGCCTGGACGGAAGCCAACAGAGCCTCCCAAATCCGAGCCTGTGCAGGGGCATCAGCCAACACCCGCTTCATCACGGGATCGATGGCTTTCAGATACAACTCCTTGGTGAGCATGTCAGCAGGGTCCGGGGGTGTGTATCCCCTCGGGACAATCTGCTGGCCTTCCTCGGTTTCGGGGAATGGTCCCTCCCACTTCCCGGCATCCACCGAGCGGACCCAATCCTTCGTCTTGTTGCGGGCAATCCCCATCAACCTCTTGATAATGAAAGCGAGGTTGAACTTCTTGGACTTCAGTTCCTTCCCGACAGACCGGAAGATGTTGTCTCCAGTCGCGTAGGGCTCCTCGCCGCTCACGCGCTCGACATAATCACCAAAGCCACCTTTCTCATTCTTCACGCGAGAGTCGAAGCGCATCCCAGGCCAGTGTTGACCCCCGTGTGAGAGTACCTGGGCAACATCCTCACCAGAGATTCCTGACAGGGCAGGTTGCCACTTGGCCACCTCGTCCACGGCACGGCCCAAGGCCGAGTTTCCGCCCCTCACCAAAGCCGTCCACAGCCCCATGTTGGCCGTGGGGTCAACGAACGTAAGGGCCTCTCCGGGGCGCTGTGCGGTGCCCTCGTCCCAGCCATTAGCGGCAAGTGCCTTCACATACGGCTCGTAGTCGCCCTGCTTCAGATCACTCTTGACCCGATCACCCGACTTGCCGGTGAGCCCCCCAAGGAACTCGTAGCGAGCCAGAAAATCCTCACGGGCTCCCGCCTCTTTGATCAAAGCAAGGATCACTCGGCGGTCACGGCTCCCTGACGGCAGGGATACCGCCAAACGAACCAAAGCGGCAGCGTAGCGATTCATGGGGATCTCTCCAAAGGGACTTCTCTTCTACCCCCACTACCCAGATAGACGACCTACCGACACCACCCTGATCAGGGGTGATCCCCCCGCCAAAAAATAAGCATGGGGCACGGGGCCGCATCTGGCCCACTTCGATCCACTTGATGGCCAAGGTGGGGTTGACCCATAGGGTCACGGCGGATAGGATGTTGAGAAGTCGCAGACCTTGACCCGCTCGGTAAGAGCACCGTCCCCGTCCTCGACCAAAAACCACTCACCCATCCTGTCCAGCTTGCTGGCATCGGAACTCCAAGGAATCCCATGACCCGACGACTCTCATACCTGCTCTCCCTGCTCGATCTCATCCACGGTGCTTCCCCCCAGACTCCCAGCGAAGTTGAATCGCTGGTCGCAGCCGGGATCACCGACCTCGCCAAAGCCACGGCCCGCAAACGGAGTATCGTTCGACGCGACTCCGTGAACCAGAACGGCTACCGGGGCACCGGCTCACAAGCCCTCCTCTGCGCTGACCTCTGGTCTGCTCTCCAGGGTGACGCGGCTGGGCTGCTCTCCCNCCTCCGGTCAGACGACCACGAGACGGTGACGACCCACCTCTCCTCCCTGGTCGATGAAGCCGCACCGCTGACCTCATCAGAATGGCTGGAAGCCCAACTGCGCGACCGCGCCCTGGACCGCCGACTCGCCGCGCTGCTCTCCCGCGACTACCCCTCCGAAGACTACGCCGAATGTCTCTCGTTGACGGGGCTCTGGATCGCCAAATGGGCCGCAGGTGGCACCTTCGACAAGGCACTGGCCGAGAAAGGCACCGTATCGCTCTCCACGCTCTACAAGTTTCTGAAGCGCAAGCACTTCTCCAGCGTCTTCGTCCGAGGCGCAGAACCCCTCGCTCGGATGCGTGGGGCACGGACCCAGCACGAGATCCGAGTTCGCGTCGAGACAGAATCCCCCGAGTACGTTTGCCAGCGGGCCAACCAGGGGACCGAGTGGGAAGTCGCCTACGAGGGAGACGAGGATGATCTCCATGAGGTGATCATCTCTCGGAGCCCGAGCCCGGAAGATATGCTCATCCTCACCGACGAAGACACAATCCAGACCACAGGCGGTCGTGCTCTCGTCCGTGCTGCCCACCGAGGAGCCGCCGAGCGTTATCAGCGGGTCTACGACGCTTTGATCGCTGGGGCTACCCGCGATGAGATCGCTGCCAGCGAAGGTGTCTCCACCCTCCGAGCAGCCCACCTTGCCGGACGAGTTCGCAAGTCTCTTCGTGACGGTCCAGTCACCGTTGGAAACGCCGAACGCATCCTGCGGCTCGTGGCCGATGAGCCATGGTCAACCCGCGAGGAAATCCAGTCAGACCTCCGGCTCGACGCTGCCGACACCCGCCGCGCAATCGCATACCTCTGTGAGCAGGGGCTTCTGGACGAGGCTCCCGGCGAGTCCTACGCCGTCGCTGCATCACTCCGGTAGGTCCACCAGCTTCGCTTTACGGGGATCGAACAAGACAAGGCCATCTGCCGCTTTGTCGGAGATCACCCCGTCGTATCCAAGGTCTTTTACCTCGGCTGTGACGACAGCGGCGTACATGGGATCGTCTGAATACTGCCAGGGCTTGAATCCCATCCCTTCCTTGATCGTCGCCATCTCGCTGCTCTGGGCATCGAGCAGTTTGAGGCTGGACGGAATCTTGTAGGCGTATACCTGACCCCCGGCTCGGTCAGCAAAGAACTGGGCGATCCCCTTGTCCCACGCGAGATAAAGGCCACGTCCCAGAGCACCAAAGCCAGCCCCGCCACCGGCACCGGGGTTCTTGGCCCCACGAAAGAAGATGCCCTTGTTGCGACTGTGGAGGCCACGGAAGAACTTGGCTTCGGAGGCCCACCGCTCGGCTACTTTCTGGGGGGATGCGCTCATACCATTCTCCGTTGTGCCCTCTACGGACATTCGGTAGGTGGTTGACCCCCTTCACGGAGCGACCACCGAGGCGCACAGGGTCAGATGAGCCCCATGGCCAGCATCCACGAGGGTGACCCATCGGGACCATAGCCGTCCATCTCGACGTTGCGTACCCCACTGACCGTTGGCCCGGAAGCCTCACTGTCCATCTTCTGCAAGGCTCTCGTGGAGGGGGGCTTTGGAAAACCACGGAGGTACTTGTGGAGACTGACCGTGCGGAGTTTGATCTTCCTACCCTCAATCTCCACCTCGGACATGGAGGGGTTGCGCTCCGAGAAGAACACCTCTGCACGCGATCCCTTCGCGTACACGGTCCCGTCCTTCAACTTCAAATCTGCCGAGAGGGTGGTCTTCTTGGAGGCGGTCTTGTGGACGGCGACATGGTGAAGCCCAGCAAGGATAGCCTTCCGCTCATCTGACCCCGTGGGGAGGGTAGAAGCAAGGCGGATGAGGCGTTTACGGTCAGATCCAGTAAGGGTCTTGGACATGGGTTGTCTCCGGTACTTGACCTTATCGGAGAGATAAAGAAGCTACCGGCGTTGCCGCCGAGAAGCCATCAAGTAGCGAGCGGCAACCCGCGATGCTGATCGGATTGGAGGACGGTACTCCTCATCCGCGTCCCAGGGACCGTAGTGCCGGTTCCGTATCCCGTTGATCAGCGCGTCTTCGGCGGTGTACCGCTTCATCTTGCGCGGCTTGAACTCCGCGTAGAACTCACGCTTCGGCCAGCCGCGCTTGGTGTAGCTGGGGTCAGGTTGACGGCCAAGCGTCTCCCAGATCCCCTCAACCGTCTGCCAGTCAAATACGCGACCGTCCTTCCGCTCGACCCAGGCGTGAGGACCGACCAAGCCATGCACGTTCCCGTGAACAACAATGTCGTCAGGGGATGATCCTGGGCCTTTGCCATCCCACATGACAGCGTAGCGGAAGCACTGGCCTCCGACGATACACTGACCATCAGAACTGGCGGTCTTGGTCTTCTCTTTTGGATGCACGGAATGAACCGTAGGCTTCGCCCCATAAGTAGAAAGGTCTACGGGGTGTTGAAACACCCATCCGTCTACCCCCCAACAACTCTCCACAATCTTGCGCTTGGGATCAATCACCACTCCGTGGTGCCATGGCCATTGAACCCAGTCGCCTTTCTTCGCCTTGCTCCAAGGAATGGGGGTGTTCAAGTCAACCGTGATGTCGCCTTGGGGGTAAAGTCGGCTGCCATGGATCTGTTCCGTCCGCAGCGTGGCGTGGCTCCCACAGTCATAGTAGGAGTAGGTGGTAGGAAGCCGTTGGACCTTTACCGCCTTCAGCCCGTGCCTCTTCCACTTGGCAACGAACTCTTTGAGGGTCATCTTCTCACAATCGGGCACCCCAGCTTTCAGTGGGCACAGCCGAGGCTTTCCGTCCTCCCTTTCATGCTTGTCATGCCAGAGGGAATGGTAGTCTTCCTCCAACTCCTTTATCAGAGGGGAGGAGGCGTAGCGAGCCGCTACCCGAGCCGCCTGATGCTGCGGAGACACAGCGATAGCAACTCGTTTGGGGTCCGGGTGATTCACGATGAGGGCTCCTGACCCCTCGGAACCTATAGGGCTCCTACCGCTACTCGGAGATTGAAGGGGTCGTCTGGCATGGACCCACGTTGTCGTCAGGATCAAGGGGGACAGGATCGTCACCACTCGACACCAGTTGACCTCCCTCGATGACCGCCGACACAACGACCGAAAAGGTGGGGTCAAAGACCACAAGGCTGGGCTTCCCTGCCCACATCAGAATGTTCCTGGCATCCAACGCCGGGGCACCAAACCCCTTCATCAAACGCGCTGCCGACCCCATCGCCTCATGGACGGTCAGGTAAGCCGCACTCAGCACGGTCGGTTTCAGATCCCGGTCCACAATCCATAATCGGTACACAGCGCCCCTCCCCGGAGAAGGGGGGTTGCGAAGACCCCCCGATCCGAGTAGACCCTACCCGGTAAGTCCCCCTCTTCGGAGGGGGTGTCAGAAACTCACGGGACATTTAGGCCGGTCGCCAGATCGGTGCTTGACTGAATCTTTGGGTTGTTTGATCGGGGAAACCCGAGGGGTAAGGAACACCCCCGCTTGCTCGCTCTTTCCCATTCGGAACTTCAAGGGTTGACCCACCCCCCTGTAAAGGGGACGGGTTCTCGGGATCAGTCTTCGCTCGGCCCTTTTGACACCACCCCTCTCACCTCGGGAAAGGAGAGAGGGAGTCAAAAGGCGTGCTGCTCGGAAATCGGATCCTTCACCTTCGGCATCCTCTACCCCCTCACTGGCGCAGGAGGGGGACGACAGACTCAATAGACTCTGTTTAGGAGAGGGAAACCGTTAGGTTGACCGATTCAAAATAAATCAGACACTCAATAATGATCCTCCGATCCTTCATCAAAAGACTCCTTCCCGTAGTAGTAGCAACACCACCCATACACCTACACCTATCCATCCCACTCCGCTTTTCCGATCACGGACTCGCTGTCCGGGTCCAACTGCGCCTTCGTTCCGTAGATCGTCTATCGTCCCCTCCTGTAAAGGAGGTTCACCATGGGCAGGGCTGACTACCGTAAGGGCAGGGCTCCGATCCGTTCTGCCACAGAACTGGCAGAACTCCTCCCTGGAACCATCTACCTGTTAGCCACAGGTCTTGCTGGCCCGTTGTTTCCCAATAACGGGCGACCTGCTCCTTCCTTGGCGGTGAAGGTCATCCCTTTGGCGGAACTGCCCCCAGCCCTACAGTCGTTGGAGTCGGCACTCCCGATATGGGTCCACTGGACCCAGTGGGAGAACGTCGTTGTTCCCATCATGTCTGACGCGAGGACTCTCCAGTGGGCAAAGCAGTTCTCTCCCCGCACTGTCACCGATGGGGTGGTTGTGAGTTCACCTGACGGCGGATGGGGTCAGCCGTTGCCTCTCCCCAATGATGTGGTCGGTCCTGACGGAGAGGTTGTCTACTCCGAGGGAGACGATGCAGGAATGGCCCGCGTCTCCCGCCAACTGCCATCCCCCTTGTACGCATCAAAAGAGTACATCGAGGCGATGGCTGGCATCATTCAGGTCGTAGCTGAAAACGCGGGCTATTGAGGGGGGTTGGCCCGCACCGCATCTGGGTAGTAGTGCTCACGAGGATGGCAAATGGCACAGCGCAAAGGACCAGTAGTAGGCAAGGTGGAATGGATCGCTTGTCGAGCGGTTGCAGCGTGTGAAGGCCGACAATCAGAACTCATCCAAGTCTTCAAGCCCCCCAAGGGCATCAATCCGATGACCCTCCGCTATCGGTGCTTGACGTGTAAGCGCCTCTTCCAGATTGTGTTCTGATGAGCACTCCGATCTTGTTTCATGGACCCCTCGCCAGAGGGCTCGCCATCTCCCATGCACGGGAGACAGGACGGATGATCCTCGACCCCATCGGAGACGATGGGCTCAAAGTGGATGACTCCCGACGGGTTGTGGAACTGGCTGGGAACTCTGGGGTTGGGGACCGACCTCCCGTAGTAGTGCTTGGTCCCATCGACCGTGCCACCCCCGAGGCTTCCGACGCTCTCTTGAAGACCCTGGAGGATCTGGCAGACGGACCTCTGGGGGTCATTCTCTGGGCTGACTACCTGGGCGGGGTCACGGGCACCATCCAATCCCGCACCCTCCCTCGATGGTGCCCCCCAGACGCAAAGTGGGCTTCACCCTTCCTCGATGAGCACGCCGAGCGATTGTTCGATGCGTTCCAAGCAGGGGACGCAGCTACTTGTCTGGAAATCCTGCATGACCGCAAGAAAGAGTGGGGTGGCCTCTTGGTGGGGTTCAGTGAGGTCATGGCCAGACGAGGCACGGAAGATGCTGCGATGGTGCGTGCCTGGGTTGCAATCCGCCCTCTCCTCGACGGCAAGGGATCACACTTGGTGGCAGCCTCCGCGTTGATGGAGGCCATGCCGTGAAGCTGTCTTGGGCCAAGCCTCCCGCAGCCATGGTTGTGGGAGGGGACAATGCTTTTGTGCGACGGCGCTGGGTTCGCGAGGCGATACTCGGAGCGCATGTCGCCGGGTTTGAGGTGGTTCATGCCGCTGACGACGATGAAATCTGTGCTGCGCTCTCCATGGGGGCAACCTTTGGACTCCCCACCTTTGTCGTAGCCGAGGCCAAGAACGCGAACCCCGAGACGGTCAAAGTCCAAGTCGAGGGGAAGCCTTCCCAGACATGCTTGCTCCTCACCGCAAGGGGGGCCGTGGATGAGAAGAAACTTCCCGCCACAGCCCCCATCCACGGGGCTTACCAGACCATCTTCAAATGGCCCACCCAACGTAAGGACCAACGTAAGTTGGCAGGTCGTTTTATGGTGGCCGAATCGGCACGTCTGATGGGCCAGAAGAACGCTATCGATCCACGTCTCGGGGAACGCTGGGTCGAAGCGGTGGGCACCGATCTCGGGACGTTGGCGTTTGAAGTGGCCAAGGCATCTGCACTGGCAAGGTCAGAGGGAACACCCACCATCACAGTGGAGCATGTACGCGCTACCGTTCGGGGATCCCCCGATGCCGACATGCAACCCTTACGGGAAGCATTGGCCAACGCAGACGAGGTAAGGGTTGCGAAAGCCCTCGCCAAGATCCGAGCAAAGAGTGTCACTGACCCCACGATGCTCCTATTGCGGGCTCGGGGTGGCCCCGCTGATCTGGCTTATCAATGGCTCCGCGTGTCCCTGCTCCTGGCCCGAGGTTGGGATGGGCAAAGGATCGCCTCCGGCATTGGTGTGCCCGAATGGGCCGTTCGTCGTGACCACATCCCCGCTGCGAGAAAATGGGGGGTAAAATCCCTCCAGCAACTCGTAAGAAATCTTGCCTTCACCGACCGAGGGCTACTCAAAGGCATCCCTGCCCCATGGGTGGCTTGTGTAGCCTCTCTCCTTCAAGGTTGCCGTTCGGTAACGGGTCGATAGCCCTTACCCTTATGCACTGAATCCCTATCATCTCCACGCTCTGCCGAGAGGAACCACATGGACCAACCACGCCCCCCCGCCGCACACAATACAGATGGCCTACAGACGCTTCCGGGGACGGTTTTCCATGCGGACCTCAAACCTACCTTCTCCTTCGCCAACCCCCTCTCCCAGTTCGTGATCACACGCTCCTACCTGCGATGGCGGGAAGAGGACTCTCGGCGTGAGGTCTACCCCGAAGCGGTGGACCGATATGTGGATTTCATCGACCGGAATCGGGACATTCCATCAGCGGTGTTGAAGTCAGTGCGTGAGGGGATGCTGGAGATGGGGACGCTGCCGTCGATGCGGGCATTGTGGTCGGCTGGTCCTGCGGCAGAGCGCGACAACACGATGATCTACAACTGCTCCTTCCTGCCGATGGACAACCTGCGGGCCTTCGCGGAGATGCTCTACATCTTGATGATGGGCACTGGCGTTGGCTACTCCGTCGAACGGAAGTTCGTCAGCAATCTACCGTTGGTTGCCCCCCGTAACGGGAAGACAGTCTCGTACCTGATCCCAGACTCAACGGAGGGTTGGGCCGACGCGGTGTTCCACGGACTCACCTCCATGTGGAAGGGCTATACGGTCGAGTTCGACTACTCCCTGATCCGACTTGAAGGTTCACGGTGCATGACGAAAGGGGGCAGGGCTTCCGGGCCAAAACCTCTACGTCTTCTCTTGGAGTTCTGCCAGGAGGTCATCGACGGGGCCTCGGGCCGACACCTGACCTCGTTGGAGGTCAGCGACATTTGCTGCATGATCGGAGAGATCGTCAAGGCAGGGGGTGTGCGTCGTGCTGCTCTCATCTGCTTCTCTGACCCTGACGACGAGGAGATGCGCCACGCGAAAGACTGGAGCCGAGGCAAGTTTCCCGAGCACCGATACATGGCGAACCTGTCTGCATTCTGGAGCGATAAGCCTGACCGTCAGACCTTCGATGCAGAGTGGGCCGCCCTACGGAACAGCGGCAGCGGTGAGCGTGGGTTTTACATGATCCCGAGCGCCAAGCGTCGAGAACGCCGTGGAGACATGCGCTCCAACCCGTGTGGGGAGATCCTACTCCGCTACGCGGTAGCGGAAGACCCCTGGACCGGCGAAGGGGGTGGAGGCCAGTTCTGCAATCTCTCGGCTGCTGTCATGCGAGCCGACGACACTGTTCATTCCTTCGCTGAAAAGGTCAAGGTGGCTACTTGGATCGGCGCGATTCAAGCGTCCTTCACCCACTTCCCGTACCTCCGTCCGGCTTGGAAGAAGCACTGTGATGAGGACCGGCTCCTGGGAGTGGACATTACCGGGCACTGTGACAACCCCACCCTGTCCAATGACCCCAAGGCCATGACCTACTTCAACCGCGTGGCCCTGGAAACTGCTGCCGCAGCCTCGGCTCACCTCAACATTCCGATGCCCGCTTCGGTGGCCTGTGGGAAGCCGAGTGGCAACAGTTCACAGGCTGTGGATTGTGCGAGCGGGTTCCACACACGGTGGTCACCGTTCTACATCCGTCGCGTGCGGGTCAGTGCCACCGATCCTCTCTTCCACCTCATTCGCGACTCGGGTGCTCCTGTCCACAAGGACGTGAAATACAAGGACGGACCTGATGATGAATGTCCTACATGGGTGGTCGAGTTCCCCGTGAAGGCCCCCAAGGGGTGCATGACCCGCGACGATGAGACTGCTTTGGAACAGCTTGGACGCTACCTTCACATCATGCAGACGTGGTGCTCTCGGCGCGGCCACAACCAGAGTGCCACCGTCTACGTTCGTGACCATGAGTGGGACGAGGTAGGGAACTGGCTCTACACGCACTTCGATGAAGTGACCGGCCTCTCGTTTCTCCCCTACGATGGGGGCAACTACGAACTCGCCCCCTACACGAAGATCACCGAGGAAGAATACCTACGGTTGAGTGAGGACTTTCCCACCGTCGATTACGGACTCCTCTCCCGCTACGAGACAGAGGACATGGGCCAGGGCGCACAGACCCTTGCTTGCATGGGGGGTTCCTGCGAGATTGACTTCGATGCCCACGCCAGCACCCCCTAAACAGCGGTGTCCGTGATGATTGCGCGAGCGGCCACAGGGGTCTGAAAGGCGACCCCTCCGGGTAAGGTGCAGCATGGAAAACAAAACCCCCGAAGCTGATGTGGAAGTCGTGCGTCTCATCTTGGAGATGAGGCACAACCTCAACGACGGTTCCCTCCAGACCTCACATCGCCCAGCCTCGGACACTGATGCAGAAGTGATGGGGGGGTGGCCCTCTGGGGGTCTGGCCCAAGCAGGTCATTCTCTGTTCGTGGAGATGCTTCGGCATGAAGCCTATCTCTTGGCTCTCGTCACGATTTCCGAGCGGGAGAATGGATCCGCAGAGCCCCTGGACCGGAAGGACTTGGCCGAACGAGTCCGACTACGACTACTTCGGATGACCGACACCTTCATAGATGCGGCGTGTGAGGAAGTTCTGGTTCGGGTGGGTGCGCTGGCTACCCCCGCTGTATCTGACTCGGCGTAGGTCCGTCGTTGGTGGGCATTGGCCTCTCCTTTAGCGGTTATCTCGGGTAGAAGCCGATGTTCCAGTTGGTGTTGTCTTCCATCTCGTAGCCCAGCTTCTTGGCGATGGCCCTCACCGCCTTGCGGTGAGGTTCAGCCATGCGTGACCCGTAGTAGAAATAGTCATACCCAGCCCCATCAAAGTGGAGCACCACATCGGCCCCCGCTTCGTCCTTGGCCCGGTCCCCGATCCAAACACCGGCATCCGCTACGGGGTCATACTTGCCCCCCTTCCCCCACTTGGGGTCATCCATCATCTGCTCGGATTCGATTTGGATGGAGTGGAGGTATGCCTCCAGGGCTTCTTTGAGGCGGCGGGTGTTTCGTGCCGCTTGGAACGCACGGGCCACTCGCCGGGTACTGGGTTGGTCAGACATACGAGAAGTCTCCTCTACGCCACACCAATCAATAGAGGACTTACCGCACCCCTCAAAAGCGAGCCTTCATGTCCTCATACTTGGCAGGGGCTACTCGTCGTAGGCGGCTCGGCTCCATCTCCAAAGCCTGAAACGTCTCGGCAAAGTCCTCCGAGGCGTTCGTGTCCGCGTATGCCGAAATGTATGGTTCATGGCCGTAGGGGTCCGAGGACCAAGCGGTCACCACCAGATTCAACTTGTCCTCCAGTGCGTGCCCGAGTTCATGGACAATGTGGGAGCGCCAGGGGGGAACGCTTTGGGACACAGAGTGGAAACCACTCTTTCCGAGCACTAAACGCATCACGCCACCGGCCCGCCAAGAGGCATCCTCGGTGCTCTTGTTGCGCCCGACCAGCATCACCTCCTTGACTTCCGACTGCCAGAGGCGGGCAGCCCGCTTGGGCAACTTGGAGACGGCTTTGGTGATCGCCAACAATGCCGGGGCCAAGTGGTGGTCGTTGTCCCAGTCAATGCGGGATGTGGTCGTGTGTTTCCCCGTTGCCTGCTCAAAGGCGCGTAGTGCTTCGTAGAATGTCGGACCTACCTTCCTTTTCCGTGCTCGGGGGGGTCGAACTTTCTTCAACACCGCGATCTCGTCGGAGTCCACATCGTATGAGGTCAAGTAGTCCCACAGTTCACCTACTGGGAACGGGTCAAGGTTCCCGAACCCGGAGGACTTGATCATCTGCCGCAGGACGCGGGCGGCAGGACTACTCTCCCCCCACCCTGTGGGGTCACCCTCGGCTGCCTTGATGAGTTTTTCCAGATAGGGCAGCGTCCAGTTGGCTTGGGACTTCGCCCACCGGGAAGCTACACGTTGGCTTGAAGGGGTCATCGCCGCCTCACAAAAGGAACTGGGTGGAGACGTTCTCACCAGCAACAACGTGGGGGAGTTGTACCCCGAGTCGATCCACACCGACCTCATAGGCTTGAGCATTCAACGTGCTCAACATTCGGCGTTCCACCTGAAGGATGCTGGGGGACAGGCGCACCTGTGCGCCACTGATCCCAACAGTTCCCACTGGTCCTCCCGTTGGCCCCAGCACTGTGTCCAAGCGATACGTCCCAGCGTTGATCCCACTTCCAATGGTGATGGTGGTGTCCACTGGGATGAGGCTCCAATCAGGGGCCGCGCTCAATGTCACCGTATCCACGCCAGGAGCGGTCAGAGTCCCTGTGAGAACAAGGGACGTGGAGAGGGTGTAGGTCACTGATGTTGGGTCGATGCCCCCCAGGAGAACCCTCTTTGACACCACCCGATAGCGACCCTTGTTAGCACCAGCGGATAAGGTGAGGATTGCCCCAGCCCGGACGTTCTGGAAGGACTTGGTGGGGTCCGAAAAGTGCATCCGGTTGGTGAGGGTGTCCCCGGATCCGGTGATGCGCTGGGCACCCAGACACCACTTCCGCAGGTCGGCGTAGTAATAGGAGTCGAGATCAAGGGAAAGGCCCCCACTGTCATCCGCGATCTTGTCGAAGGCATCGCGGAACAAGTAGGAGTACGAATAGATGACGTGCGCTGGCTTCAAGGCTGCCAGCACCAGTTCCGCGTTCTGCTGGAGAACGAAGGGGTCAGCAGGGAAGGTGTTGGGTGCTGCCCCCTCGATGAAAACGTCGATGACGAACTGGTCATCAATGGTGAAGGCCCCATCTTCATCACGAGGGGGGGACTCCAGATACCTCTCGGTGATGGTGGCCACCACATCGGGATCAAGGGCCTCTAACCCTCTTTCCAGGCTGGCTTTGGTGGCTCCGTCCAACAGAAACAACACCATCTTATGTAGGAACTGCCGATAGGCGGTGTCCCCGTCGATGGCCGGGATGCCCGAGCGGTCAGTCGCCCCTGGAAAAACGAGTGACCCCAGCACTTGCCACAAGAAGTCTGTGCGCGTGAAGTCCCAATCAGAGTCTTTGTAGACCTCGGTCCCCAAGATTTGGATCTCGGCCAACTGCTCGGCCATCGCCTGAAACTGCAACGAGTACCAGGGGCCATTGACCTGTGCGACATAGTTGCTCGGCAGCACAGACCGGAACGTCGCCAGGATCTTCTCTACAAGATCCCGTTTCTGGGTCTTGTACGCCAACCCCGTCACAGGGTTCGGAGCGGGGTTCTGCGTCAGAGAAAACGGAGTCTCACTGGTTTTCTTTGCATCGTCGTCATGGGCCATAAACGAATACCTCTACGGTGGGAGCCTTGATAGAGAGGCTACCCGCTACGGCCCAAGCGAGAATGCAGGAAGGCTACCCGAACTGCACTTGCTTGCCTTCGCATGGAGCGCGGAAACATATCAATCACCCCACTGATGGCGGGGCCGCGAACACGCTCCCACCCTTTGCGGAGGAGAGTGTTGCTGTACTTGGACTGCACCGAGTCCGAGATGGACAAGGTGACATGAGGGATTCTGGAAGCGTCCGAGATGAGTCCGGGGGGAACAGAAACCACTACTGCTTGCCCATCCTCATCCTCGGCGTAGCCAATCACCTTCATGCGTACCTTCGTTCCCAGGAGATCGAGGGCACCCTCCGCTATGTTTCCCCCAAGAGCGGGGCCAAGGCAGAGGGTCACATGGTCGTTCTTGATCTTGTTGTGGGCAAAAGGGAACGCATGTGACAGGGCTGCCTTGGAAGAAGCATCAAGAAAAACCCCTACATATCGGCACACGTCTCCGATTGGAGGGGGGTCTGACAGGAAACCACCCCCTGCTGGGCTGTCTTCTTCGCACTCGGGGTCTTTGGACTTGGCCCGGACCTGGGTGGCATGGATGTTTTCGGGGTCAATCCCCATCTTCTCCGCAACCTGCGCGAAGGCTCGGAGGTGTGAGGGTCTGTCGTCCCACATCCGCACGGTGTCGATGAGGGGATACCGCCCCAACGTATTCCCCAGCAGCTTCTTCTTGTACCCCAGGGTGCTGCTAACGGGGGTCAGATGGACCTCATCGAAGTTGAGCCCTCGCTGTTTGAGGAGTTCTGGCACCCGGAACCGAAGACCCGAGTTTGCATTCCTCCCTGTGATCATCATGGCAAACACGTCTGGGTCGGAGATCGACTGCTTGGCACTGCTGACAGTTTGGTTGACCCACCAATCAGCCCCCGGCTTCTGTGGGACACACGGGGGGATCAGGGAGCGCACGTCGTTCCACCACTGACCATCCCACACCGCAGGCTCATGGGGACTTCGGAACAGTGTTCCGTCGAAGTCATACAGGTGAAGTTCGGACATAGGCGGTGCTCTCTCATTCTCGTGTGCCCATAGCATGAGTACCGGGGGTACAGATGAAGCGCACCCCCTCGGTATAGTGGGGCAGGAGATACCTATGAGATCGAAAGGCGAAGAGGCGTTCATCAACCAGATGACTCGGAAGGTGATGATCAAGTGGGCCGACCACTGCTTGAAAAACCCTCTGGGTTCCATCCCGGTTTCGGGGCCTTGCCCCTACCACCACCATGCACTGACAAAGGGCTGGATCACCAAGAAAGAGCCCCGTCGGCTCACGTCGAAGGGATGGGGTGTCGCCGCCGCCTTCCTCAAACGGTAGCTACCAATCGCTGGAGTTCTGGAGCATCATCCGTCGGAGGTTGTTGATCCCTCGGTCAGCCCGACGGGCCTTCCCAACGGTGGCCCACCGCTTCTTGAACTCCGAAAGAGAGTACACAGGGGCCTTGTACTTGGAACCGAACTGACGACCTGTAAGGTCAATGACCCAATCCCCCCAGACGACGACCACATGGGAGAGGGGTTTCTCGCCTTTCTTGTGGGCTTTGTCCCCCGAAAGCATGACCCAGAGGTCATTGGCATCCTTCCCGAGAGGAGGGATGAACCCCTGACCGGCCCATATCTGAAGCCCCACGCCAGTCTGGTCCTCAAACCAGTCCGCGAAGACGTTTGACATCATGTCGCAGTCGCCACGGTTGAGGTCACAGGTTCCAGGCGTGTAGTTGTTTTCCCGCCCAAAGTCATCCACCCAGTTCTCGACCTCCTCGCTGGAGTCGGGGGTGTGTGCCCTCTTTCGGTACTGGGGTAACTGCCCCCGAGCCACACGCGGATTCTTCATCACCGCAACCACGTCGCCACTTGATGGAAACTCCTTGGCTAAAGAGTGCCAAACCCGCATCGCGTCTGGTGACGTGCCCGAACCCCCGTCACACTTATAGGGCATGAAAAGAAATGGTCCGACCTTCTTGAACCAAGCCCCCATCAGTGCCTTATACATCTTCTTGCCGAGCCCATACCCCCGAAACTCCTCCTCGGTGATGAACGCTTTGAAGACGGCCAGCGCGGTGATGTATCGCCACACCTCACCATCGCTGCGCTTCCATTCTCCCGTCACCAACTCGGGGAAGCGTTCAGCCAACGCGGTAACGTCCCGAGGGCAGTCCTTCTCTTCTGGATAACGGACCTTGTGGGCGTTCATGCCGCCAATGCGCTTACCGCCATACCGCATTTCCACAGCCACAGCATCGCTACTGGATCGGATCTTGAACTTTACTTTGCTGGGGTCAATGTCCACGACGGGATGGCGAGCAGCGACACGGGAAGCAGAAACGGATGCGGAGGCCCTTTGCACGCCCACAACCTCGACCTGTCTCGGGGAGAAGACAAACACGTTCTGCTCACCATCTCCCGTGACATAAGCCGCGTCGTAACCGTTCTTTTTGAGCCACCGCTTGAACTCCGTCGTTTCAATCACATCGTAATCCATACGGAGCACCTGCGACCAAAGACTCGGATACCCGTCAAGCAGATCGTCTTCATCAATGCCGGGAAACACCTTGCCCCCTACGAGGTCGTCGTACAGGGCCTTCCCCTCTTGGGTCAGAGCGTCACGTTCGGGGGGCCAGTACCGAGATTCCCGATACAAGTTGGCGCTATCAAACACCTTGCGCCACTTCAGCCGCGCCGTGTAGATGACCCCCTTCGGTCCTTGGGCGTGCATCTTTGCAAAGGACTTGGAGGGCGAGAAGAACAGAGGCACTTCGGAGGGGTCAGACCCAAACGTGTGGCTCTCAAAGGTCTTGAACTCTTCAAAACGCTTTTCAGTCCCGTGATACCAAAGTCGGGCAGCGGTGCGGGCCATGAGTGCCCCAAACAACCGATCCTCGGCCTTGCGCCCACCCCATTCCCTGACGATCTGGGACACCGAGTATCGCTGCTTCCCATATCCAGCGACCGTCACGACAGTAGTCTCGGGGTCAAGCTGCTTCTTGACCACACAGTTGATGATGAGGTCTGCGGCTGACTCCCAAGCGTGCGGGGAAACAAGGTGATCTCTCCCCTCAAAGTTCAGAAAGTTCGCCACCCTCACCCAACCTTGGTCAACCAGAAAACTGGTCCACGGATGGTCGATCTCATAGAGTTCATCGGGATAGTATTCCCTGTAGCGTTTCACAAACGAACGCAGCATCGAGGGCGTAGATCGTATCTTTTCCTCGGCCCAGACATCGTGCATAAGGGGAACCAAATGAACCTTCCCCTTGGGGTCAATCCATGAATGAGAGGGAAGCCGCAGATTGCAGTCTGCGACGAGGTAGCGGGCAGCGACTCGACTTGCGCTGGCGGCAACCTCTCGGCTTTGTTGAGCGAGGGTTTCACGGAATCGGTCGGCGTAACGCTGTGCTGCGCGTCCTTGGAACCCCGCCCCCTCAATCAGTTCCAGTAATGTGTCAGAACGCCCCGGAATCATCGAGATTTCAGCGTGCATGGTGAGCGTCTTCTCGATGCGTTCACGGCTCATTGGCTTGCCGGGTTTTCCATAGGCTACCCCGAGGGCTTCTATGAACTCGTCATAGTCGTAGTTGGGGTAGGAGAGGTCAATGCCCAGATCCCGCAGGGGGTCTTGCTTGTCCCGTGGGTTGGCCGAGGGGTCCAGCCCCAGATCGAGGAACTCCTTACGGGAATACCACTGTCCCGGCTCATTCTGGCCCGGTGCGTGCCAAACCCGTTTGATCTGGCGCGGTGCGACGAGCCCTTGAAGTAGCGCCTGCGGTTCATGTCCCTGTGTCAATGTCTGGGACAAGTAAGGCCGAAAGGAGTCGGGGTACTTGTCTCGCCAAATCTCTTCCCTTCTGGGATCATCCCGTCCAGTGACCCCGGAGTAGTCCGTGCCGTGGAGGTTCTTGGCCCGGACCACCATTTCCAGCACGGTTGGTCCATACGAGGCGAAGTTGCGTGCCGTGCGGAAGGTGGGGGTGACGAACAGCCCTTTATGACGCGGCCCCCCGAACTGTCGGGACTTGACTCTCGTAGAGTCGAACCCGTTGAGTAGTTTCGGGGCCGTGGACAGCGTAGTGCCGTGGTAGACGGTCAGCCAGTCGTTCGGCTTCAACGCTTTGAGGTTGGCTGCAACCACGATCCGAGGCACCGGACCACAGGCGGCATCGAGATAACGAGCAGTGACTCGGGAAGCCAAGCGGGCCAGCAAACCTTCCCACATTTTCTCCTCCGTGGCCTTGGAACCGTATTCCTCTATGAAGGTGGATATAGACAGTTCACGGGCATGGGGCATCGGCCCCGTCTCAAGCCAAAGGGTGTCCTTCTCGGGGTCAACATCACGCCTGGAGAGCACACAATCAGCTACGAGGTCAGCAGCCGCTTCCATCGCTGCCCGAGAGGGTCGGGTTCCAACAGCCATGTTGATGAAGTTGACGAACCGGACCCATCCTCGATCTTGGAGGAGAGAACCTGCACCAACATCCCACATCTGTTGCTGGTATTCCCTGTCGTTGGTGAGGTGGTCGTCAGCCCACTGGTCATGTGTCAGCCCACGCCGTATCTCGTATACCTTCCCCGTGGGGTCAATCCATGCTCCCGAGAGAGCATTGGGATTGCAAAGCAGGGAGGCCGTTCGACTCTCGACCCCATCGCACCACGAGGGCATCGAGTAGTAGACCTGACCGTCGAACCCACTTCGCAGCATCCCCTTGCCCTTGGAGTAGGACACGATCTTGGGGTTGACGAGAGCCACATCGCGCTTCCAGATGACCTCCTCGGGGTGACCGACCTGGGGAAGAGTTCTGGTCTGAAACACCACCGCGACAAGATCATCACGCTTGCTGTGGGTGGTTTGCACACCGGGTACGAAGCTACCCCATACCGCTGACACCGCCGTCACCGCGTCGATCCCGAACTTCTTGTACGGCGGTCGCATCAGCAACTTACCTGACCGGATGATCTGCTCGGCCCGTTCGGGGGGCGTGAAGTGAACGAAGGTATCCTTCGCCAGATCCATCAAGTAGAAGTCACCGTCCTCCTGGCATCGAAGACGCTGGGGGAAGGGTGCCATGGGGTCACCACCCTACGATATGGGCACGCCGGGAGTTCGGGCCGAGCCGGTAGTCTTCCAGCTTCTCATCAAGCACCTTTTGTTGGCGGTCGCTCAATGGACGACCCCCCTTGATCATCTTCCCCACAGACTCCACGAACCCCAAGGTCCAAGTGTCGTTGGAAGCACGAGCCCTGCGATAGAGTTCCCGTACCGTCTCAATGTCAGGAGGTTGCCATGCGGGCTCCGCTGGGGGCTCCGGCTCTCGGACCCGCGAACGGGTAGGTGGTTCCGGGCGCTCGCGTCGAGGCCGGGGGGGTTGTTCCGGCTCCCGTGCAGGCTGCCGTCTTCCCTCTGTTCTTTCCAGGGCTGCCTTTTGCTTGCCCGTCAGGACACCACCCTTCCCCAGCCGTTCGTGGAGGCTCGTGAGAAAAGCGTCACCGTCCCAGTCAGGGATGGCTTCGATACGCCCCATCATTTCAGCCTTGTACTTGTCGCGGTCTTCAATCTCGGCAATCTGGTCGTACCAGCCCCTTGACCCCTCGTAGGCGGTCTTCATCCGCTCAACGCCCTTGGCCCAGTTCTTACGCCAGTTCGTTGTTCTCGCGAAGTGTCGCTGTCCCATGGCTTTCTTGTTCAGCACCTTCCCCGTGATCCGCGAGACGAGTTTCAACGACATGGAGGCGCGGCCCCGTTGCATCACCTGGGCCTGTGACCCCGTGGTGCTGTTGATCTCAATCATCACCTGGGGGCTCAAAAAGAGTTGGTACATCCCGCCCCGACCGGGTTTGAGTCGCCACTTCCCCCGGAACCCGAGGGAGTCCAGCCAATCCTCAAACTCCTGCCGAGTGATCTGGACGTAGGTTCCCGCCGCTGTGCGAGAGGTGTTCATCCCTCACCCCGAGGGGCAAAGAGGGTAGATCCCCAGGATACGGCGAGTCTCTGTTCCGGTGGTGTGGCCTCATCCGAAGCAAGGTACACATCGATCATGGCATCCATGTCCTCGGTAAGTTGCTGCATCTCCTCCTCATCCGCCTCGGCGGCATCGGAAGCGATACGAGCCCCAGCGGAGAGGTCAGGGACACACAGTTCCCCGACGAACTGACTCCGTTGAATGACCGTTCCCGCCTTGGTCGTCCGCGCTGTTGGAATGTCGAGAACGAACACGTTGTCCTCACCGCGAGTGACCGCGACGTAGGCGAGCCGCCGTTCAGAGGCAAGGTCTTCTTCGCTCTGCTTGTCGAAGCGAGGGAAGCGCCCCCCGACCATGGGGATGTACATGTTGGGGACTTCCAAGCCCTTCCATGAGTGCATGGTCCCCAACGTCACCGCTGGTTCTCGTGCCTTGGCGTTGTCGGGATCATCGTAGGCGGCCAGTTTCTCGTTGGCTCGCTCCAACTGTCGTACATATTCCATGGCCTCGGGCAAGTCCGCACGGGACTCCAAGAGCCCCAGGAGGGGGCCGATAGCCCCCATGGCTTCCTCCTCTACCTGTTCATCGGACACCACTCCCCCAGGAGCGGCGGCCATCAACTCGGCCATGCGGTCTTTGTCCTCTCGCACAGCGTCAATGAGGGTTTCCTTGATGTTGGTGCCATCGAATCCTTGGAGTTGGAAAATCTCATGGAGGATTTCCTTCGCGTCCATCCCCGCACCCTTCAATGCGGCTATCGCCACCAGATTGGCCGTGAAGTCATTGACGTTCTTGGTCCATCTGGCACGCGGGCCATAGATGCTCGGCCCGTCTGACTGGAGCCATTCGATGTAGTTCCCTGTGGCGTTCTCCCCAAGCCGCTCCACGAAGGTCTTGCCCAACATGGTCACGGGAGCGTTCTTCACGTTTATCACAGCCGCGTTGATACGGTCGGGGTTCCCGTTGACCCCTTCGTCTGCGATAGTCAGCCATCCGAGCAGAGCCTTCGTGGTGCGGTCACTGAAGAAGTTGACCTTGGACCGGAAGGGGATGCCGCGCCGGATCAGTTCCAACCCATACGCCATGGCTTCGCCGTTGGTCCTCAACCCGATGCCAAAGGCATCCCAGGAAGGAGCGTCCTCGCTGTTTCCCGCCCCCAACCCCATCTGTTCCTGAATGTGGCCAGCCACCCAATCGGCGGGCTCACTGAAATCGGAACCCTCTACAGGCGCGAAAGAGATGGCCTTGATTCCACCTTCGTCGGCCCGATCCGGGTTGGCGTTGCACACCATTGGAATCTGACGTGTGTTGTACGCCATGAGACGGTTGGCTGCTTCCACAATCAGCTTGCCCGAGCGGAAGTTGGTTTCCAGCACATGGGTTTCAAACCCTGCGCCCCCCTCCACCAGATCAGACAAGCCAATGAAGGCTTCGGGGTCGGCACCACGGAACTCGTAGATGGCCTGCTTGTCATCTCCGATGAAGCAGAATGTGTCAGCGGTCATGGAGCCGTCGTCGTTTGCGAGATCCATGATGTTGTCCACGGATGCGACCTGATCGACCTTATCGGGATCGATGAAGCCAGCCATCAGGCCAAACATGAGGTGCTGTGCGCGGTTGAGATCCTGGGCCTCGTCAATGAGCAGGACACGGAAGCGTGATTGGATCTTCTTTCGGGCTCTGGGGTCACGAAGCATCATCTTCGACATATCAATCAATACGTCGTCAAAGTCGCCGTGATTCTGGAAATCCTCCTCGCCGTAAGGGCCTTTCAACCACTCATACGCCGCGTACACCGCAGCGTGGGCATCCTCGTGAGCATCATCATGCCAAGCCTCGGTGGGGGAAATGAGCTTCCCCTTCATCTTCGTGATGGCCCCCTTGAACTCCCCCACCGGCATGGGGGTCTTTTCCCCATCCGCGCCTTCCGTCGTCAGGTCCAAGCCGAGGTTGAACCACTCCCGAGCCGGACGGCCAAAGAACTCGTACTTCTCACGAAGCCCCTTGTCCTTGTCCCGCTTCTTTTTCTTCGGGGCACCCGTGCGCGTGGTCCCCGAGAGGTTGGGGTCTTTCTGCTCGGGGTTCCAAATGTCGTAGTCCACTCCCGTATACTGGAAGATTTGCTCCACGATGCCCTTGTTCTTGTCGTTCATCCCACGAGGGTCAGTCATGTTCTTGGTGCTACGCATCTTGAAACGATGCCACTGGTCCCGCGAGTCAAAGAAGCCTCGGAGGTAGCCATAAAGAAAGTTGTTCCACTTGATCTTCTGCTTCCGGTCTGCGGCTAACTGAAGGGCCTCCATGAACGTGAGGCCAATCCCAGGAGCCGAATCAGGAGAGTCCACGTCCGCAGGAGTGGGAGCAGTTGCGGAAAGCCCAGCAAACAGACTCATGGCCTCGGGGGGTGTTCCCCCTCCCCCCATCTGTACCTGCTCCATCGCCAAACGAACCAGCGTCGTCACACCATAGTCTTTGAGCCCTTCCTTCCTTTCGCCGTTCCCGTACTGTTGCATCAGTTGGGAGACGACCGAGTGGGTGGTTCCGAACCCTGCGGCAGCCCGCTTGCTCCCCAAGGAGGCCCCATATTTCTCGATACGCTTCCGTAGTTCCGCCGCACTCTTTCGGGAGAAAGAGGTGGCGATCACGCTGCTCGCCGGAACCCCCAACTCATTGATGTGGTAGACGACCTTGGAGGCCAGGGTCATCGTCTTCCCTGCTCCGGCCCCAGCCGCGATGATCCCACGACCACGAATCATCATCGCCGCTTCCTTGTCAGGGAGCAGCTTCCGTGTGGCTCCTGTCGCGGTTCGATACTCTTTGGGTTGTGCCGCCGCTCCCGCTGCGGCACCAAAAACGGCAGAGGGCACTTCGCTCTCCGCTGCCACACCGTCGATACGGTCAATGATCTCCTCTTTGGCTTCACGGAGGGCAACACCCTCCTCCGTAAGAGGGTCCACTTGAAGGATGTGAGCCTCGACCTCGCGGAGTTCTTCTCCGATGGTCTGGGCTGTCTCCGAATCAGCCAACACTCCTTCGGCTGGCTCAATCGACACGTCTGCCAAAGCAACCGCTTCCCGAACCCAAGCGCGGGGAATCTTCAACTTGGCGGCAGAGGGCACAAGGGCGATCCCCCGCAGCACTACTGCGGGGTCTTCCTCGTGGCAAGCCAGCCCAGCCTTACGGACAACTTGGACAGCGCGGGAATCCGAGAACGTCTCCTGCAACACGGTGGCGCGTTGTGAAAGGAGCGGGAGGAGTTCAGTCAGAAACTCCCCTTGTGAAAGTGCTGCCTGCAAAGGGGCTCCCATCGTCGCCCTGCGGTAGAAGGGCTTGAACCGGGAGAACTTCTGGTCCCCTTCGATGAGGGGTTCAAAGTATCTGGCGAACCCCGCTTCCGAGAGGTTGCGGTACCGTTGAGCAATCTTCTTCCCCAGAGCCGTGTGAGGGTCTTCCTCTCCCTTCAAGAGCACATAGGAGCGGAAGGCCAGGAGAAAAAGGATCAACTCGCTCATATTTTGAGGAGTCACCGAGGGTGGCCGAGCGGCTTCTTTGTCCATAGGAGATGGCTCCGTAAAATCGTCTTTGGTCTGTCGGAAGGTATAGGCGGCCTACCGATTGGGGGGCGGTAGGTCGTCTATGAAGGGGCAGGGGGCAGGAGGTCCGTCTATGAGCGTCGTCTTCACACAAGGAGAAACCCTACAGCGAGGGGATCTCGACATTTTCCTGTCCAACGATACGGGGAATCCGGTCAACGCTTTCAGCATCTCCTACGCCATCTACCTCGTGGACCCTGACACGAGCGATGAGGTCTTGATCGGGTCAGCCACCCGTACCCCGGTCAACCCGGCTGTTGGGGAATACTACGCGAGCCTCCAAGTCCCTGCGAGTGCGGTCCCCGGTGACTATGTGATCCGATGGCGCTTCCGTGAGACAGCAGTCGATCCCGAGGAAGGGGCAGTCCAAGAATGGGGGGTGGTGTCTGACGCGGTGACCACCTCGTCCACCTACTCGACCTGCGTGACTGACCTCATCCGCAAGATGCGGTTCCTCACCAGGGATAACAACCCCGACCGCAACTACCGCTTCATGCCCCCCGAGGGCGAAGGCACGGTCGGGTGCTTCAACCAAGTCTTTGGCTACATCTGGACGGACGAGGAGTTCGCGGAGTATTTGGAGATGGCCTTGTGGAAGTGGAACATGCAGCCCCCCGAAACGGAGGAACTGCGGACACTGGAGGTGCTTTGCGCCCAGAAGCCCTCATGGAAAGCAGCGATGCTCTGGGGGGCTCTGGTCAATGCGGCCCAAGCCCTCACCTACAACTGGATTGCCAACGAGTTCGACTACAGCATCGGTGGGATCAGCCTCTCCGTCGAGAAGTCCAGCAAGTACGAGGGCATGAAGCAGAACGCCGAAGACCAGTGGGACAAGCTATGCGAGGCCAAGTCTCGCACAACCAAGTACATGCGTGGACTCGCGCAGCCCCGATTCGGGCGTGGGGTCAGATCCGCGTTTGGCCCGAACGTGGGGCGGGGCGTGTTGAGCCCGCGCAGCTTCATTTAGGGGGAGAGATGAGTCTCCAAGAGATCGCCAATGAGTGTTGGAAAGGTCGCTGGGTGGCGGTGGTCGCTGGGCTTCCGTCCTACAGCGTCACCTTTGAGGAACCAGAGAGCCTTGTGGTCAAGATCGAGGTTCCGGCAGGAGAGGTCTACACCATCGACACGTTGATGGCAGGCACGCGCCCCCGCTACTCGGCCACGGTCGTAGGACATGAGTCCTCGCCGGAGGGTGTCTACGACTCGACCTATGGTGAAGCCACGGAGGTCGCCCTGCGGGACTGGTTCGTCGCCTTTGAGAACAGCCTGTGACCCGTCCGAGTTGCAGCCGAGTTGCAGCCCGTCACCTCTCCGCTGGAAGCGTGAAGGTCGAGGTGATCCCCGAAGCTACCGAGAAAGCCCAATCCCGCTTCGGTGGGAACATCGCCGTGGGGAAGTTCCTCTCCTCGGTGCCGCTGTTCCGGGTCATGGACGGCGAAGAAGTCAGGGACATTTGGGACACAGGTGAGATCAAGGGCGGCTCCTACTCCGTTGAGGGGGAGCGAGCCTTTGGGGCTCAATGGGGTGCCGACAGGGACAAGGTGGCGAAGTGGGGGGTCAGCCAGCAAGGCAAACGGCTTGGCCACGAGTTGTTCGTCGCGGAGATCGACGGCAACGGGCGCGTCTTCGCCCATCTTACGGGGGCTGATGGCGAACTGAAGCCGGACTCTGGCACCATTTCGATTGACCCCGACTTCTGCTACACCGGGCTCGGGTGCTCGGTCCACGCCAGCAAGGGTGACGTGAGACAGTGGTACGCCGTGGGTGAGAACGGGAAGATCCGTAAGGTGTCTGCTGACGAAGTAGACGACATGATCAACGAACTGGGCTTGAAGCCCCGCGACGTAGAACTCTGGTACGGAGAGTATTTCGGCCCCAGCGACTTACCCGGCAAACTCAAACGGGCACTCCGATATGAAACCGTGCAGTACGGCTTTGGCCCCGATGGTCGCCCTCTCGACCGCCGAGAGAAAGTCCGACGGAGACGAGAGTTGCAAGCAACGCCGATGGAATCCGACCGCCTGGGTCGCCTGCTCTTTTCCTACCTGGGGAGAGGGGCGATTCCCTGGTGGGAATCTTCGTCCGGCAAGGCTTTCACCCAGGCCCATCCACATCGGTCGGACGGGATAGACTCATTCTCCCTGGTGTTTGGGGTCATGGCCAACACAGCGATCCCCTTCCAGGGAGCGGATATGGTCATGCTCGGGGAAGCCAAGGTCAAGATGGTCTTGCTCTACATCCCCCCCACGGCGGGCAAACGCGGCAACTGGGAACAGATATGGGCACCATGGGGGAAGGCAGATGTCACCTTCCTCGCTGACCGCATCACGGTGAGTCGGTAGACTCCTCGACGGGAGCAGGTTCCTCGGGAGCAGGTTCCTCGGGAGCAGGTTCCTCGGGAGCAAGTTCCTCGGGAGCAGGTTCCTCGGGAGCAGGTTCCTCGACAGGGGCTTCCTCGGGAGCAGGTTCCTCGGGAGCAGGTTCACAGTCTGCAAGGTCCACGCTGACCTCACCCAAGGTCACCTTACCGTCGGGGCTTTCGATCTCTGCAACCGCAGCACCCACCACCTGACCCGCGTAGGTCAGACCAGCCTGGGTCCATGCCAACGCCGCGCAGTCGATCTGACTGCCGTAAATGTCGAGGACAGTCTTGACTGTCTGGAGCCCAACATCCACAAGGGGCTGGACAAGCGCCGGAACATCCTCGCCCTCGGGTTGCGACTCTGCGAGGTCCAAGCACACACCCACATCGAGGTCCACGCCAGGGATGAGGCCACCCTCAATGTTCCCAGCCACCCCGTCGCGGGCTGTGGTCAAAGCCGCCGATAGGGCAAGGCCGGTCACACAACCCACATAGTCGCCAGACTGTTGGGCAAACTGCCCCGCTACAGCACTGATGGAACTCGCGGACTCCAATGAGATCAACACCACCGGAATCGGATCCGGTGACTCCACTGGGCTGGTCGGGACAGGCTTCTTGATGCACGCCGAAAGGATGAGGGTGCAGATGATCATCAGTAGGCGCATGAGGGGTTCCTCCACGGGTAGCCACCCTCCCTTGCGTATAGGGGGAATACCGGGTCGGGTAATACTTCTCCTATACCTCCCGTGGGGGTGAACAGGAGATCCTGCCATGCTCAACCGCCGCCTCATTCTGAACCTCGCACTCCAGCACCCAGAATACCGTTCTGCCCTTGTGCGTCTGGCTTCCGACCTCACCGCATATTCAGGTGTTCCTACGCCCGAGGAGATCGAAAAGGCAGTCGCGAGCGCAGGCAAGCTGGACGCAGTTGACCCCACAGTGGCCAAATACATTGTCCAGTCGGGACTGAGTGACGGCAACTCGGGGGACGATGTGGTCAGCGCCGGGAAGGGATCCTGGGCAGCTACCGCCCTCAACCCATCCCAGAAGACAATGGTTCTCCCCAAGGCTATCGGGATGGCCTTGGGGATGTTGAAGAAAGACAAGATTGGTGGTGACCTTGGAGCTATCGTCTCAAAAGACAAACACATTCTGGACGGTCACCATCGTTGGGCAGCGACCATCCTCGCGGGCGGCTCCAAAGGCAAGGTTGGAGGATACGCTGCGGGCCTTCCCGGTAAGGAGTTGCTGAAAGTCCTCAACATCATCAGCAAGGGCAAGTTCAAGGTCCGCAACGGCAACGCGGGGAAGGGAGCAATCGCTGACTTCAAGCCGGGGAACGTCCGAAAGCTGCTGGAAGAGTACACGACAACGGGCATCGGAGGGGAGTTCCCTGTTACCGCCGATGCCGTGAAGGCCACCCTGGAAAAAGCCTTCGGATCCGTAGAGGCGGGCATCGACCAGATGGCGGAAAACGTCAAGCTGATGAGCCAGAAGGTTCCCGGTTGGGCACCCGACCGGAAGCAGATGCCTGTCATTGACCCCAAACAAGTGCCCTCGGCTGCCAAACTCCTCAACGAAGGGGTTGTGGACTTCTCCAAGCCCCATGCCCCAGGCAAGACAGCAGGCCACCACCAAGGTTCCGACCGCAAGTGGTATGTGGACACCGCGTTCATCAACAAGTGCCAGCGTGTCTCTGGAGTCTCCGTGCATCACATGGGCTTCGGAGAGTTCTACGCCGAAACCCCCAAGGGCCGCGTGGACTTCGACCGGATGCGAGGCAAGAAGTTTGAGGGTCAGTCAGGGAGATCCCACCAGATGTACGGCGACGGTGCCGACTGGCTCGTGAAGCAAGCAGAGAAAGGCGGCCACTCGGAAAGGATGGCAGCAACACGAACGGCTGGCCGACACGAACGGGGGCTCTCCCCCCGAACACTTGATTGGTTGGCCGAAGGGGCGGCGGAATCCGCTGACCTTGACAACAGCCGTGATGCGGAAGCTACCAGCGCCGTGAAGGCTCTCGCCAAGAAGTTTGAGCAGGATTTGGAAAAGGCGATGGAGGAGTGGCACCGCAAGAACGCCGATGCTCTCGTTGAAGACATGGAGGTCGATGATCTCTTGGACGACGGGGCCGCCTACCTCGTGCTGATGACCCTCCGTGGTGAGGGAGTCGGCATCTGGGACGGTGACTGGGACCACTACTTCGTAGATGGGGACCGGGGCATCAAGGTTCTGGAACGGTATCTGAAACAGAAACTCGGCCAGTACGCCGACGACACTGGTGGGGGTTCGATCAACGAAGCCCTGGAAGAAGCCGCCTACGAAACCACCGGCTCGATGGACAAGTACGGGTCGAAGCGCCGTGACCCCACCGCTCGGGCCGCCCGCATCCGACTCGCCTCGCGCCTCCCCAAAGGGTCAGAGGAACGGCGATCCATCCTCGCTGCCCTGAAGACCGCTTCCAGTGCCAAGGTCGATTTCCCCTCCGTGAGTGACCCAGATCGTAGGGCTGTGGATTCTCTCCACAAGACGATGAAAGCCTTTGCCCGAAAGCATGGGGAGTCCTCCGAGGTGGGGAGGGTTCTCGATACCTTGGTCACCTTGAACGCAGTCCTACACCGCGCTGAAGAGAGCCTGTACTAATGTCCAAGAGCCTGACCGCCGCTGACCGAAGCCGATTGATCCGCCGAGCATCCTTCCCCAAGGGGTCAAAATGAGCCTCCGAAAGATTCTTGCCGCCGAGGGTTTGGTCCAGAAGATCGACCGCAGCCTCCGCATGAAGATCAACAAGGCGATGGAGCGGGCAGGTCTGGACGGGAATGGCCGCTTTGCCAGCCCCACCAGAGGCTACGCAAAGGCCGCCGAGATCATGCAGAAGTTCGGGGTCACCGTGGATGGGCTTACCTCATCCCACCAGTTCACCCCACGCCCCAGCGGAACAGTGAGGTCGGACATCGAGTTCGTCAGCACTGACCCCAACCCCTTCATGCCGGGAGCAGCGATCTCCAACTCGATGCTCTATCTCCAGTATCACGAACTTGATGAACACAGATTTGAGGTCGTGGCCTACCTCTCGTAGCCCAAAGAAGTGAGGAACCGATGAACCGCCGAACCCTTATCCGAAAAGCTGCCTCCTTCCCCAAGGGGTCAGAGGAGCGCCGGGAAATCCTCGCTGCCCTGAAGCGGGGAGGTCGGTCTGACCCGCCTTCCCGCGAGATCCAGAAACTCAATGCCGAGTTCTACAAGGGGGTCGTCAAGGCTGTGCATGATGCGGCCAAGTGGACCTACCTCGATGACCCCGAGGATGGTTTAGCCCTCTGGATTGAGGAACACGGCAGCGACCAGAAAGGGCTCCGCGCACTCCGAGAGGAGATCATCAGCAACCTCGACTCCGCGCTGAAGAAACTCGCCCCTATCGCCAGGGACATTGACGACAAGATCAAGGGGCTGTGATGAGCACTGACCGGAGAACCCTCATTCGTAAGGCCGCCACACTTCCGGTGGGGTCAGAGGAGCGGCGAGAGATCCTGTCCGGGCTGCACCAGAGGACTGCCCTCAAAGCAGAAACCTCCCAGTTCATTGATTGGGTCGTCCTCAACCAAGACCCCATGTCCCCACGCGCCATGGAAACGTATCTGGAGAAGATCCTCGGCAGAGAGCCGACCCCGTACACCAAGAAGACCAAGCGCGGGCCGAACATTCAGGTGGGCGACATGCTCCTACCCAAGCCCGACAAGGCCCCGCCCCAAAACCAAGACGTAGCCGACCAGTTCAAGTACAAGCCCTGTACCGTCGAGAAGATTGATGAGGATGGCGTTCTCGTCAAGTTTGAGAACGGCCAGACCGCTCGCTTCTTCGGACACTCCACCGGAACCAAGACCGGCCTCTACCGCTACAGCCCCAAGAGCCAGTACAGCGAAGGCACCGCGAAGCAGCACATGGAAGTGGTCTACTTCGCCAAGGCTGGCGAGGTCGAACCCTACCGCAAGCACGTCGTCCAACAGTATCAGGAACGAGGCACGGCGAAGGGTGAGGACCGCAAGGGACCGTACTACTCCGGCTACATCATGGGCTTCAAGTACACCAAAGGCGGTGACGTGATCTTCACCATCATGTCCCAGCAACGCCCCTACCCAGTCAGCATCAATCCCAAGAAAGGGCGGCTGCTGTACCTGGGCCTTATGCGGAAGCGCCCCAACTGGAAGTCCGACTTTGAGCAGGACGTAGCCGAAATGACCGCTGCGTAGCTACGGGGCTTCCAACTCGGAGGTCTGACGGTAGTGGATAGAACCGTCGTAGAGACGGGTGAGGGTTACGTTCCCATCATCCCAGATGGTCTTCACCGTAAATGTGGCCACCTTGCTTGGCGAGCCTACGAGATAGACCGACCCCCCGACGGGAACGGTCTTACCTGCGGGAGTCGTGAACGAGGACTCCTCACGCACGAACCTCTCCGTGTCCATGACCATCTCAAATGTCTCCGAGGATCTGATCGACCGTCGAGAACACCTGCTCCTCACCCTCATATCCGGTCCACGGAGGGAAAGGGGTCGTGGGCGGCTCGGTCTTCTCTTTCTCTTTCTCTTTCTCTTTCGCCTTGGGCTTGGGCTTGGGCTTGGGCTTGGGCTTCGCCTTTCGCTTGGGCTTGGGTGGGGGAGGGGTGACCCCCACTTCCACAGGGGGAGTCTCAACCACCTCCGGCTCCACTACCGGCTCGGGGGCCTCGGGAACCCCAGGAGCGCCGTCAGCCTTGGCCCAGGTGCCCCACTTGACCCTGTTCACCAATCCACGCTTGGCGAGGCTTGTGAGGGTCGTGGAGAGGGCGGGGACGGCAAGACCAATCTCCTCCGAGATCCACTTCGTTGGGCGGTGCGCCCCATCAGCAAGGGCACGCAACACAGCTACTTGGCGTTTGCCCAACCCCGTAATGGACTCTTGGTCCTCGGGAACCTCCAACACCGGGGCATCGGAACTCCCATTGACAGGCACCTCGCGCTGGGGAGCAACAACCTCTTGGCTCATCTGCTCCCGGCAAAATGCCCGCATCTCCTCCATCGACCGGAACTCCAGAATCAGCTTCATGTTCTCTCCCTCGGAGGGTTGTGACAGTCAAGTTTCCAAATCGGTATTACCGGATTCGGAAACCCCACAACCCCCCTCCAGGGTGTGAAAGTCACGATTGGAAATGTGATTACAAGGAATGGGGTTCGTGAATACAAGGAACTGGCCGTCTTGGTGAACACACCCCCACCCTACCCTTCGTGGAGCCAGGATAGGTCCAGGGTCCACTCTGCTTGCGACCGCTTCGCCCAGAGCGAGAACGCATCGTCTATGTACTCCAAGGCACGGTCAGCTTCCCAACCATTCACCTTCATCAGATGGGCGACAGCGTGCTCCAACCGACCCACGGCACCGGCACGGCCAATGTGCTTGACCTCGTGGCACGCAGGGCACAGGGCGATCAACCCCTCCAACACCTGGGTCTTGGTGTCGTCGTCGTAGCGCCATCGCTCGTGGCACTCCACTGGATGCTTGCTGCCCACACCACCACAGACCTCGCAGTGGTAGTCAGCCGCCTTGTAGGTGTCCCTGCGGAGCCGGTTCCAGGCTGCCCGTGGCAACTCGCTTCGTAGGTTCATGCCCCACTGGCCCTTGGGCACAAGTTCGATGGTGAGTTTGGGGGTGGTCATTTGTCCATGTCCATCAAGCATTGTTCAATGAGGTTGTCGGCCTTGTGTGTTGCCCCCGACACGGGGATCACCGTTCCCTCGGGGACGTAGCCGACCCCATGTGCTGCCTGGGCCAGCCCGTAGCGGAACCGGTCACCGTGGTTTTCCTCCGGGGGCAGCACCGCATGAACCATCTCGTGAAGCAGCGTCTCGCGAACACAGGCCCAGTTGGAATGGTCCGAAACCGAGATGTTGATCTGGCGACCGTACACGTTGCAGTAGCCGCTCTGGCTTCGTGTTCCCTTCGACCGATACGAGGTGGTCAACGTCCAGCCCTTCCACCACCTCATCAGGGTGGGCTTCCCTCGGATGGATGCCCAGACCCGAGTGAAGCGAGTCAGCCGAACGAACTCCTCGCGAATGTCGTGGCCCTCCACGAACCAACGGGACTCCTCCCGCTCATGCCGTGCCTTGGCCTCGGCTTCGGCCTTGCGCTTGGCGGTAGCCCGCTTCTTCTTGTCCTGCTCGCTCCGGCTCACACGGCGCTGTTCACGCTTCTTGTCCAGGGAAGGACATGTCCGCTCAACCATCCGACCCGTCTCGGCAGAGCACGGCAGACAGAACCTCCGCACATCATCACGCCGAGGCTTGCTCGGAGCCAGCACCCCTGCCTCGCAGGTAGGGCAGACCCACCTATGACGCTTGGCAGTCACGGCTGACCCTGTGCCTTTGCCACGAGAGCCTGGATGCGGTTCCGGTTGCCGGGTGCGTCCAAGTCACGAAGACCAACGGGCGAGGCCACCGTCTCCCCGTGGGCCGAGTAGAGGACCGCATAAGAAGCCATCCGGTACAGGGCACTTTCTACTGTGTCCGTGGGCTTGAAGTGGTCAACGACCTGCTCAATGTCCCCACAGTGAGAGTCCGTGTCATCGAGCACCGCCAGCACGTCCGCAACCCTGGCCCCCTTCCAGTGGGGATTGAGGCCCGTGAACCTGTCGAGGAAAGCCAAACACTCCCCCTCGGTGAGTGCGTGCTCGATCAGCAGGGAGGGGTCATTCATGGGAGGGCTCCTTCATAAGTCAGTAGAGAGCCGTGATTGACACAAGCCATGTCAAACCACAGCATCCGAGAACCATCGTGGGCGATGCTCACGTTCTTGACCCCGAACCGAACCCAGTGCTCCTCCAACGCGGCGGCTGCCGCATCGGTCTGCGTTGGGGTCAGGTCAGTTCCAAGCGGGAACGGCTGGAGAGTCACCACCGCGTTGGAACCCAACGCCGCGACGATCTCCTTCATCACATAGTGGGAGATCCCCAGCCCCCGATACGCGGGCAACAGTTCGATCTGACCCAGGTGCAGCCAGCCCGAAGACATGGGTTCTACTTCCCCCTCCCGTCGAAGGGAGTCGTACAGGGCACCGCCCCTGGCAGCAGCCACGTCCAATGCGTCAGCGATCTCCCCCACCCCAACCTCGATGGCTTCCCCGTCCTCATAAGAAAGGGTGTGGGGGGCGTAGAGCCCCTTCCTGACGGTTCCTACGGGCTTGTCTTCGGTATCCCCGAGCAGGATCACCTGGGCCGACACCCGATACAGGTTCACTGGAGACTCCGAGATGCGGGTGAGGCCAATCTCCACCGCGATGCAATCACCGTAGAGGTTGGCCAGCCACTCGGGAGCCATCTGGGATCGTATCTTCCGGTAGACAGCGCGGGCTGTCCGCAGGTCGCCGCCTTGGAGCAACGCATGGAGATTATCGAACAGCACGGATCACCTCCAGGCCATCACGGAACGCCAGGGCCTCCCGCATCCGCTCGATGTGGGGCTGCATACTGTCAGCGACGTGGGGGTTGTCGGCCACGGCTTCCTTGGTCCATGTCGCGCCCAGGAGAGCACCCGGATCGATCTCGTCGCCCACCAGCCATTGAGTGTGAGCACGATACTTCCCCTCGCAGATGGCGAAGTTCATCAGCGAGATGGAGGGGTCCAGACCAACCATGGCGATGGTGCCGTTCGACTCGGGGTCAAACAGCCCCACCCGCGTAATCGCCTCGACCGGAATCCAGCCGAAGTGGGCGCAGTTCCCAATGCCGTCGATAGACTTCTTCCAGAAGTCGCCGTTCCCCCACCAAGGGCCGAAGAACTCGATGTGGTCACGAATCCAACGAGTCCGTTCCGCCATGGACGCATCCATGGCAAGCACATCCTCGGGGTCATGTTCCAGGCCCATGGCGTGAAATGCCTTCCGGTTCTCCTCCGAGCGGGATGCCTGCTCCAAGAAGTCCTCGTCCGGGCGCAGGTTGTCCTCGTCCAAGCGGTCGGAGTCGATCTCGATGATCCCCCACCGCTCACCCTCTTTCGTGGCGTTGAGAGCGAAGAACCCAGCGTAGGCAGTCGTCAGGTAGACCATCGCCCCACATGACGGGTGCTCCTCCCAGTTGCCGTCCTCATCCAGTTCGTTCCGAGGGGACAACCCCTCCTTCAAAGCAAGGCGAGCAACACGCTCCGATGTGCCGTGGTACAAAAGCATGACTTCCCCTCAAACAGTGATTGACCCGAGGTGGTCGTAGTTGGATGTGCCACCGTTCTTGTAGCGGTTGCGCTGGCCCTCACAGAATCGCCACTTGATGTTGTAGAAAGCCTCCCACAACTTGTTGTCCTCTTTGGCGAAGCCATAGCCAACCAGTTCGGCATCGGACGGGAACCCAAAGCCCTCGCATGATTGAGTGAAGTTGCTGTTGGTGAGTTTGTCTGGGTAATCCAACAGAGCCGTTTCCTCTGGAGTGGGGTCAGCGGGCTCAATCACCCCTTTCCCCCGGTGAAACGTAATGACCGACTCTACGCCGCTGCCCATCGTCCCGTAGTCGTCGTACTCATCTTCGGAGGCATGGAGGGTTTCCCCTTTCCGGTGCATCTGATTGAGAATGTCATCAATGCTCACCTGCCCCTTGGCGTACAGGTATCGAATGACGAACTCGGAGATGTTTCCTAAATGCGCGTGACCCATCAGATTTCCTCCCCGTTGAGGACACCCGGTCCCTCAAACTCTTCATCTCCGAGCCACCACTCAATGGTCGTGGAAGGGCTGTTCGTCGTGACGTAGACTTTGCCGTCCTTCCATGAGGTCACGAGCCCCTCATCGCGGAGGGTCATCAACATGTCGAGGGAGTAGAGCAACCCTTTGGGAGTCGGGCCTTCGCCCACTGCTACGTCGTTGTGTCCCTCGGTGGACATGAAGGGCTTGGGGTGCTTGCCCCCACAAGAGCGTTCCAAGTGTCGCAGGATCATCTCCCGGTCGGAGATCACTACGTCCCAGGTCTGGTGGTCCCACTTCGCCGCATGTTTCTCGGCAAGAGCAGCCGCGATCTTTGGGTCAGGGGGAGGAAGGTCTTTCAACCAAGAGAAGTCAGGGATCTTTTCTGCCATAGGGGAGTCCTCCGTGTCAGAATCCCCTTACCGGAACGGAGCAACAATGGACCCCCCTCCTCTTGGCTACGTTGACATCAACTCGGCATAGTTGAACTTCTTGCCCAGAGTGTCCTGTACAGCCACGTCCTTTCCAATGAGGTCTTCTACAACACCCCGGTAGGTAACCGCACGCTCCGGCACCTTGATGCGACCATGAGCGAAATCCACACCCTTCTGCGTCGGACACCAAAGGCCCTCATGCTTCAAGGCCGGATCGTTACTCGGAGGACGCTTGACCAAACCCCACCACCGTACCGTCGGAAGCTGGTTAGACCGAACAAGCCAACGAGGACCGTGTTTGGGCACCTCTACCCAGGTGTTCCCGTTGTCCTCCCACTCCCGAACCAGCCAGATGAGGGAACGGGTCATCGTAGCGTTGAACCTCCGCTTGTAACGACGGGCATACTGATTGCAGCAAGGACACTCCACACCATCATCGAGATTGGCTTGCACAAAGGCTACAGCATCCTCCAACGTCGCCCACGCTGGAGGTGGCGCGTGGACAACCCGAGGCTCGGGCTTCGCATCCGAAGGGTCAGGCATACTGAAAATCTCGAAAATGTCCTGATGGCTCATGGCTCAACTCCTGGGGTCAGATAGACTCCCTCCATTACTCGGTGAAAGGTCTTCTCCACCCCCCTTCCGGTGAGCCAGGATCTTCTCCATGTGGGCGTACCACTCGTCCGTGGAGAGATCGACCTTGCAGCGGTTACACCGCCAGCAACACGAAACCACGTTGCCGGGGGTGTACCCCTTCATGCTGTCGATGCGGTCGAGGGCAAGTCGAGTCTCCACCTCTCCCCCGCAATAGTGGCAGGGAGCATCCAGATACCCACGCAAACCCTCGGGAGACTTGAACCCCCACCGATGCCCCCGTCGTAGCGCACCCTTTCGGATCATTCTGTAGCGATACTGCAAGGGGGTGTCTCGGACCTTGTGGCGTTCAAGGTTCCTGTGACGGATACGAGCACAACCACGGCACTCCTTCCGATGGGAGACGATCCGGGTCTTCTGGCGGTTCTTGTTGGCTGGGAAAAACTCGTCTGTGAGGGGGTACACCTCGTCGCACACTACGCACTGGCGACACGGACCTGCCCTTTCCGAAGGAAAGACCACACGGGGAGGCCACGGCCACGCCCGTCGAAGCCCGTTCCCTGTCGCGGCGACCTCTCGGTGTTTCCGCATCCATACGCGGTGGGAATCAGACTCGCCCTCGACCACAGCGTCCTCAATGAGCATGTTGAGGGTGAGGACTTCGCGGTCACTCACAACCGCTTCCTGATTGAGAGGTGTGATCCAACACCCGCCGCATGTGAGCCAGCCACTCGTCTACGGCGAGTTCCCTTTTCATCCAGTTGCACCTCGCACAACATTGAACCACGTTGCCGGGAACGTAGCCTTTGTCGTTGTCCACCCGGTCCAGACCAAGACGGTGCTCGACCTCGCCCCCGCAGTAATGACAGGGAGCACCGTAGAACTCGCGTAGGACTTCGGGGGAATCGAAGGCCCACTCGATCCCACGCCTCTTTGCTTCCCCGTGAATCCTCCTACAGCGAAAGGGAAGTGTCTTCTGCGCGGTGAAGTGGCGGGTTCGCTGGTTTTGGCACTCCCGACACTCCGTTCCCGCATATCCTTTCCTCGGGCCGCTTTGACGTATGACGTAGAACTCGGGGGTTTCGGGGTACGTCCCCCGACACGTCTTGCATGTCCGGGTCGAACCACTGGCGAGTTCTTCCTCCGTGACCTCGCGGGGAGGCCAAGGGAGTGGGGCTGGGCCACTGCCTTTTGTACCACGCTCGACGGGGGCTTCAGCAGCCTCGCGCCTACGGGCCTCTGCCTCGTCCTGCCAATCGAACAGTAAATCCACAACGTCATTCATGGGTCAATCTCGCGCCGAAGCCCAACGCCACAAGATCGGGAACGTAAGGGTCTTGCCCTTTGTGCAACCGCGTCTCAAAGAACCCGTCGAGGTCGGGGACGGTCGCCATCACCAACCGGGCGTAGTACGCCGTGTAGTTGTTGTTGAGCTTGAACTCGTCCCCTTGCGTCTGGAGGGCGTAGAGCCACCGCAGGCGGTTGAAGATGAGCCAGATGCTACAGCGACCGAAACCCCGGCCTTTGAGGTCAAGGGCGATCTCAACAATGTGGCCGTAGACATGCGGGTTCATCCTGTGGAACGCCTCAAACCTTTGTTCCGTGTCGCCTTTTGTTCGCACAGGGATGACGGGTTGGACTTCGACCCCGAGGCCATCATCACGGCCAAACAAGGTGAATATGTCGAGAGTGATGAGGTCAGGCATGGGTGCTTCTGGTGAGGGGTGCGCTTCATCTGTACCCAGACCCCAGACGACACCACCCCCCGATAGAAAGCGCCTATGTTTCAACTGCTTGCCTGTCATTTCCTATGGGTTCCTGTCGGTTCCCATGGTGCCCTGGACCGTACCGGCGACGAAAGGGATCGTGGGATCACGCCCGGACACCTGTGACCGGGGGGAGGACACCTGTGACCGCCAGATAAGAAAGGGCCACCAACAGCCACTTGCCATTCGGGGAGTCGCCCCTCGGACGCACACAGAAAGGGGGGCCTTCCAGCGAAGGGGGGTCTGTGTGGAGGTCAACCCTTCAAAGGGTTTGTCCAAGGGGGGTTGGGATTAGCGTTCCGATTTTGGACGCGGTTTCAATGTGGCCAACAGGGGGGGCCGGTACCCCCCCAGGGGTTTTGTCGTCGGTTCTGACAGGTCGGCGTTGGGGTGTGTTTGTGACTGTTAGGTTTGCATACCTAACTGTTACGTTTGCATACCATACTGTTACGTTTACCGAGTGTGACTGTTACGTTTACGTTTGTGACAGTCACACCCTCCGTGTATTGAGTAACGACTAATGCCACTCGCCTGACGCGAGCATGGCCTTGTAGGCCAGGAGGGTGGAGAGGGCTGGCATCTGCCTGTAGTACCTCTCTCCTTCCTCTGGTCCGAGGATAGAATGGCAGACGGCCCTTGCCCATACCTGGGCAGCGTCGAGGGAGTCCTTGCTCCCCATGATGCCGGTCGGCTTGGAGAGAGTGAGGAGCAAGTCCTGTGGTGAGTCCTTCATGTGGACCTCCCTGGTAGGTGTCACCCCATATTACCCGGTCCCCCGTGGGGGCCTACCCCCCTATGCGTGGGCGCGGCGGGCAGATACAGAGAAAGGGGCACAGGACCGAGAATGGTCCTGTGCCCCTTATGGGTGGGAGGGAATGACCATGACGGTCAGCCCTATGCGGGANGGTCAGTCGATGTTGACGTAGTGGCCAACGTAACCTGGGATGGCCTTCATGTCTGCGGCCAGGGTGCCCGTGAGGTCCAGGCCGTTGCTGGAGAAGCACGCCTTGACCAGCCTCTTGCTGGGGTTGCCCTTTGGGGTCACGGCAGGGCCAGTGACCCAGACGTAGCAGCAGACACCACGGCCACCCTCCATGAAGTGAGTGCGAGCCTCATGCTTGGCCATGACTGCACAGACAGCAGCCTTGAAGGTGGGGCACATGGTAGCCATTGGATCCTCCGGTAAGGTGGTGAGTGGTTAGGTGTCGTTGGTCGTGGTGAGGTGCCATGCGTCGAGAGCGGCACAGATGTGGATGACCCATCCGAAGAAGCCCACAGGACATGAGCCACGCCAGGACCATGAGGGAGAAGAAGTAGATGGCCCTCCCTGGCCTCCCGGCGAGGAACTGGCCCGAGCCAGGGAGGATGAGGGAGAGTGCAGCCGCCATCATCGGAGGTACGCTGCGCCGTAGTCGGTCACGCCAGCCAGCGGGTCAGCGTCACGGATGTTGCCGCGAGCGTGCTTGGCCGGGGCTCGCCAGTTGGCTGCCTTCATAATGTCCCCGTTGCTTCGGACCACGAAGCAGTAGACCGAGCCACCACGGACGACCTTGGCGTACTTGCGGCCCCACTCGATGGTGCGACTGCCAGGGTACTTGGCGTTGACCTTGGCGACCCACTCCTCGATCTCCGCGTCGAGGCCGTCCCTCGCGGGGGCCATCGTGCTGACCGTGGGGGTCACGGGGGTCAGGGAGTGCAGGTCACGGCGGCGGCAGAACCAGAGGACTCCATCGAGGTCCATGATCTCCGAGCACTTGGGCAGCGAGCCCCAGCCACGGGGAGCGTTCACGCGGGCGCGTGTGACAGTGTAGGTGCCGCTGGTGTCACGGCGGTAGACAGACCTGGGTGGCAGCTTGCTCTCGCCAGCGCAGTCCATCCCCTTACTCTCGGGGGATGCGTACCACTCTGCCGTCTCCTCGGCAGTGACGGGTCGCCAGAGGTCAGCGTGCTCGCGCACGACGACGGTGAGTCCTTTCTTCATGGGGTGTCTCCTATGGCCCCTCGATGGGGCGCGGGAATCGGTGGGGGGTGTCCTTCCACTTCTATACGGAGATACCGGCCCGAGTTGAACCCCCCTTCGGCAAGAAAAGTAACGGTTACCCCAGGGGGGTAGGCCCCGTCCCTGCATATTCGGTGCATACGGGACACTGAACAGAGGGGTGTTCAGTGTGAACAGGTGTTCACCTGAACGGACGGCGAAAACCCAGGTTCGCCCGTTCCCGCTACTTGACATAATGTACGTTATCGGACGTTGTGGCACTGAACAGACCGTGCATGAGTATGCGTGGGGGTGCATACTCATGCACCGGAGGGGGGACGGGCCGCACGGCTGGCACCCCCGGCTGGCACCCCCGGTCGGGGAGAACCGTCCATCCCCTTTAGGGGGATGGACGGTTCTCCCCTTGGGCTACGCCCGAGGGTCGGGGGGCTTGTCGCACACAGGGGGTCAGCCACCACCACTTATTTTGGGCCTCCAGCAGAAAACTTGCCGGAGGGGGGTTCAACTACCCCTGGCATTTCCGTATAGGGGTGCGGGGGTCATCTACACCCCCACCCCTTTCACCTTTTCCCACGCCTCACCGAGAGGCCCGGAGACACCCCATGGCTGAACTCACCATCAACGGCAAGAAGTGGGCCGCGAGCCATCAGGCTTCGGTCAACGCTATCCTTGACCCTCGGACAGCGGATGCTCGTAAGGTACTCGCACGAGGCTCCTCCTTCTTCAACAAGGACAAGTGGACTTGCCGCGTGATGCAGGGGAAGCTGTGTGAATCGGTGTCTTATGGCAACGAGTTCAGCTATGAGATGGTCGAGGATGCCCTCAACGCTGCCAACGCCACCTATGTCTCTGACCCCCACATCGTCGTGGCGACCAACCCCGACCGCATCCCCCTCTGGCTGGCGCGTGCGGGGATCGGTGGTGACTACCACGAGGCGTGGCACACCGAATACTCCTGCCGTCGTGACCTCACCATAGAAGACGTGTGGGGTCCGCTGTCCGAGCGTTGGACACTCCTGGCTGACTGGCGACCCTACATCGGTGCCGTGTTGACCTGGGGCAACATCATTGAGGACATTCGCATCGAGCGGTGTGGGTGTGCCAAGTACCCTGGTGCCCCTGACAAGATGGCTGACTTGCAGGATTTGATCTTGAAGATGGAGTCCGAGGGTCGTGAGGCTTCCGAGCACCGAGGGATTGACCCCCACAACGACCTCTCGGTCGTGATGGGTGCTTTCCGTGATCTCGGACTCGGCTACGACACCGACCGCCAGAACGAAGCCCTGGCNGGNTACCGTGAGCGGTCCCNGGCTGGTTGGCGTCTGGTGACGGAGGGTCCGTTGAAGCCCTTGCTCGACCGTGCGATTGCACTGACCCCCGAGGATGACCTTGGGCACTGGTGGCTGGCGATGGAAATCGTTGCCCTGCTGGTGGCGTTGGGCCACGACACACCCCCGGCTTCCCCACCCCCCTCCAACGATGGTGGTGGTGAGAGTGAGCCTGGACCTCCCGGTCCCCCGTCGGAAGGCGAGGGTGAGGGCGGCTCTGGCAAGGCCCCGAAGTTCCCCGTCTTCCGGGTGGGTGACAGGGCTCGCGCCAAGGTCGGACCCCACGCTGGCGAGATTGTCGAGGTGACCTTCGCTGGTCTGCCGGATGCTGATGGCCGTCAGGGCTTGAAGTTTGCGGTGGTCATAGACGACTAAAAAACCTATGCCCAGGGGGGTTCAACTCCCTTGGGTATCTCCGTATAGAAGTGTAGGGGTGAGCACACCCCCGGTCGTTTCTCGGGTTCGACCTAAATAAGACCCGACTCCTTTCCTTTCTTCCCCGCCTCATCGAGAGGCCCCGGAGACACAGATGGCTCTTTTCGATTACATGCTCCGACTCGGAACCGAGTTGGTGGGGTCCAACATGGACCTCGCTCCGCTGCCCCGCGAGGATGACAGCGACGGGTCCGGCGACGGCGACGGCGACGGTGAGAAGTCCGACGAGACCGACGGCACCCCCGAGGGTGGCGAGGGCTCGGAGGGTGATGACACCGAGGATACCGACGAAGACACCGAGGATACCGACGAAGACACCGACGGTGAAGGCGACGGTGAAGGCGACGGTGAAGGCGACGGTGAAGATGCCGACACTGATGCCGACGGTGAAGGCTCCGACGGTGAAGGCTCCGACGGTGAGGGCGGTGAGGATACCGACGAAGACACCGACGGTGAAGGCTCCGGTGATGGCGACTCCGAGGGTGATGACTCCGACGGTGAGGGCGAAGGCTCGGGCGACGGAGACGGAGACGGTGACGGCGACTCCGATGGCGACTCCGGTGGTGACTCCGGTGGCGACTCCGGTGGTGACTCCGATGGCGCAGCCGGTGACGGTTCCGATGACTTCGGTGACCCCGGTGCCGAGGGTGCCGGTTCGGATGCACTGGCTGGGGGTCACTGCGACCTGGGCGATGATCCCAAGGCGTTTCTCGATGGCCTCCTGGCTGCTCTGGAAGCGAACGACACGGACCTGCTCGACAACAACGAGGCGATGGGTAGTGCCACCGAGGGTGAGCGCGATGACGATTGCCTCGATTATGAGCAGGTTTGGCGACCCTTCGACCCGAGCCTGGATGAGATCGTTCGTCCCAGCGGGGGCTACAATGGCATGGCCAAGATTTACCGGGATGATGCCCGACTCCTGACTGCGGGCATCCGCTCGCAGTTCCGGGCGAAGTTCCTGATGGCCAAGACCAAGAAGGTCATTCATGGCACCCGCCGTGGAAAGGATCTCTCGGAGCGTCGTCTGGTTGAGTCGTTCATCGAGATCAAGTCGGGTATCCGGCCCAGCCGCCCCTACTTCCAGAACGTCAAGTCGGACGATGTGTCCATCGCGGTCGCAGTCGTTGGTGACCAGTCGGGCTCGATGCGTGGTAGTCGCGCTCGGTCGGCAGCGACAGCGATGGTCGCTATGGCCGAGGCGTTCGACACCCTGGGTTCTCCGGTCATGTGCTGTGGTCCTCGGAACGGTCGTCGGGCTCCCTACACGACGACCGAGCAGTACAACGAAGACGACGCTTCGTTCCACCGGATCTCGGGTGCTCGGATCGATCTTTTCAAGGATTGGGATGAGCCCTTCCGAACCTGCAAGGACCGCTTCGGTAGCTACACGGCTTCTGGGGGCACGCCTCTGTCTGACGGCATCCAGTTCGCCATGCAGGAGTTGTCCACTCGCGAGGAGCGGTATCGGGTGATTCTGGTGCTCACTGACGGTCAGCCCGACTGCCCCCGCGTCGTTCGTCGCCAGATTCGGCTCGCTGCCGAGGCTGGCATCTTCGTCATCGGCGTGGGCATTGGCGAGGACGGGTACGCTGTGACCAACCTGTTCCCGTTGCACGTCACGGTCCCGAGTTTGGATACCCTGGCCAAGCGCATGATGGAGACTATCTCGACCATCGTGTTCCCGAAGCACGCCAAGAAGGCCGCATTGGACGGCCTGATGGCCAGTGGCGGGTTCCGCTAATCTCACTGACCCCCTCCGGGGGGTCAGTTTTCTTACCTTTTCTTCCTCCAGGGGGGTTCAACTCACCCCCCTATCTCCGTATATGGGTGCAGGGGGTGAGCACACCCCCCCATCCTGTTCCCTTTCATCTTCCCTATGCCTCATCGAGAGGCCAACTGGAGACTCCCAATGCCTGCTGCTGCAACTGCTCTCGCGCCCAACCTCACGGTGGTTGATGGTCGCGTCGAGTGCATCGAGTGTGGACACCGCGCCCACTCCCTGCTCGACCATGTGGTCGAGGCTCACGGGATGACCCCCGAGGCGTACCTCGATGCTCACCCTGGCGCTCTCACCGTCAGCACCAAGGCTCTGGATGCCTTTGACCGCGCCCTCAAAGGGAAGCGGCGTAAGGCGGCTCCCGAGGTCACCGACCTGACCCGCGATCTCCTCGGAGTCGTGTGTCGAGTGGACCATGGGATTCCCCTCCACTTCTGCCTGCCCCTCCCCTGGGCCTATGCGTTCCCCACCAAAGGGAAGGCACGCACCGCTTACCAGCGTGCGCTCCTGGCCCTCGCCAAGAAGCGTGCCGTGTTCATCTGGGGTGGCCCCGGAACCGGTAAGGATGCGGTGGTTCACGCCTTCTCCAGCTACACCCGCACTCCGGCGTTCGCCTACACCTTCACTCCGGGTACGGAAGTGAAGCGGTGGTTCTACTCCCGCGAGATCACCGACGCTGGCACCTCATGGTCCTACGGGACTCTCTGGAACGCCATCGTCAACGGTGTTGTTGGAACCGACGGTGTTGCGCGTCCCGCGCTGATCCTGTTCTCCGATGTTGACCGGGGCACCCCCGAGCAGATTGAGGAGTTCCGGTTGACCCTGGACACCACCTCCAAGCGGATCGTTGGTCCGACGGGTGAAGTCCACACCTTGTTCCCTGGAACGCAGTTCGCTTTCACCGCGAACTCCTGCGGTACGGGTGACGAGACGGGTCGTATGTCGAGTCAGCGGATGGATGCTTCGATCCTCGACCGGATGGGTCGGTTCGTTGAGTTCACCCACATGCACTGGGATGATGAGTCCGCGATCCTGCGGTCGAAGTACCCGGCGCTGGTAGAAGCGGCACCTGCCGTCATCGACCAGTTGGGCAAGGCTACGGACAAGATTCGTGCGGCTATCGAGTCGGAAGAACTCTACGCGGAGTTCACCCACCGTGGTCTGTGTGAAGTCCTGTCGGAGTGCGAAGACGTGCTCTGGCTGTCCGACGGCACCCCTCCTGCCAACCTCTTGAAGAGGGGTTTCGCAGCGTGGTTGCACCGGCTGGACAAGGACTCTCGGACCATCGCGATGCGCCTGATCGACGCTGTGGTGACCGGCGGTTGCTTCACTGACGAGGAAACTGACTGAAACCAACAGGCAGGGGGGTTCAACCCCCCCTTGCTTCTCCGTATAGAAGTGTAGGGGCGTCCCCGCACCCTTTCACCCCATCCCCATGACCCGCATCGAGCGAGGCAACTGGAGACACCCCATGAACTTCCCGACCACCCTGGAAACCACGGCTTGGATGCCCTATGTCCTGGCCGCGCTCCGCGCCCTCGGACCCCGAGGGGAGGAAGTACGGTTCCGCGACGTGATCGCCCATATCGAGTCCCTGACCGATTTCCCTGGCTGGGGTACCTGGGGCACGAAGATGAAGCGGGGCAAGCCCTACTTCGCCGGACACCGAGCCGTCACCCTCGCGGGTGGGCGCTTGAAGAAGGACGGTATGGCCGTCAACCCACGTCGCGGGTACTACGCCTTGGCCTCCGAGTTGGCTGCTGCGCCAGCACCGGAAGTCACCGAGGCTACCGAGGTAGAGACGATGGCAGCGGTCACCCTGACCGAGATGGTCACCGAGGAAGCCACCGAGGAAGCCCCAGCGGCGATCTCCGTGATCACCGAGGATTCGGGGATGGCTTACCTGCCCCCCGTCGGTGCCGTGACTGCCGGGTCCTACGCTACGGAGGCTGACCTCCGGCGCGTGGCCATCGACAACACCCACTGCTTCAGCCTGTGGTCCTCACGGTCTTCGCAGTGCGAGGGGTGCCCTCTGGCTGGGCTGTGCCAAGCATCGACCATCACCACCCTGGCGACGGTGGCCTCCGAACTCGATGCTGAGTTCGCTGCCGAGGTCGCCAAGGCCGAGGCCGAACTCGCTGCCGAACGTGCGCGGTTGGTAGCTGCCCTGAAAACGTCCATGGCTCCGACTCCCGAGGCCACCACTTCCTCGGTTGACTACTCGACCGTCGTGGTCCCCTTCGCCTGCGTCTGCTCGGCAGAGGGATGCAAGGGCACCATCGAGGCCAACGCCACCGCTGCCCATGTTGAAGGGCGTGGAGTCTTCCACACGGAGTGCGCCATCGCGCTGTAGACACCTGACCCACTTTTGGGTCGGTGTCCAACCGGCCCCTGGAGTATCCCCATGAAAGACCTGACCCCCCTCATTACCGAAGCCACTGACCTCGCCAAGCGCGGGGGCAGCGCCCAGGAAATCGCCCGCGTGGCTTGCCGCCTCGCGGGCCATATCTCTAACGCCCAGGAGGCTCTGGACCCCCTGAAGGCTCTCCTTCGTGACCTTGCGTCTACCCAGCGGGGGGACGAGAGCCACGTCCACTACGACACCGATGCTGGAAGCGTGTCCGTGACGTTCCCGTCGCCCCGGTTCAAGGCTCGCAAGGGCACTGATTGGGACGTGGTGCGCCACGTCCTCGGAGACTGCTTCGACACTTACTTCGTGACGAACGTGCGGTACGACGCTCGCAAGGACATTGATGCGGTCATCAAGACCCGCAAGGCTTCTGGCGAGGTGCCAGACGTGCTCAAAGCCATCGAACGAGCCGAACCCACTCCCAGGGTGGGCTTCAAGCCTACCTGACCTCCTGCCCGCCCTCACGGCCCCCCAGATGCCTTGTTCGGGGTCGTGGGCGGTGGGTTTCAGCCCCCATCCCCCCGACTACACATCCGCCGCCCCCACTCCCGCCTGGGAGTGGGGGCTTTTGTCGTTTCTGGCCCCCCAAGTGTGCGAAGTGGACACCCCCCTGCGTCTACCCCTGTGGAGGTGCCCGATGACTACCCCTATCCGCGTCCTGTTCCCCCTCTCCGAGATGGAGATCAACACCGTGCTGGAAACCCGGCACGCCGAACGGCTGGAGAGTGCCGCAAACCTCGACAGCTTCCCGCCCGATTCGACCCTCGGCACGTTCCGACGGACCCTGCTCGTCAGGGACGTGGGAGGAGATGCCCTCATCCGGGGCCACCTCCAGACCCACCCCTACCTCCGGCTGTCCCGTGAGGTGTGGTGGTGGTGGAACGTCGAGGTGAACGGCACCGATGTAGACACCGGCAAGGAAGTCCCCTCGGTCTTCTCCCAAGAGGAGATAGAGCAGGCCGAGGAGGAAGGGCTCTCCATGGCTCCGTGGCTCCGCAGAGCCCTACGGGCGATTCAGGACGTAGACTTCGACCTCGCCTTCAACATCATTCGCGACCTGAACACCGCGCTCGGTGGGATAGTGCCAGGACAACTGGACCTGAACACCGAGATGTGGTCCGACGTGGCCTTCATCGGTGGGGGCGAGTGGGTGTCGTAGATCGGAAGGGCACCGTTGACCCGTGTTCCACGGGGAACGGCTGCCGTCCGAGACGGCGGTAGTCTCACCCGTGGGGTCACCGATCTGACCCCACAAGCCTCCCACAGCGATGTCGTCCGAGGTCTCGGGGATGTCCTCGGGGCCGCCCGATTCGCTAAACCCTTGCCTTCACTGGGGTTTTCGCGCACGCCGTTCTGATGACACCCCGATCAGGGGTTTTTACAACAACGGGGGAGCGCCCCTGGACCTGTGGTTCCAGAACTGGACCTGTGGTTCCACCCCCCGCAAGTTGGGGCGAAAGACCTTTCCGGTTGAGTAAGCCCAACGGGGCTCTGCCTATCTACGACACCCGAGGCTACTCCTCGGTGGGGCGAAAGACCTTTCCGGTTGAGTAAGCCCGACGGTGCCCTTCCGATTTACGACACCCGCCCGAGGCTACTCTCCGGTGGGGCGAAAGACCTTTCTGGTTGAGTAAGGCCGACGGCGCTCTACCTATTTACGACAGGGGGGGTTCAACTCGGCCTCCTATCTCCGTATAGGGGGTGAGAGAACCTTCCCTCATCCCCACGAGCCTCATCGAGAGGCCAACAGGAGCGCCCATGTCCATCGCAGTCTTTCACGCCACTCGCCCCACCTTCGGGTCCGGGCCGGAGCCCACCGAGTTCATCCACGTCGCTGATGTGGACCTGCCCGACGCGGACTACCCCCGCGTCTTTGAACTGACCAACACCATCGAACACTACTGGTGGGAGAACGCTCTGGTCACCTCGACCTTCCCTGGTGAGGGATGCCGCTCCACCTCCGTCGGTGACCGCATCCGCCTGTCGGATGGACGTGTCCTCCGATGCGCTTCCTTCGGCTGGGAAGAGGTCGAGGCCACCGCAGGGACCGCTTGACCCCCACACCCCCTAAACGTGACTGTCACACCCCCTAAACGTGACAGTCACGTTTTCAAACGTGACTGTCACAGGCAAAACCGCGCCCAAAACGTGACTGTCACACCCGAATACTTGGTTTTGGGGGGTTCAACTCACCCCCCTATCTCCGTATAAGGGTGGAGGCCCTACTATGACCCACATCCACCCAGCCATCATCGAGCGCGAACGCCGCGAGCGTGAGGAACGCGAGAGCGAGCGCCGACGGCTCCCCCTCTATGCACCTCGTCCTGTGCCTCCCCGTCCTGTGCTGGAACGACCGGACCCCGCCCCCGAGCGGGGGGTGGTCGAGATCGACTACACCCTTTGACCCTCTCTGGAACCTCCCATGACCGGCACCATGACCATCAAGACCAAGTGCCAACAGTGCGGTAAGAAAAAGGCCATCAAGAACGTCGTGACCTTCCTCCCCAAAGGAGAGGTGGGCATCTACACGAGGAAGGGCTGCTTCAAGTGTGGATGGCACCCTGACGCACCTTCGCCCGAACAGACCACCCCCGGAGCCACATGACCCACGCTGAACTGCTCTCCACCATCCGCGAGGCGTACTTCGCCCTCGCTGGCTACCGCTCACCCTCCCTGCTCCCAGAGCAGCAGGAAGCCGAACTCGCACGGTGCCACGACCTCCTGGCTGCTGTGGTCTACGGACCCGAACCGGACGAGGACGAGCGGGAGCCCACTGCCGCCGAAATCTACGGGTACACGCCGTCGGGGGATGACATTGTGGTGCCCCAGGACCAACCCGTCATCCCCGCCTGGGCCGCAGACGACCAAGACATGCCGTTCTAAACCCTCAACTTTCTCGACGGAGGGGGGTTCAACTCCCCCTTGCTTCTCCGTATAGGAGTGTAGGGAGCCCCGCTACCCACACAAAACACCCCCCACGAGCCCGAATGACGGGCCAATGGAGACTTCTCATGGACCTCACTTCCCTCTCCCCCGCGACCATCGCGGCACTTCATAAGGCGCTCGCCGCTGCGAAATCCGCGACCCGCGCTGACCTCCCCGTCGGGGATAACGACGTGGACGAGATCGTCACCCTGCACACGGTCGCCACTACCCGTTGCGGTGATGACTACACCCAGCCCATCGTGGCCAAGGCTGACCCCTGGACGCTCCTGGCTGCGGCATTGAGCCACCTCAACGGCGTGACCGTCGATTCCCTCACCCGCGAAGCCCTCACCGCCGACCCCAAGCTGATCGCGTCCCTCAAGAAGAGGGCCAAGGTCGCTATCGCTGCGGTCAAGGGACCGACCCTGACCGACTGCAAGGGCAAGGTGACCTTCCCGGCTCTGTCGGTTTCAGTGGTCAGTGCCACCGAGGTCGCGGCTGCGGAGGACGAGGAGTCCGCTGCCTGATCCCCCCCTCACCGGTCCCCCTCCCCCCTGGAGGGGGCCTTTGGTGTATTGGGCGGTCCCACTTTGTAACAGTCACAGATGCACTTGTGACTGTTACAGGCACCCCTTGTGACAGTCACGTTTACGAACCGAGTATTCACATTCGGTGTTTGACACACTTTCAAACTGGAGGGCTCTCATGCCTACCGCAACCTCTACATACGTCAACGCCTACGCGGTCACCCGCCATTTCGGTGGACCCGAGGAAGGCGGGTGGTGGTACAACGCTGGGGAACCCCTCGCGTCCGTGCCGCTCCCGTTCACCCCCACCGGTCCCGACGATGGGCGCGTGGGCACCATGGTCAACCAACTCAAACAGCGGTACGCCGATCACGCGGAGGGAGACATTTACTCTGTCCTCGGCGGGGTCGCCGTCGAGGTCTACGTCGAAGACCACCCCGCTCGGACCTTCCCCACCGAGACTCCGCACTACGAGTAGGCCCACGAACTGACGGACCCTCGGACTGACCCGAGACAGCCGCCGCTGACCCAACCCCCAACAACCCCCGACCCCCGACTGCCTCCGTGGCGGTCGGGGGTTTTTTGCGTTTGGGGTTTTGGGTGTGACAGTCACGAACGCCAATCGTGACTGTCACAAACGCAACCAATACAGTTACGTTTGCATACCATGTAGTTACGTTTGCAAACCTAACAGTTACATTTACCCAATACAGTATTTTCCCATGCAAACCCCATGCCAGAAAAATCTCCGGGGGCTTGACTTGTTCTCTGGATTGGCGGGCCTCACAGGGAGGGATCGTGTTCGTGATAATCACAACCACCTTGTATTCGGCCTCCCCAACCCCCCGCTAACGGTGGGCGAAACCCGATACCCAGGAGCCCCAATACTTCATTCACGATTGTGACTGTCACATGGGCCATGTATCGAGTAGTCACAAGTACGTTTCAAGTATTGCGTTTCGGGGGCGGGGACTCCTACAGGGGGGTGCGAGAGGGGGTGTTGGCCGGTACAGGTAGAGGAACCCAGAACCCAGCAGAGGACGTTCCCATGGACCCCACGGTCACCCCGACCCCAGGCCCCGCCACTCGCCCTCTTCCCGACGAGCGGGAAGGGCTCTGGGTTCCCCTCATCGAAGGGGTACTCCGTGCGATGTGGGGCGGTTTCGGTGAAGCCCACCAAGACAAGTGGGGTGATGAGGTCCAAGTCAGGCACGGATCTGGCAACAGGCTTTTTGGGCACGGCCACTTGAAGTACCGGGACACACTCACGACCCGGTTGGACGTGGAGTATCGGGAGCGGATCCCCGCTACGGTCTTCACCCTCCGTGTGGTGTCTACGGAACAGGTGGTGTCTACGGAACAGGATGCTCCCATCTACTCGGTGTCCTTCACGGTCACTGATCGGGAGTACGCCATGAGCCACCACCTTCCTGACGTGGGAAGGCGGTTGGCCACGGAGATGGCTCCGCACGTCTATCACTTGGACCCTCGGAGGGGGATACCCCTCTACGTCAGGTCCAAACAGCGACCTCATGTGTCCCCGTTGTTGCCGTTGCCCCTCTTTGACCGACCCGACGGTTCACACCGGTATCAGACGGAGTTGTTGTTGGGGGTGTGGCGTTCGGGTCTTGCGGTTGCGGAGAGCCTTGCGGACTTGGCCGACCATTCGCCTACGCGGTGTCCTTTCTGTGGGGAGTCCTTACTGGACCCCACGCACGGAGTGATTCCCGTGTGGGGTGGTGGGAACCTGGGCTGGGTTCATCCTGGCTGCATGGATCGAAGGAGTGAGTGATGAGTAAGATCAAACCGAGCACGACCGTCCGCATCAAGCGAGGGGTGCGCCCTTATGGCGGGCGGCGTATGCGGCTGCTTGAACGCGAAACGCTCCCCAACGGGCGAGAGGTCGTCAACCTATGGCTGGACGGGCAGCACGTCCTGGGGACGGTGCGCCAGTACAACGCCGATGAGGTCGAGGATGAGCGGGATGAGTAAGCGAACGATGTTCGGTGGTCCCGAGTCCATCATGGGCGAGGCTTGCCAAAAGGACTTGGACGACATGGTGATGGAGAAGATGCTCGGGTATGCCGAGGTCGAGGAGCAGCGACCATCCACCTACAAGGTGGTGTGGTCCACCGAGCACGCTTCCGGTGAACTCCCCTACGAGTTTGTCGGGATGGACCTTGCCCTCCAGGGAGGTCGTGAGTGGAAGGCCGAGATGGTCGCCATTGACCCTGACCCTGTATCAGCCATAGAAGAGTACCAATGGGAGGTTGTCCGTATCGACCCTCCGCTGTTGGAGAGAAACGGCCCGGAGGGGCAGGAGAGGTGAGGGATGAGCAGATGGATGAAGTTGGTGTTTGTAAACCCGGAGCGTGTGCGTTCTGACGAGGAGAGTGTTCACCTGTTGTTCGACATGACGGACCCGGCCCAGGAGGGTGAGGTACGGCGGTTGGGGGAGGAGTTAGCGCAAGCCTTGGTGACAGCGGACGAGTACCGTGCGTCTGGCGGTCACCTTCAGGTTGCTTCCCAGAACCCGCAGGGCACCTTCCCGTGGGCTTTGGCTGGTCGTTGTGAGACGTGTGGCCCGGAGAAGCCATGCGAGCGGTGCTCTACAGTCGAGGACGGCAGAGGTAGGCTGTCTATCGTTCCCGATCAGGTATAGAGACGGGGTTGGTCAATGGGTGATGCTTGCCAAGCAGCGGTTCGGCAGATGGTTTTACGGGCTGGTCGGTATGACCTCATCGTGTTGGTGGTAGCGGATGATGCTACTCCCTACGAGGTGGAGGAGGTTCGTGAGATCGCGACCTCCATCCATGAGGACACGCAATCGACCATCGCGGTGTTCCCCGAGAGTGTGTTGAAGGATGCTCGTGTGTTCACGCTGACGGAACTCATCGAGTTCCGTGACGAGATTGATGCCCTCATCCAGTACAAGGCTTCGGACGTGGTTGGAGAGGCGTAGGGCGTTACGCTGCCTACCACTTATTGCCCGTCTTGTGTTCGTACTCGGCCTTTGCAAAGTCAGCGAGTGCTTTGTTGAAGGGTGCGCGGGCATGGAAAGCCGCTGGGTCTCTGCGGTGGTCGTCTTCCAGCCGCATCTGGATCTGTATGAGGGCATTACTCACGCGCCCGAAGTCGGGGTCGCCTCGCAACGCCGCCCGCAGCCCTCGCAGTTCCTTTTGGATCTCGGGGGCAAACTCGGGCCACTTTCGCAGCACATCCTTCAACGAAGCTGAAGCCTTCTTGTTGGGTCCGGCCCGTAAGACCTTGATCAACTCGGTCAGGGAGCGGTCATACCCCCCATACGGAGCAGTGCCCCATCCGGGGACTCCCGAGAGAATACGCTGGGCCTTCACCAGATAGTCCACGGCTTTGTCGATAGCGCGGTCAGCAACCCTCAACCCAGCGAGGATGGCTTTCCGCTCATCGGAGCCTACGGGCATCGAGGAAGCGAGCCGGATCAATCGGGATCGGTCGGCAGCGGTAATGGTCTTGGGCATGGTGGGATCTCCTAATCAGTCTGGCATCAGGTATCGGTGCCAGTAGGGCTCCTTACCGCTCACCTGACGGGCGTAGTCGTTGATGGCACCGAGAACATCTTTTGTTCTTTTCATGCGTTCGATCTCCCTACGGTTCTGGTTGACGTAGGCCATCGCCGCTCTGTACGCCTTCACCCGTCCGGGCTTCTTTATCAGGATAAAGCCCGAATATGTCTGGTTGTAGGGGGGGTCAACAGGGACCGTCGTGAATGAGAAACCGTCCCGAAAGTTGAACCGAAGACCAAACTTGTCGCTGTAGGCCGTCTTCGACGCACCCCCTTGCTTCTCCAAGCCCGCGAGGATCGCTTTCCGTTCGGGAGAGCCAGCAGCCATAGTGGAAGCGAGCCGGATCAATCGGGATCGGTCAGTTGCGGTGAGGGTCTTGGGCATGGTGTATCTCCTGACCCTACGGGTCCGATAGGGTGTCTTCTTCGCAGTTCGCAGGGTCCGACCCTTGGCGACCCACCGCTTCATGGCCTGCCCTTGTTTCTTATGCAGGTCTGCACTGTCGGGCCGTTCCTCCAAGCTGACCTTTTTGACTCCTGGCATCTTCTTGATCCTGTCCAGAACCTTGTGGATCTTTGCCAAGTGGGCCTTGTCGTTATGCCACCGCTCATAGGACAGATTGTTTGGGGGGATCGCTGTGATGGAGTAGCCTGTCCCCCAGAGGTACTGACCCTCAAAGTCGCGGCTTTCCTTACCCCCACGACCGAACTCCTTGTGGAGTAGGAGGAGCCCATCCTTCGCTGAATCCACGCGGCCAGAGACGTTCACATCGTAGTGGCGTGTGGTCCCTTCCTCAAAGAGAGTGATGTAGTCATCTTCATCCTTTGGGTCTTCAAAGACGTAATCGGGGGAATCCCACGGCTCCATGGCTGCCGTCTTCTGGAGCCCAGCCAGGATTGCCTTCCGCTCTACGGGTAGACAGGAAGCGAGCCGGATCAAGCTGGCTCGGTCAGAAGCGGTAATGGTCTTGGGCATGGTTAGTTTCTCCTGACCCTACGGGTCCGATAGGGATTACTTGTGGTCGGACAGCCACTCGTCCCAATCACCCTCTGCACGGGAGTGCTCACCGTAGAAAGCCTGATTTTGTCCCACGCCCTCCGGGTGGAGGCGAAAGTCCCGTGCCTCAACGTACTGAACGCCCGTGTCGATGTTATCGTCACCGCCAGTGTGGTTCTTGTTGATTACGTCATTGGCTTTCTTGACCTCTGCCCACGAGTTCACTGGGAACTTGCAGACAAGTGCGCCGTCGGGGCCATGCCCCTCGTTGCTGATTCGCTGTCCGAACATGCGGGACAGGTTTTTGAGAGCGTCACCCTCCAACTTGTTCATACCTCGACCACCATCATCCATGAGGCTCTGTGCGAACTCGTCACCGTTTTCCGCGTCCTCCTCAATGTTGTAAGCCTCAATGATCAAATCGAAGTAGACGATTGCCATGCGGCCCAGCGGGTGTTCTCCAGCGGTCTTTGACAACCCAGCGAGGATGGCCTTCCGCTCGGGAGAGCCAGCAGACATTGTTGAAGCGAGTCGAATCAATCGGCTCCGGTCAGAAGCGGTAATGGTCTTGGACATGGTTAGTTTCTCCTGACCCTACGGGTCCGATAGGGAAGTCACCGGGTCATTTCAGGCGCAAGTAATCCGAGAGTAGGACGGCTCCGACCACGATTGCTATCAGCACTATGAGTACCCACGAGGGGATTTCATGGGGTTCCGGTTTCATGGGTGGGGTGACTTGCTTACTCGACCTCGACCTTTTTGATCTTGGCGTTCCTGGGTGAAAACACGGCGACCTCGGGCCAGCCATCGACCAGCCGAGAGCCGTGGAAGACCACGCTGTCGTAGCCATTGGCTCTTGCCTTGCGGGCTTCGGATGCGCTTGCGGTGATGAGGGGGTTCTGTACGGTGACCCCAACGGTGTAGACCTTGGGTCGGTACGCCGAGGAGTCGAGGCCCACTTCATCGAGGGTGTCGTAGAGCCAGTAGGGGGCACCGCTACTGGTCGAGAAGATGTTGGTTGAGCCGCCCCCGCGTGGTGGGACTGCACTCCCTTCGATGTACCCCGCTATGTCACCGAGGGTGTTCCCGTCCACCCCGTTGAGGAAGTCCTCGTGCTCGTAGGGTTCGTGCCCTGCGGCTTTGGCTTCTGCGAGCATGGGTTCCCAGGCATCGGATCCCTGGGAGTAGAGGCTTTCCAGAAAGGCTCCGGCCTGGGGCTTCTTGCGTTTCAGTTCGCCAATGATGCTGGGGTCGAGGCCGATGTTCCGGTTGGCGTTGGCGTACTTCCAGGCGACGTTCTTGGATGGGGTCAGGAAGATCCCCTTGCCGTAGAAGTCGTTGACGAGTTCGTCCCTGGACTTGGTGAGGTCAAAGCGGTCGAAGGATCGTGTGGTGCCGTGGTACAGGGTCACGGTCCTTCCCTCGTCCAGACCTTTCAGTCCGTTCATGGCGAGGTCGAAGGGTCGCTTCGCATACCGCTGCGCCACAGCTTCTTTTCGGACACCGGACCACTCGGGATGCTCACCTTCAAAGAGCCTGCCCTCACGCTCCAGTGAGCCCGTCACTCCGCGACCGTCCTTGACGTACCGATAGTCCAAGGACTCAAACACACCGGGACCAGTATCTTCATAATGATAGCCGCACGCCCGATCATCACGAATGGAGGGGTCATCCCACAAAGGGTGTGCGGTCACATCACGGCGGCGTTTCGTGAGGTAGTGGAACCAAACACGAGCGGAGTCTTCCGATACCTGACTTCGATCCGGCATCACCCCATAACGACCCGCATCCTCCATCATCAGGTCATAGAGCATCGGACCCCAACCGGAGGGTGCCCATACTTGACGCACCGTATAGGCCCCACCACAGGAGGAGTTCGGGGTCGCTCGGATATACCCGACCTCTTTCTTTCCGTCGTACAACTGGAATGACCTCGACGGGCCGACCCAGCGGGCAACCACATACCACCCATCGGGCAGATCCGAAGGTGTCTTCGCCGCCGCATCCCGAACCTTGAAGGGAGGGACAGAGCGGCCCGCATACCGGGAGGCAACACGGCTGGCAGAGGGTTTGATCATCCGTCGAGGTCTCTCACCACGAGGGCGGGGAAGGTTCGTTTCGACAGGGTGTGCAGTGCGGCGAGTCGGTGTGCTCCTTCCAGAATGTACGGCTTGGGGTCATCGTCTATGACCACGATGAGAGGTGCAATCCAGCCGTTGTGTTCGATGGCTTCCGCGAGTTCTCGGACCCTCCCCAGGTCACTTGCCGAGTAGAACATGTCATGTGGTGCGGCATCGAAGTCGGAGAGGGGTACCTCTCGCACGTCGGGGAGCACTTCATAGTCGGAGAACGAGGCGCTGATGGAGTTCTGGTTGGGGGCATCCCCTTTGACCCGCAGCCCACTCACGGAGCCTCCGGCTTTCGGGTAGTCACGCTTCGCATACCGGGTAGCTACACGGCGGGCGAGTTTGGTGGTGCGGGCGATCTCCTTGTAAAAGGTCGCCACGGCATCTGCCCACCGCTCCCGGTCGCCCTTGATGTGCGTAAAGAACTCGGACGGCTTGATCTTGCCTGGGTTCCAGTCAGGGCGTTTGAAGTCACGCGGAAGGGTGGGGAACCGTGCTCGCCCTTCACCGACGAAGGTGCGAACAGCCCACCGAAGCACCTTGCCCTTGTCGCGGTCATTGAGGTCCGTCTCGTCCAACCATCGTTGCACCGGAGGTAGGGAGTCGGACTCCCAATCGCCCACGGCATCGGTGAGGGAGGTCTGGTACTCCAGATCAGAGCGGTAATACCGATCTCGCCGTCGGTCGTCGCGTGGGCTGGACGTGTCTGGTGGAAAGCGGAAGGTTTCACGCGATGCGGATGCGTTGTCCTCAATCTGCTTCTGGCGTTGTTCCTCGATGCTGTGAGGCTGCCTCACCTTCCGTTTCGGGAGGCCCCCGTAATCCTGACCCGTCAAGGCACCGAGGATGACTTGGGTGGCGTGCTGCAACTCGTGGCGAACGGTTTTCGGGATGAGTTTGTCGTGCTTCTCCACAAGGTCGGGGATGACTTCTGGCATCCAGACATCGGCGGGGAGCCACACTTGGAACTCATGTCTCTTGTCTGACCAAGCACCCATGGCACCCGAACGTCCCTCATCAAAAGCGTTGGTCACGGTGATCGGACGGAGAGGGCCTTTGCGGAGAGCACGTTGCTCGCCTGCATTGAGGTTGTCCCAGAGGTGCCGATACCGCCAACCATCAAGGTAGTCGGTGAGGTCGAACGTAGTGGACACCTCACCCCCTTTCCCAGCGGAGGTGCGCTTCCAAGGCTTCATGCTCTTGAACCACAGATCGAGGGTGTCCTGACCCCCGATGATTCCGGCTCCTGTCCGGTCGAACTTGGCCTGTTTGGCCAGGGCGTTGTGGTGGGCGCGGTCAGCGAAGGTGGCCTGTGCCCATTCGGTCACGGCTTTGACGAGTTTCGGCGGGGCTTGTAGGAGCCCCGCTTCCATCCTGCGGAACCGGGAGGCAACTCGGCACGGACTGTTGCCCGAAGGTGGGGCCTCCGACCGCACGTCGAGGTCGGGAATGAACTGGTGAAGCTCGGCCTTCGCCTCATCGAACGGTTTGCCTGCCCGCTTACCTAACCAGACGTATTCGATGGCATCCGGGGTAAACGATAGGCCCTTCTTGCCTTTCCACTCACACTCGCCAGGGTAATCCCCTTCAGCGTGACGCAGCGCGTCTCGCTCGCTCACAAACAAGCCATCCTCCACCAGATGGGCCACGGCCTGTTGCTTTGTGAAGCCCTTGCGGATGTACCAGACGGGGTGGACTCCCTTCATCCGCATCTTCGTGAAGCTGAAGGCGATGCCGCCACCGAAGTACGGGACATAGCCGTCCTTCGTTCGCAAATGCGCGTCCCCGCGCCATTTCTGCGTCAACAACAGATTGCGGAGGTGGTCGTAGCTGGGCACCTCGACGTAGAGCAATCCGTCAGTCGGCCAGCAGATGCAGTAGGCTCGGCCTGCGTACCGGGAGGCGACACGGCTGGCGGCGGCCCGTGGGAGGTCGAAAGAGTAATCGTCAGACTCCAACTGACCTTGGAGCGCCAGTTGCCGCATGAACGGGTTTCCAGTGGTCTTCCGGTAAGAGTATGACAGGGGGGAATCAGGTTCATATCGGTCCAAGTGTGTGCGAACGTGCCCTGAACCCGCGAGTTCATGTACCCACTCTGGCAAGAGGGTCGCTTCAACGTCCGAACGGCGATTGAGGTAGTGCTCCCAGACCGCCCGTGCTTCACGCGAAACCGAGGAACGGTCGGGCATTAGTCCCTCGTCATTGAACTCGTTTGCGACTTCCATAGCCAGATCGTAAAGAAGCGGCCCCCACCCCTGACGTGCCTGAATCTCGTTGATTTGGAGGAAGTCCCCTGTCCGGTGGATGTCCAAACTTCCTACGGTGTTGTCATCACCGTCCAGCAGATAGATGCCGAGATTCGACAGTGAACCGGTGATCTCGACGTACCAGTCGTCAGGAAGGTCTTTGACGGTCCTCATTCCCGCTTCCATCCTGCGGAACCGGGAGGCTACTCGGCTGGCTGATGCCATCTTCCGCAAGTCGATCAAGGGACCATGCTTCGGGTACATCGAGCGTAGGCTTTTCCAGACCCGCTGTGCATCCGGTGATGTGTTTCCCCCGGAGCAACGGTTCGGACCCACAACGCCCTTCTTGGAGGCGATGTGGGAGAACAATGCCTTGTAGAGCAGCTTGCCGAACCCCTTGCCTCGGAGCCACCAACTCAGCAGGGCTCCTCGGACAATCCAGACTGGCGGCTCCCCTATCTGACCCCACGCCTCTTTGCAGTCCAGAGGAGCCCCCTTCCATTGGAAGCTGTTTGGGTCTACCGTCGAGGCTCGGAAGTAGCCGACTATCTTCGTCCCGCGCTTCAACTCGATCTTGATGTTGTCAGCCCCGGCCTCGACCTTGGCCTCCAAGCCTGTCTTGTCTTCGATCTCATCAATGATCCGACGGAACCCTCCAGCGGTCCTGCTCGCGGCCTTGGTGAGCCCTTGGTCTTGGAGGTGGGTGTAGACCCCTTTGAGGATGGTCTTCTGGTTCTTCGGAGTCAGGTAGGGCTCAATGTCCGGCCACTGGGTTTCCTTCAGTGCCTCGCGGAAAGCCGTGTTGAAGTCCATGCCGTAGCCCATCAACTCGCGGACGTACTCGCCATCTTCAAGGTGCGTCACCACGTCCCGCATCAGTGCCTTGACCTCTGCCGGGTGGTTGTGGTGGGAACCCGGCCCCAGCCCTTCCAGTGCGCCCACCGCCGAGCCTTTGCCCAGCCATGTGTCTGCGGCATGGGTGAGTTCGTGAGCAAGGATTTCGTACAACTCGCTCTCGACAATCCTGCGAGGTCGCATCTCAAACGTCCGGGTGCCCAAGTCCGGGTTCACAAAGATCCGCACCAAAGGATTATCGGACCTCTTATGCGTCAGAGCGAATCCGCCTTGGACCAGTTCGCTGCTGAACGGGTCACGCCACTTATTGGGCGTACCCGTCAGTAGAATCTCGACCTCCACCTCGTCACCCATGACGTTGGTGAGAGGCAGGTACTCCTGTGCGATCACCCGACCGGGCTTCGGCAGCCCCCACTGGTAGAGCCGCTGCGCCAACTTCTTGGCGAGAGCCTTGATCTCCCGTGTCGGGAGACGGATGGGACGGGCTGCGGTCTTGACCCTCTCGTTCGACATGATCCATTCGTCAGCGGCGTTGGGACCACGGCGAACAACCTCCAGGGGCGGCACACCGGAGTTGGTTAGCTTCCACCCCTGCGGGTTGTACTGCTTGGGTGTGTACCCAGCCTTCAACAGAGCAAGGAGGTCAGGCCACAGGTCTTTGTCGAAGTTGCGGGACTTGACCCGCACGGGGATCTCAATGTCGAGCAGTGTTCCCGCCATGACTCGATGGTGGCCGTCCGTAAACCCCACGCCCCCGTCCGAGTACACGGTGACCTCAACGGGCTCGCGGATACCAGAGCCAACGTATTCCTTCGCCCACGCGATCTGCTCTCTTTTGGGCTTGCGTCGGAATGAAGGCCAGTCCGCGAAGCCTCCCTTGTTCCATTCCCACCCCCCTGCGTAGACAGTCTTTGCGGGGATCTTGGTAGAGGTCGCGGTGCGTAAGGCTGCTCCGAGACGACTCCCCCGTAAATCCCAAAGGTATTTCCCGAACTGTTGGGCGAAGTCACGTTCGTCGGAGCCCCATCTGGAGCACAGAGATCGGTTCTCTTTCTTGGTCAGGGGACGGACACTTTCGGCACCGATTACCCCATCCATCATATCTTCGGGGTCTACCTCACCCCGAGCATCCAAGCCCTTTCGGATGCGGGGGTTGTACGCGAAGGCGTGGGCGATGATACCGTCTTCATCAATCACCCCCCATACGGGAAACCCGCCTTCATCGTGAAGGAACCCCGCCAAGTCGTAACAGGCTCCTCTCATGTAGGGGCCTATTCGTGCTCTCCATGCCCTGAACCACTCATCGGCCTTGGGGCCATTGGGACCGTGGGGGAACCTCTCTGCTTCACTCGCGGTGCGGGAAGCGTAACGACGGGCGACTCGTTTATGGGAGGGCCTGGGCATCATTCAAAGCTGTGCTCATCGAACTCGTCAGGTAGCTTCCCACCCCCCAGAGCCGACTGGACCTCCCGAGCCAATCCCACGGGTAGGGAAGCAGCTTTTCGGATGAGGGTTCTTCGGTTGGTGGCGGTAATAGGCATGGACGAGTCTCCGTCTACCCTGTGACGAGTCCATAGCCACCTTACCGATGCAGGGGTCATATGGGTGATGGATCTATGTCCTTCATCTCCCAGATGGGTGTGCTCATGCTCATGGGATCTCCGGGGGTTGTATAGGTAGAGACGGAGTGGGTGCCCCCAAGCGGATACGAAGGGGTCACGAGGGCCATGCTCGGGCATCGACCACAGGGGGTACGTCCACGTCCTCCCAAATCTCCCCGTGGAGAACATCAAGGCCCTCGGGGACTTGAACGCCCGAAGCCAGTGCTTCCCGCAGGACGAGGACGGCTTTCCAGAAGTCGTCCCTTCGCAGTGCCCGCTGGGCACTGTAGATCCAGGGGAGGAGGGGGTAGTCGTTGGGCTCCTCCCGGTCTTCCATCAACCTCTCCTCCGTCCGCTGCCAGAAGTCCAACTCGTTCCGTAGGCGGTCCTCGGGGGACACGCGGTAGATGCGACGGAGCCCTTCCATCTCGACTTCCCAACGCTTCTTGGCGCGGGGAGAGTCCATGTGGGCACGGATGCGGTCGGCCCACTCTCCCTCTACTCGGTCGAGGGATTCCCGTGTCTTGCGGTAGGTCCGCTCACGGTCTTTGATGACGGCTTCGATCTCCGCTTCGGAGAGGGGGTAGCGCAGGGTGATAAGGGTTCCGATGATGGTCATGGGTCGTTCCTCCATAGGTGGAAACGAAACGAGAACCGCCAAACGGACACGAGTCGGTCAGTTTTTTGGGGTGGGTAGGTTTTCTATAGGGCGGGGAGGGTAAGCAGCATCCCGCACTGGAGCCTTCCATGCCTACTGACCCCGACCGTTTCGCACTCATCCACAAAGCCGCTGGGCTTCCCAAGGGTGACCCCACGCGCCGGAAGATCCTGGCGAAGTTGGCTGGCAACTGGGACTACGTTTGGGCCACGGCCAAGCCCAAACTCACCAAAGCAGAAGACGCTTTGACGGATACCGCACGCTACTTGGAATCCCAGGGCATGAGCGGAGAGGTCAATGACCTTGTGGGAGATGCGCTGTCTATGGTGGGCAAGGCTCTCCGGGGGATGAAGCGTACCGCATCCAAGTGTCCCGGCACCGCAACGGCGAAGCATGATTCCCGTCGGGAGAGACTGGCCCGTCTCGCTGGTATGTCGGCGCAATACGCCCCAGATCGCATCTTCCCCTTCATGGCAAAGATGAAGCTGAAACTCTCGTTCGACCAGTTGGCCGCCCGAGAAAAGGGGTACAAGCTGACGGACCAGATTCCAGACAAGCAAATCTTCAAGAACATCAAGGATCTCACCGAGATCCGCCTCCCCACGAACGTCAAGATCCCGATGCAGAAGTCGTTGGAAGCCTACCTGCTGTGGCTGGCAAAGTGGGCTGTCAAGCACGGGCAGATGGATTGGGATGAGCCCTACGCATGGGCGGTCCCAGCCGGGGTCCAACTCGGTTTTATGGCTGACTGAAACAGTCCCTACTCGATTGAGTGTGCCGACAGAGAGGACACCGCTGTACGGGTGAGGAGTTTGCCCTTGTCGGTGAGGGTCCATCCGGCTTTCCGGTTGCCGCTCACGAGCCCTTTCTTCTCCAGGCGTTCCAAGCTGCTCCGAGGCCGGTAGATGCGGTCAGTGCCCCGCATGGTTTCCAACACCGCCCATTGAACTTCCGTGACCTTGATCATTCCTCTGTGGCGGCCTTTTGGCACGCTGTCAACGCGGCCTTGGAGGTTGCCAGTTCGGCTTCCAGTTCGGTGATCCGCGCTTGAAGTTCCTCGCGTGTCGGACCTTGGGGGACAGGTAGGTTCTGCCCGTATTGCTGGATGCGTTCTTCCAGAGACTTCACGTCCTGTTGCAAGGTGTCTTCGCTATCCTGGGCGTACACTGGTGGGGGCAGGAAGGCAGCGATGAGCCCACCTGTGACCACCGCAAGGGAGAGTCCGAGCACAAGAACAAAGGAAGGGGTTTTGGTGGGCATGGTGGACCTCTATTGGGGGGTGTTGAGGGCGGCGACCACCCTACTGCAATCCGCTACGATCTCCTCCAGCACCCCTACCCGGCCTTCCAAGCCTTCGACTTGGGCTTCCAAGTTGGAAGCCCGTTCGGTAAGGGTCGCATTGGCTACCCGGAGGGCAGTTGTTTCCTCTGGTTCGATAGTGAAACCGAGGACGGATCCGCCCGCAAGGGCTCCTGCCACCACCACAACGGCAGCCATCAGGGTCTTTGGGTCTTTGGGATTGACTTCCATAGCCACCTCCTTCCTATGGGGGAAGGGATAGACACCTCACCGGATGGGTAGGGTGGTGCCATGTGAGGTTCCTCCCGTGCGTCAAACGAGTGGTCTACTCCCCGCTTGCTGGGATCTCGCTATCTCCCCCCACTGGTCCCAGGAGTGATCCCATGCGAGGTAACCGCCGCCGACCCCGTTCACGTTTCCAGTGCCCTCGGGTGAAGAAGATCCTCTACATTCCGGTCCATCTGGGGTTGTGCGTGGGGGTTCTCATTGTCGTTGGGATCGTGATGGTGCGCCAGCACGGCCAGCCGGTGCCTCGCACTGACTCCATCTGGTAGTGGGGGGTTGTGGCTCCCTCCCTCTCGGGTACAGATGGCACACCCTCTGACCTCGGAACAAGCCATGAGCCTGCGCGATTACGGACTCCCTGACCCCGAACCCACAGGCACCCCTACTTGGGAGCGTGCTCCAGCAGACACCCCTCCGTGTCCCAACTGTGGGGGCCACTTGTGTTCCGTGGTTGTGGATGCCGAGATGCCCCAACTCCGTGGAGGCAAGGGCATCTGTACCTACTTGGGGTGCCCCGCGTGCCCCTACGCTTCGCCCTCGGTGACCCGAGCGGTGATGACGGAAGAAGCGTGGGGAGAACCCGTCATGGATGTGCTGAAAGAACTCTTGAAGCCCAAGGGGGGCGCATGAGCCTGCACTTTGAACTGGTGGACTACTTGCGGACGATGATCACCCCTGGCGACCCAGAGGGGATCGATGGGGTCTTCATCCATGCAACTCCTGGCTATGACTGGTCCGGGCATGAGGATGAGAGCGTCCACGGCATCGTGTTGGAGAGCCCTCTCGATGACCTCCAGGCGATCAAGGAAGCGCACCGCGTCCTGAAACCAGGGGGTCACCTGATGTTGGCGGCACCCGACGACGAGCCCACGGGACACACGGGGGCTTGCTACGCCGAGGACGGAGGCTTTGAGGTCCGTGATTGCATCATGGTCCCCGACCAGCCCGGTGATGGGGACCACCTTCATTACGTCGCCAAGGCCAGCCGTTCCGAGCGAGAGGAAGGGCTCGACCATCTCCCCGAGCAGGTGTTCGGCATGTCAGGGGGAGCACAAGGGGCCATCTCTGATGGTGAGGACTACGAAGCGGCCCAAGGCATCGGCCTGAACCGAGTCCAGAAACGCCGGAACATCCACCCGACCGTGAAGCCCATCGGGATCATGGAGAGGCTGTTGGCAGACGTGCCCCAGGATGCTGTGGTGGCCGACCCCTTCATGGGGTCAGGGACGACAGGTATCGCTTGTCTCCGAACGGGGCATGAGTTCATCGGTATCGAGATGGGGGAGGAATACCTCACCATCGCGGAAGGCCGCGTTCGTCATTGGAACACCCGTGAAGCTGGGTGGAACGCTGCGAAGGTCACGTCGGATCTGGACACCATCAAGAAAGCCCAGGAGGGGAAACCCGTGACGTTGACTCTTGACGATCTGTTTGGCTTTTGAGGGGGGTGGGATGCAGACGTTGACTTTACGATACGGAGATTGCGTGAAGGTGCTCCGAGAATATGAGGAAGGGTCAGTTGGGGCTGTGGTCTGCGACCCCCCCTATGACCTGACCTCGGTGAGCCGTGGGGGGTCTTCCCGTCAGTTCGTGGACAACCCGTATGGACGCGCTCGTGTGGGCACGGATCGTCGGGGGTTCATGGGCAAGACTTGGGATGGTACTGGCATCGCGTTTTCCCTGACGCTGTGGGATGAGATTTACCGTGTCCTTCGCCCCGGAGGGGTGGTCAAGGCGTTCAGTGGGACTCGCACGTTTCACCGTATGACAGCGGCGATGGCCGAGGTTGGCCTCGTGGACCTGCGCCTGGAAGCATGGACCTACGGAAGCGGGTTCCCGAAATCCATGTCCATAGGAAAGGCTCTCGATAAGCACCAGGGCCGGATCCATGTCTCTATCGTGGTCTTGAAAAAGGAACTACGCGCCCTGTTCGATGCTTCGGGCAAGAGCCGCAAGGCCATTGATCGGGAGTGTGGGTTCCGTGCCTGCAACTACCTGTCGTACCCGGAGCCGGGAAAGCAGCCCGATCCGTGGTTCAACGTGCTGCCCTCACAAGCCAAGTGGCAGGTGATGAAGCAGGTGTTGGGGGTTGAAGGCACCGACAGGGAGGCAGAACTCGACGGGTTCTTTGCCGAAGCCGAGCGCGAGGTCATCGGTTTCAAGAAAGTCGTCCCCGGTGTGGCCTTCAGCAGTGATGGGCCGAGCGAGATGCCGGTGACGCTGCCTCATACACCCGAAGCCCGTCAGTGGACTTCGTGGGGAACCGCCTTGAAACCGAGTTGGGAGCCTGTTGTCGTTGGCCGGAAGCCCGCATGAAGGTAATCCACGTCCTACGGAAACCCCTGTCCGAGAAGACGGTTGCCGCCAACACCGTGAAGCACGGTACGGGAGGCTTGAACATTGGCGTTTCTCGTATCTCGACCGATGACAACCTCAACGGGGGGGCCTACGCGGAGAACCCCACGGAGCGTTGGGATGGTGCCGAGAACTGGCGGTACAAGCGGGGGGAGCAAGGCAACGCTGGGAGTTTCCAGCAACCCACAGGGCGGTGGCCGGGGAACCTCATCCTTCAACACCTCGATGGCTGTGAGGGTGTTTGCGCTGGAGGGTGCCCTGTTGCTGCACTGGGTGAATCGCGGTTCTTCAAGCAGGTTGGGGGTGGCAAGTGAGGTTCATTGACCTCACCGACCCGGACCCGTTGCCGGACCACAAGGCCGAAAAGGTGCTGCTGCTCATCGAGTTCGTCCCCGAGGAGTCGGACCACTGGGGGGCGCTGGAGTCGGTGCGGGGCACGTCATGGGAAGGCGGGATCAAGGAGATCCCCGCCGAGGCGTTGTCTCATGCCCTACATGGGCGGCTTCATCCGTTGGTACAGGAACTCGGGCGTGATCCCCGAGCGAGTGCGCGTCGGGTCAGTGCCGAGGAAGGGGAGTGTGCTCTCAAAGGCAACTGCATTGGGTGGAAGGCCCCCCTCTGCCGACCGGGGGGATTCAGCGGGAGGGGGTATCGGCGGAAGGAAGGCCCCCCCGAATGTTACGAACCCCCTCTCTCGGAGGGCACCCCGAGAGGGGTAGCCGAGACTTTCCTGCGGGTATTGTCAGCATGGCGGGAAGGCCGCCATGTGATCGTTGTGCGTGGCGACGGATTCAACTTGGGGTGATGCAGAAATGGACATAAAGCAAGCTGTATGCCCCCACTGTGGGATGCTCAACGAATACCGTCAGATCAGTTCTTTTTCGGATGCGCTTCCTAACTGTCGCTTCTGCGGGAAGGACATGGGTGATCGTCAGAGACGAGACTTCATCCCGCTGGGGCAGAACAGCCACCTTCAACTGCGACATATTTCTGGTCGCGGGATGGGGGTGGTAACTTCGCTCCTTATCCCCGAGAAGTCACTCGTAGAACGCTGCCCCGCGTTCGTCGTGGAAGTCAACCCCCACTTACTCGCTCTGGCGATGGCTCCGTATTCGGATTCAAAAGACAACATCAGGCTTGGGCACATGTTGTTCCCTTGGATCGTGGACGAAGCAGAGGACACAACGAAGAAGTATCGGGTTCTCCTGCTGGGCTACGGGATGCTCTACAACCACGAACGGTCCATGCACTCCAACCTCCGGCACGAACCCTACATTGACCCTGACACCAATCGTCGGTTTGTGGACTTCTATGCCAAGCGGAACATTGATGCTGGGGAGGAACTCACCCACACCTACACGAACCCTGACCGTCTCTGGTTTCTGGAGAAGCCAGGACTCGGCCAATGAGGGTTGTCCACGTCCTACGGAAGCCCTTGTCCGAGGGCACTGTCGCGGCCAACACCCTCCGGCATGGGTGTGGGGGGCTGAACATTGATGCTTCTCGGATCGCCTGTCGGACAGGTGAAGTGCTGACGACCCATACACAGGGAGCCGGAGCCGCCACCGCCGATGACAAGGTGTACGGCAAGTATGAGGGTGGGTTCACCACCCACCAGACCAAAGGCCAGAAGCAAGGCAGGTGGCCGGGGAATCTCATCCTCCAGCACCTTCCAGGGTGCCGACGGGGGTGCGTCCCCCGTTGTCCTGTGGGTGTGTTGGATGAACAGAGCGGCACGAGTCGTTTCTACAAGCAGGTGGGTGGGTGATGTTGGAAGTGATTGCTGGTTGCATGTATTCGGGGAAGTCCGAGGAACTGATCCGTCGGCTCCGACGATGTGTGATCGCGGGTCAGCATGTCCAAGCGTTCAAGCCTTCGCTGGATGACCGCTATGTGACCGAGGGCATCGCCACGCACCCTGTCGTGGTGAGCGGTGTGGAAACACCTTCCGAGTCCTTTCGGGCGATCCCTGTCTCTACCGTGGCTGAACTCAAAGCGGCGTTGGCTATCCATCCTTTCTCGCTCACGGGTGAGGTAGTGGGCGTAGACGAGGTGCAGTTCATGGACCCCGAGGTCGTAGAGGTGTTGGAGGACCAAGCCAACCGAGGGCGTAGGGTCATTGTGGCGGGGCTCGATCTCGATTCCAATGGCGAGCCCTTTGGGCCGATGGCCGAACTCCTCGCTCGTGCTGACAAGGTGACCAAACTGACCGCCGTGTGCGTGGCTGTGGTCGATAAGTATGACCGTCCCGTGTGCGGGAACCCAGCCACGCGCTCGTACAGGATCCCCGAACGCTCGACGGGGGAACTGGTACAGGTTGGGGCAGCGGGAGTCTATGAGGCCCGTTGCCGTCTCTGTTGGGCGAGGGGGAGGAGAGGCTGATGGCCAAGAAGACCCTCCCCGACCTATGGGACGGTTGCTACGACGGTGAGCACCGGAAGCTGTTGGCCCCCGAGCAGTTCAAGCAGATGTTCTGCAACGTCTGTCTGAACCCAGGCTGTAGCAACAGTCGGGGAGGGGGATCGAAGTGGAGCCAACGGATGCTGACCCAGGAAGACCGCCTACTCCACAATCCGCAGTTCGCCCCTCCGGGGACTGCCGAGGACATGGGCCTTCCCGACTTCCGAGACATGATGCGCCACGCTATCGCGTTGGAGATTTCAGACAGGAAGGGAGACTGGGAACCCGTCACCGATGCCGAGGTAGGCCGAGCGGCTGCGGAGATGATGGGAGTGGTGACTCCCCCCGCTGCATTTCAGGCGGAATCCCCTCCAGTTGACGAGCCTGATCCCGAGCCCCAGGCTGACCCCACTAATGACCCCACGCCCCCTACAACAGTGACCCCACAGTCGGACAAGTCCGACTCTTCGGCAGCACAAGAAATCTTACCCGAGGATAAGAAATCTTATCCCTCCCCGAAAGCGGAGGTTGAACGCCGAGAATCGGAAGTGTCGGAATCGACACAGCCCCAGATCGAGGGGAAATGGAAGGTTCGGGGAGACTCCGTGGGGAAGGATGGCAAGCACCCCATCTACGAGGTGGTGCTCCATGCCGATGAGCGGTGGGAATGTGGGTGCCCGTCACGGGAGAACCCATGCAAGCACGCTCGCGATCTCGCCTTTCGGATCGCGAACGCACCCCGCGAGGTAGTGGAGCCCGCCAATGATCCTTCCCCGCCCCCTGTGGCTGCCCCGGTTCAACCCGTCCCCACGAGGATGAACACCTCTGTTCCCCAAGGGGGGATCATGGTCGGAGGGGAGGCCCCTCCCCCTGTTGCCGAGGAGACTGACCCATGGGCTCCGGCCAAGCCAAAGGATCGCGTCATTGAAGTGGGGGGTCGCGTGACCTTCGGCTCCGGTAAGAAGAAGAAATAAGGAGGGCACACATGGGTCAAAGCGTCAGCGAGAAAGAAGTCATCAAGGCTCTCTCTGTGCTCCCCGGATGGGTGGACGTGTGCATCGTTGGAGAAACGGTGCTCGGACGTGACCTGACCAAGCGTGAGGCATGGGAGGTCGGAAGCCGTATGGCCTCGCGGTGGAAAGAACGCACAGGGCTGTCGCACCCTCCTTTCGCCCTCATCCAGAAGCGGTTTGGCAACGGCACCCATCTCAAAGCGGTCTACCCCCCGTCATGGGTCGAGGAGATCAGTCTGATGGTGAAGGTGATCGCCAGTCGCAGGTCGGTCGCCAACGACTTCCAAGAGCACCCTATGGATGGGGAAGGATCTCCATTGGAAGGCACCCTTTTGTTGGACCTGTTCGGTCCAGGGCAGGAAATGTGATGGAACTCGTGCTGGAACATGATGAGATTGAAGCCCTCTTGCGGGAAGCATTGGAGGCCCGAGGGATGGCTTTCCCCCCCGAGAGCGAAATCCGTATCCGACGGAATAACAAACGAGGCACCCTTCGCGCCGTATTCGTGACACGCGGCCACACAGTCGCGCCTTTCCCCTGGGGCCGTGGGAAAGACAAGGAGCAGAGAGATGGACAATAAGACCCGCGAAGCCTTGAAGGTGATGGCTGAAGTGACCCGCTTGCTGGAAGGCACCCCCGGTGCCGTTCCTGTGTTGGATGCGCTTCGCACCGGCACGATTGACCCGATGGAGGCGATGACCAAGCTGTCCGAACTGGCTTTGGAAGCAGGTCATGGGGAGGCTCTGGTCCGAGCATCGAGCAAGCTGACCGATACCTTCAACATCACGGTGAAGGGGGCCGACAACCCTGATGGCATCCCTGTCCTGATGAAGCACGACAACGGGATGGACATGCTCAACCCGTTGCTGGAGGCTGCTCTGGCAGAGCGGTCCACCCTTGATGGCGATGTACCCGAGGCACGAGTAGGAGCGATCCCCGAGGGGGGTTACCCGGCTGTGCCTGTCCTTACCGATTCCCATGACCCGGTGGTCGTAGGGATGCAGTTGGAACGAGCCTCCAAAGAAGTGGAGGGGGAGATCAAGCAAGCCATTGAGGACCACTCTGACGTGTGCTTGCGGATCATGGGCAGGGTCGAGAAAGAGATTGATGGGAAGGACCAAGACTACCGGAAGACGGCGTTGGAGGTTGCCAAGAAGAACCTCCCACCCGTCCCGGTCGGCGTTCCCAAATACATGGCGGGCCAGAAGCCTGCGCTCCGAAAGGTGGTCCTCAATCCAGCTTCCGCCCTCGCCTTGAACAAGGAACAACGGGCGCGGTACGTCTACATGTCCCTGGGGACTACGCAAGGGCGTGTGTCTATTTCCCCTGTGGTGCAGAAAGGGGTGATCGACCAACTCCGAGCACGGGGAGTCAATGCCGTGGCTGGAGAGCCCCATGTAGACACCGCTGTCTCGACCCAGTGGGCCATGGAGGTGTGGGGAGCCGAGGATTTGAGCGGGGACTTCAACCCAATCTCGCTGGCCATTGGCTCCCTGTGCGACGACGTGTACAAGTTCATCCAAGACCACTCGGAGGTTTGCATCCGAGTTGGTCCCTACAATGGAATCGCTGACAGACGATTCGGTTGGACCCTCGTAGCGGGTCCGAGGAGTAAGCCATGAATGACCATCACCATGCGACCAGTTGCGCGTGCCGTATTGCTCGGAACGCGCTCCGTAAGAGCGTCCGTCAACTCGTTCTCCTTACGTCCTCGGAAGACGTGACGGAGGTCCGTAAGGTTCTGGGCTCGGTGCTCCCTGACGGGTCTTCCTGTACGGGTTCTGTGTGGCGCACACCTGATGGCCGCACCTTTTCCGTCAAGCGGTACGAAGACCCGGTGCCCGCGTATCGGGGTTCCGTGGGTGTGGTGGTGTGCAACGGGGGTAGGGTACTGACGACAGAGGAGACGGATCATGTCAAACGATGGAGAAAAGCCGCCACCCAACCTCTTTCGTTTGTGGGTCCGAAAGGGCAGCCCTTTCCAAATCCAAGTCCCGTATAACCCTCCCATCGAACATGGCGGGGGGAGTACGGTAGTTCCTTTAGTCTTGGGGACCGCCCACGTTTCTCGGCTCCTCGACACCATCCGATCCTTTGGGTGTGAGGTAGACCTCATCCCTGCGGAGAGGCAGACCCCGGAGCAAGAGGCCGAACGACTGGCACTTCTCGGGGTCGGCAGGGAAGACGTTGTGTGGCCCAGTACCGCGTGTCCTGAATGTGCGTGGTTTGATCCCCTATTGGCCGGTACGCCATGTGGACGTGTTGGTTGGATCCCCGAAGCCATCACTGTCCTACTGGAGACACCCAAACCCCGACAGGACGCGGAGGCGTGTCCTGTCCCCCACCTATGGACTGCGTGATGGACCACTGGAAGTACCTCTTGGATGCGTGTTCAGACCTCCGATTTTACCCCAACAACCCTGACCGTATTGCCTCGGTGTTGGAAGCCCTCTCCTATGTGGTGGAGGAGGAAAGGCCCGAGGGGGGTTCAGCCTCGTTGCTCTTGATGAGGCAGGCCCAAGACCTCCGCAGGGATGAAACCATCATCCCTCCCCCTGTTGAGGAGGCCGAGGAGGATGAGGAATACGACGATGAGACATGGGATGGGGAACACGACGATGAGGGCACGAAAGAGGACGGGAGTTTTGAGGGTCTGGTCCAGAACCTACGGTGGTTTGTCCGTCAGATTCAGTCCCCCTCGTCTGGGGGTTAGTGGCTGCGGTTGACCGAGCCATAAGACCATGATTTCTTTCAAGATTTCTCGCTGCGGGGGGTTCAACTCGCCCCCCTATCTCCGTATATAAGTGGAGGGGTTCTCCCTTCGCCTTTTTGGAGATTCCCCATGCTCTACGCACGCAACATTCGATGCTGGCTCCGCTCCGGCTCCCTCTCCTCGCGACCCTACTGTGGTCCCACACGGGGGGCGTTGGTCCTGGCCGATGGCACCTTGATCCCGATGGACTACTCTGATGTGACTGGCATCCTGCGGCTGCTCGCCACTGACCATGGGGCTATCGCCCATGTCACCCTCGCTCCGGCTACGGGTGAATGGGGAGGGACGGCAATGAACCCCGTCACCCGTCACCTCGTTTACTCGACGGGAGCGACTGCTGCCGACGCTGCCGCTGCGGTTCTCTCACTCCTGGCCGATGCTGATGCCGAGTCGGCGCGGCGAGCCGCTGAACCGGCCTACCGTGCCCGACGGTTGCTGGAAGGCATGGACTGGTACTCGCACATGTCTGATGACCATAGGTGTTGGGCAGCGGGCGAGCGTGAGATGCGCGAACTCCGGGCTGCGCTGGATGAACTGTCCCCCCGCGATGCCCGTGCGATCTGGCTCACCTATGCCCCTGCCGACACGACCTGCCCTGTCTGACATTTCTTCCCCGAAGGGGGTTCAACTCGCCCCCCTATCTCCGTATATAAGTGGAGGGGGCTCCCTTCCCCTCTACTCTTTCTGCCCACTGGAGGTTACCAATGACGACCAAAACCCTAACGGTTGCGGTCGAATACCGGGGCGACGAAGCCACCGGATATGCGACTGTCACCCCCGGTCGAGGGACCGGAGCCGAAATCACTCTCCACGGTACCAAGCCCCGATGGATGGCCGAAATCGGTGAGATGGTGACCCACCCCTACACGCGCACGTTCCGGGTCGGGGATACGGTCGAGTACGACAGCTACAACCTGTCGTACACGGGAACCATCGTGAGCGTCGGCAAGAAGACTGTCACTGTTGACCCTGGACGGGGTGGTCGGACGAGACGGCTCACATTCCACACCTTCAACTGGAGAAACTGGAACTTTGATGCCGAGGATACGGCACGGCGAAACAGCGAAATGATGATGACCCTCTGATTTTCGCGAAAAAAACGCTGTAGGGGGGTTCAACTCACCCCCCCTATCTCCCTATAAGAGTGGACGGGGGATTCAACGACCAGCCAAAGCCCCCTGCTTGACGGTTGCCAGAGCAGGGATGACGGTAGAGCAACGCCCGGTGCCTCAAGCGGGTTGATACCTTGAAGCGACATTTATGCGGGATGCACACGACGACACCCAAGATGCCCGAGGCATCGGGCTGGGTGGCGGCATCTGCGCTTTCTTTGACCCCCTGCTTTGGAGACTGACATGGGAATCATCGCCCGCCGTGAAGGCGACCGGCTCACCGTCAACTGCGTTGGTGGTGACCTCACTATCCTCCACGAAGCCGCCAACGGTGTGCTCGTGGTGTCCTGGCCGCGTCGTAAGCACTACGACAAGGGCCGACCGGACTTCCCGGTGCGCTACGAACTGGCCCGTCTCTTGACCGGAGACGAAGCCGTCGAGGGTCGGCTCACGACCCTGTGCAACTCCGCGCACTACGACTCCTACCCTGACGTGTTCGTCGGCCTCGGCCTCGGCAGCGAGGGCCGGTCTTGGGAGGGACGAGTGGCTGGCCGTAACTGGCGAGCCGCCCGAGCCGAGATGGTCGCACTGGCCGAAGCCTGTACCATCTGAACCCTTATCGCGAAGGGGGCCGTTGAGCCTCGGTAGTTGAGCCGTGTAAGCCCAGCCCCCTTCGCCTGTTATCTCCCGCGCTTGCGGGTCCACGATCTGGGAGGGGACTGTCCTCCGTCCCAGTGACCAGTAGACCACCTCGCGAGGGAACCCACCCCACCCCCATTTTGGGGAGGGGTGGGTTTTCTTCGTTTGGGGGGGTTCAACTCCCCCGTGCTTCTCCGTATAGGAGAAACCCCCATCCAGTTCCGCATTGAGCGGTCAAGGAACACTATGAGCACTGCACTCAACGAAATCCGAATGATGCCCCGCGAAGTACCTCGGGATGAGTTTCACGAGCGGATCATCGACGGTTTGGTCAGAGGGGAGGTTGACCCTCGTTCTCTCCAGGCCCTTTTCAACGTGCCAGGAGTGGGCTTTCACCGATCCCTCTACTGCCTGACGCTGCACCTCGCCCACTACCGGCTGTCAGGGAATCAGTCGTTCGTGATCCCGGCCCCTATGCAGGAAGCACTGGCGCGTACCTCACTGGAAGAGGTGGGGGTGGAGGACATTCGGATCCCCTACACGAGCCAGTACATCGCGCTGCCGGGATGTGAGCACGAGATATGGGGCGGCGAAGACACCCGTTGGCATAAGGTGGGGGGAGTCTTCCTTCGCCACAGCCATGGCGAGGAAGGGTACAAGATGGGTGCAGACGGGAAGTCTGCACTCGTGATTCCCCCCTCCCCCGACCAAGACAAGGGAGTGATTCACTTCTACCTTTGGGGCATGGAAAATGACGCATCCATGATGCCAGGGGATGATGCGTCGATCTGGTTGGCCCTGGACCTCAACGAGATGGGAAAGATGGACGTGGAAACCTATCTCCTCTCCGTCTTGGCGAAGGGCGGCAGGGACCAGACTGATGCGCTCCGGGGGCTGTACCGCAACGAACAGGGTGAGCCCACGGTCGCCTTGGGGGGAACTGCCCCTATGACTCTCGACCCCATGGCTCTCGGCCCTGTGGATGCACCGGGACTCGCGGCTACCTGGGGTCGCGGAACTGACCACGACCAGAAGATCGCGGACAGTGTGTTCACGGTGGTCCGTATCATCCTCAACGCGCTGCTCTACCTCGACTCCGAGGGTGCCGATCAACAGGTGGACCCGGAATGTGTCGAAGCAACCCAGGAACGCTCAAAGATTCAAGCCGCCCTGGACCGCATGAAGAATCAGCGGAAGCGTAAGGGACGGCATCTCCGTAAGCGTCTCGCTGCCCTGCCCGTGGACAACGTGGTCTGGATAGGTCGCTCTGTGGCCTTTGGGGGGACGACAGGCTCCAAGAACGCCTCTGGGTCACCCCAGCGTAGGCATTGGGTCCGTGGTCACTGGTGGCCTCGTCGGGATACCATCCGCCGTCGCATCGCGGCAGCAGAAGCCCAGGTCCAGGCAGCTTCCGAAGCATACGACGAGATGGTGCAGAGTACCGAGGGGCTGTCAGAGCCCGAAGACCTTGCGGTCCATCTCCCTCACCTGACGGCGTTGCGGAAGGCCCATGAACAGGCCCAAAAGAGCGCCAATGAGCAGCGGGAAAAACTCGCAGCCAAGCGTCGGTGGGTAATGCCTTATCAGAAAGGTTCCCGCACAGAAGCCGGAGCCGTTGAGTCCCACACCTACATGTTGGGCGAGGAGACAGCGAATGATGCCGGATAAGACCATCACCCTCCGACGGGGGGACCAACGTCTGACCGTTCACCTTGCCGTCGGTGACCAGTTCCCCTGGGCCGTCTGCAACGGGCGTGTGGTCCTTGGACCCCCCGATGGCACCCACACCTCTGATGGGGTGCCTCTGGACTCCCTGGAGTGGAAGACGGCCCCCTATTGGGTCATGGCAGCGACAGACCCTAATGGCAACGAGGTCGAACTGTCACCTGCTGAATACGCCCAGGCTGTGGTGAGGCCCCTGGACGACCAACCTCCCCTGTTCATCTGACGGGAGCAGAGCCCCCCTCACCACTTCCTGACACCCCAGGCGTTCGGAACAAACGGGAAGCGGGAGAGGGACTGGATCTTTTCTCACCCCCTGCCTGTCCCTCTCTCATGGAGAGGGACCGACCAGTCGTGGAGCCGGTTGCCCGCTTCCTCACACCCGAACTGGAACAGGATCTCGGACAAGGGATGAGCGATGAGGTTGTGGAAAGCCCACTGAAACCTCTTTGGGAGCCGTGCAAAGAGAGGGTTCCCTACGGATGGTGCCCACATCTGGCTCTTGGTCATGCACCCCCCTCAACACGCAGGTCGGACTACGTTCTGGGGCCATTGACTGAAGGCTGTGCGGAGCATGACGGATGCCACTTCGTAGGGGCAAGCGTTTGCGTTGGGCCTACGGTCTTCCAAGTACCCGTAACCATCCTTGGCTGTTCCCATCGGGATTCGGATGCTGGCGGTGCGGTCACTCACCCCCCACTTGAACTGGTGGTAGGAACACGTTTCGTGCTTCCCGGTGAGACGGGCTTCGATGCCGTCTCCGTAGGCCGCGAGGTGTCCCTCGACGTGATCCCGCGCCCGGAGGCACCAATCTTCGATGTGTTGGATGCCGCCTGCCTCTCGCATCGCCGCCGTAGAAAAGTTGGTGTGCATCCCGGCACCGTTCCAGTCTCCAGCTACAGGCTTGGGGTCAAGTGTGGCGTGGATTCCGTGCTTCTCACCGAGTCGGTAGAGGAGCCAGCGGGCCACCCAGAGATGATCCCCTGCCTCCAGCGGGGGCAACGGCCCCACTTGGAACTCCCACTGTCCGGGCATCACCTCGGCGTTTATGCCACTGATTCTGATGCCCGCCTCGACACATGCCCGCATGTGTTCCTCAATGAGATCGCGCCCATAGACCTCATCGGCTCCGACCCCACAGTAGTAGGGGCCTTGCGATGGGGGGAAACGGCGGTCATCCCCGAAACCCAGAGGGCGTGAACCTCGGAACAGGGTGTGCTCCTGCTCCATGCCGAACCAGCACTTTTGGGCTTCCACCCCAACGCAGTCAATGACCTCACGCAGCAGGGCTCGGGAGTTGGACTCGTGAGGGGTGCCGTCTGCATCAGTGACCTCGCACATGATGAGGACATGGTTGCCCCCTCGGATGGGATCCTTGAAGACCCGGACGGGGACCAACCCGCAATCGGAGTCACCGCCCTCGGCCTGTCCGGTACTGGAGCCGTCATGCCCCCAATGGGGGTAGCAGTCAGGATCGAGGGGGTTGTCGCAAAAGACTTCCCCGTCGTTGTGCCCCCAGAGCACCTTGGTTTTCGACCGTACCGTTTGTGTGGGCTGGACCCCATCGATCCAGATGTACTCGGCGTAAACAGTCATTGAACCTCCTGTGCCCCAGGCACACTACCCTTGGCTATCTCCCCCAAGGATGAAACACACCCACACAAGGCGAATAGGGCTGCCTCCACCTCTACGCACAGGTCAACTGGCATATCCATCCGCTGCCCAACCCCCTCCTTTGAGAGCGAACGAGGTCTGCGAGATGAGTTTCTGGGTGTGCTTTGCCTTGCACTTGGGGCACTCTTGGGGCTTGTCACGCTCGGTGTGGCCAACAAGGCGCTCAAATCTGTGGTCGCAAGCCTTGTTCTCGCAACGGTATTCAAACAGGGGCATCGGGAACTCTCTTCAGGACAGCCGCGTATCCTCGCGACACTTCCTTGCAGACATACACTTTCTATTGAAACCAGTAGGTGAGGGCACCAGTAAACAGCAAGAGGATGATGATGGTGGGGAGGATGACCTTCCAGTCGGGTCGGATGACCCCTTCTCCACGCGGGCCGTAGAACTTCATGCCACACACGGGAGGGTGAAGTTCGACGCAGGGCACACGGCGTAGTCGTTACCCGCAGGCACCTCACCCCCACATCGCGTACACACACCTTGGGCAGCTTTCTTGTCCCGATCTTTTCGGGACTGGAGGGCTGCCCTAACGTGCTTTTGGAGCACGTCGGGGAACTGCCGTTGGGTTTGCTTCCGTGTGGGGCAGGTAGGTTGTGCGTTGATCCACGCTTCTACTTGCGCTCGTTGATCCCGACTCTCATACACTGGGCTTCCTCCTGGGTGGGCCTCTACTCTACCCGTGAGACGACTCGGTAAAGCGGTATCCTCCCTATCGGTGAGGTAGATCAACAGGAGTTCCCTCTATGCCACGCTCTCTCACAGCATCTACCCGAAAGACTCTCGTGCGGGTGGCTCTTGCCCTCCCGCCCGGTGATGCCGAGCGCCGGGTCATTCTCGCCACCTTGCGCCACCCCGACCTCCACAGTGATGCCCTCGCTGAAGGGTTCAACGTCGATGGGCTCACCGAACAGCAACGCCAGGAGATCGAAGATTCCGCCAACCGTAGGTGGGACGCATCGAAGGATGCTGATCTCATCAAGCGAGCCCTCAAAGGAGATGTGTCCGAGGCAGAACGCAAGGCTCTCCTCACGAGCCCTTACTACTTCGATGTTGCCAAGCGCGGTTCCCGAGTCGCTGTCCATCTCAACCTCGGCTACAAGAAGAAGCACTACAACCTCAAATCCTTTTCCGTCAAAGAGAACCCCAACCTCTCGGGCCGCACCGTTGCCCACGTCCCTTCCACCGTCATCAGTGATGCGACCTTCATCGTCCGAGCCGGAGGTCAAAAGATGGCAGAGGACGATGGGAACAAGACCGTTCACGCGGGAATCATTGGGAAGTACGGCGGTATGGGCGGGGGTCGTAAGACCGACACTCAACTTCGGTACAACCCCCATGAAGGGATGACTTGGTTCATGCGCCAGGATCCCGAAACCGGGGACTGGAACATCCCTGTGGAGAGCGCCAAGCGCGTCTATCTCACACCCACCGGAAAGGTCGGAGAGGTGTGGGCGCAGGGCGTGGTCGATATGCCTGAAAGAGAAGCCGCCAAGCATCGTCGCGCTTCCCGCCAAGCCCGCCAAGCCCTCATTCGACTGGCTTCTGCTCTCCCCAAAGGCAGCCAATCCCGAAGGACGGTGCTCACCTCACTGGTGACCGAGTAACACAGGTCAGATGTTTATTCTGACCACTCTCCATGCGCGTCGATCTCCACCGTGTAGTGGACCCCACGGCCCGGACGAGCCGCAGCCGAGTTGATGCTGCTCCCTGCGTCCCACTCGATAGAGAGATGGTGGGGATGACCTTGCCCCTGTTCCGCGCCGTGGTCAGCCAGGATGGCTTTGATCTTGGGCTGGAGAGCCGTCAGGATGCGCTCGCCTTCCTTGGAATCGAAAAGGGCGTGAAGCAGCTTCCGTGACGAGTGCTTGGCGAGGTGCCGTTCCAGGGTCCGTTGCTGGACCCCGAGCACCTTTGCCAGAGGCTTCCCGTCCAACAGGAACTCGGCGGTGATCACCGTCGCGAAGTCAATGTCGGGGGAGGCGGGTTCCTGGCCAGGGGTGATCTCCAACTCGGTCAACTGGAAGTCCCGAGCGGTCTTGTGGACCGACGCATACCGTTGCCGGTAGACAACGCGGCCCCGCACGGCAGGCCCATCGTAGAAGTATTCACCGGGGTTGGAGGCTTCATACACGTCTGCTGCCTTGACCATGGCTTTGAGGACGACTGCTTCGTCTTCCTCCACCGCAGCCACATGGTCAGCATGGCCCTGCGCCCATTTCTTGGTGCGGGTCACATAGTCCATCGGCTCGATGGTGGTGACCCCAGCGGGAACGGCACGATAGATGGAAGCTACGGAGAGGGTGTACCCCGTCTCGGGCAGACTCTTTCCCTTGGTTCGTGCTCCTTCACGGGGGAGGGCAGCGTTCGATGTGCCGTAGTCGGGTTGGAGCATGAGCGGACTTCCGTCAGCCATCCGCGACTCGTAGTGTTTCCGATCCTCGATGATCTTGCGGTGCTTGCGCTTCGCCTCACCTTCGGTTTCAGCGAGGATGGCACTCCCGTCTGGGGCCACCCCCACAAAGAAGTACACGTCCCCCTTCCGGTCTTGCACAGAATCCAGTAGTTGCAGGGTCGGCCTGTTGTGGGGTCGTGCCTCACCGAAAAACACATCCACAGGGGTAAGCCCCTGCTTTTTGAGCATGGTGGCTGACCCCATCTGCATGGGAGGTGCCTTCCTCACGGCGAACCGGAGAGCCACCCGGACGGAACTCGCCATCCGCGCTCCAGGCAGAGGTGCTTCCTTCCAGCCCGTGATCCGAGAGTCCAGGGTCCGAATGTCTTGCTCAAGGTCGGAGACAGCTTTGGTCCCCTGCTTGATAGATATGTCTTGATACCGGGAATACTCGGGGTCGCCGGGTTGGAGTGTCCTCTCCCAACGACGACCCTTATCCACTGTGATGGGGTCGGCCCCCCGCTTCACGCGGGCCAGTTCGTTCTCCACGCTGCCCTTGTAGGGGATCACAACTTGGTCCCGGTAGTCCTTGGTCCCGTCGGGGCTCAACTCAAAAGCAACGTAGCCCGTGCCGAAACAGGGACCGGTGTGCCATGTGTTCCCGTAGGAACCCCATTGGCGTTGACCCTGTACCTGCCAGCCATGCCGCATGATTCTCTCGCCCCGCCGCAGCTTCACATTATTGAAGCACGCGGGGCACGTCCCAGTGCCGTCGAGGGACCGGGCGCTGGCGGGTGCTGTGACCCGCGCCACTTCCTCGGCCCCGATGGTATCGAGGTATGCGGCTGCGTCGTCTTGGATGCCGTTCTTGTAGGCCCAGGTCCAGAACGTGGCCATCTTCCAGCGTAGGAGATCGACCTTGAACCGACCCCGGTAGTCAGGTTTGAGGGGCAAGAGGACCGAGGCTCCCGAGGGGTTCGTGACCTCATAGGCTTCCACCCCGAGCCACAGGCCCATAATGTCGAAGAAGTAGCCCGTCTTGAATCGGGAGCCGCCCGCTCTCTCCTCCACCGGGTAGAGAGCCTGGGTGTAGTAGAACTTCTTGAAGGTGGGGTGACGGGGAGGCTTCCCTTTCTGGGCTTCCCTCTGCCATTTCCGCAGCCCTGCTTCGGCCTCCTCCACGCTATCAAAGTCAACGCGCTTGGGCTCTTTGGTCCCACTGTACCCCCAGATGAAAGAGGGGTTCAGCATGGCTTCCAGTAGGGGCTTCACCGAGTCAGGATCAGCGATGCGGAGGGGTGCTGTGGTCTTGGTGATTGACCAGCCCAGAAGCGGGAGGGCTTCTTCCAACACATTGATGTTCAGAGCCCCCTTGCCCTTCCCCCGAAGTCGTTGGAGGAACTTCAATACGGGTGCGGATGCGCTTGCCATTCGGGCTCCAGAAAACCATTCCTCGGCCACGCGCTCTGCGCTGGCCCTTTTTTTGATCTTGCCCTTCCAGTAGGACTTGGCATCGGAGCGAGCGTCAGGAGACTCTTTCTTGTTCTTCTGTCTCCATCCAGGCATCTGCCAGTCGGCCAGCCCACCACAGAAAGCACCCGCACCATCTCCGAAGGGCTTGGTCATCTTGTCGATGCAGTCCCAGACCTTGTGCTCCGGGGTGCCCCCCGTCAGCGTGTCCCAGAACTTCTCGACGGACTCCTCTGTCCACCCCTTCGGGAGTTTCTTCCACTTCTTGGCTACCCGCGAGGGCGATGGTTGGCGACGTTTCCCAGACACCGTGGCTTCCTCACAGGAGGTTTGTGTCCTTGGAGGGTTATCGACTACCTACCGTCAGGGGGGTCAGAGCGCATTGTTCGTGTCGCCATCCCCGTCGTCTATCAGGAAGGGGAATGATCCCAGAGCAGCCGTGTTCGGCTCCGCATCCTCGGGGACACGACCGTCTTCCTCGGCCACACGCCATGTCTTGTCAAAGAGGAAAACCAACGACGGGATACTGTGGCTCTCCTGATACTCGTCAGTGGTGTAGGGCTCTTTCATCCCTTCCCCCCGGACGGCACGGGTGAGATCAATGAGTTCTTGCTGCAACTGCTCATAGAGGTCAGACAGTTTGATGATGCGTTCCTCGATGAGAATACGCTTGTAGTACATCTCCTTGGTGACCCAAGAGCGGATGAGTTGCATGTTCGTCGTCAGAAGTTCGGAGCCTGTTTCGATGGTCCCCCCCACCACGCTCGGCTTGTACTTGTCGATGTTGGAATCAGAGTCGGTTTCCGCACCCTGCATCGAGTAGGTGTACCCCGTTGGATAGGCAAAGCCCCCTCCAGGGCACTCGGCATCGTTGGAGTAGAGGAAAAGGCTAATGTCGAGGGGGTTGCCCCCAAACGACACATACGCCTGCATGAGTTTGACCAGAGAAGCGTTGGGGTTTCCTTCAACTGCAATACCAAAACGGGTCTGGCTGACCACTCCTGTCTCCGAGTCCGTGGCGTAGAGGAGTCGAATCTTCCCGATGCGGTCCAACTCGGCAGCGATAGCGGCTTCGCGGCTCCCAGCGTCACGACGCTCATCCAGCACGAAACGCCGCAAGGCCCTCCATTGGCCTTCGCGGAAGGTGTCCATATAGGTGAAGGACGGCATTAGTCACCTCCGCTGGGGGGAAAGAGTAGAGCCAGGATCTCCAAGATGACGGTGGGCAACCCGCCTGCGATGGCGACCACCCCGCCGCCGTATGCGGCGGCCCCGTCATCAGGCTTGTTCTCTGCTGTGATGAGCCCTGTGATGAGCCCGTCTGTCCCGTTCTCTACCAGCACCAGGGCGTTGAAGGAGGGCAGGTCAAACACTTTGAGGGAGTTGAGGATCGACCGGATCAACTCGATGAGGGCCTGGATCTGGTAGATGCGGGCCTGGATAGCGTCAATGTAGGCAACGATCTTGTCGATCATCCCTTGGAGGCCGTCGAGAATCCCCAAGAGGAACTTCTCAATGTCTGTCAGTATGCCGTCCAGAGGTTCAAGGGCTGCGTCAAAGAAGCGCACGGTAATCCACTCCCCCTCGGAGGGAGAGCGGGATCCGGTGGCTCCTGCCACCTGCAAGACTGCCTGGGCTTGCTGGAGGATTTTCCCATCCTCGTAGTCGAGCAGCAGCTTGCGGATGTACGCGATGTTGAGGGGACTATCAACCACCCCCCAACTGTCGAAGGGCTCCGTCCATTCGTAGAGGACCGGAGCCCAATCGGAATACCCCATGTCGTTGAAGAACCCGCCGGACTTTGCTGCCAGGGATTCTCCCCGTGGGGTCAGTGGGAATACATTTGTGCGGCTAATCCACAGGGCTTCCGAAGTGGTGAGCCGACCCTGACGCAACCGGGCGGGGGAGCGCCCCCCGATCCCAAGAGGGTTTGCTGCGATCCCGAACATCGTTTGGTTGGAGCGCATCGTCTCCATGATGGTCATGTCAGGCCACCCGCTGTTTATGTCCGACCACTTGAAGGTGAGGAGGTCGGCTCCAACCTCTGCAACATGGGCGCAGACTGATTCGGGGGGAGGCTGGGAAAGGAAGCGCATCGTGTGTCCCGCGATGCGCTTGCGGATCTTCCGTCGGAAGGAAGGAGCATCCCTGTTCTTGTACAGGGTGCTCATGGGGTCACCGTACTTGGCGAGCATGTCGGTGAACCCTTCCAGACCTGTCTCGGCTCCCGCTACATAGGTGTTCACGGCTGCTTTCTGGTCCCCTTCTTCCTCGATGACCTCTGTGAAGTCGGATCGGGTGAGGTAGAGGAGAGCCAGAGCCGCCTTGGTCGCCTCTATGAAGTCGAGCATCGAGTCGGTGGGGAAAGAGGCTATTCCCGCTTCGGACGCTTCCCCGAAGTTGCTGGCTGACACAGCAGTCTTTGGGTTGATGGGTTTGAGGATCATCCCCGTGGTTTCTGTGAGGGTGCTGCCCAGGATGCGGTAGGGCTTGATCTCACTGCTCCCGATAATGGAAGGGGCGAAAGGACCGCCCGTCAGGGATGACCCCCCGTCTACATAGGTCTTGGTCAAGGCGCGGACCCGGACGTAGAAAGTGTAGGCATCCTCCTCTTCAATGTCGGGCTTGGCCCCACCGTTGTTGGTCACGGTGATCTTCTTGGGGAGTTGATCCCACTGGAGAGTGGTTGAGAGGGTCTGGCCAGGGCCAAGTTTCGCCAGACCCCCCGGAGGCTTCATAAAGTAGGTCGCTGCCCCAAGGGGAATGTCCCCTTCCAGTTGGGAGGGCCAGATGAGCGGAGAGTTGGACCCCAACGTGAGGTAGAGTTTGTTCCCTTGTTCGGCCTCGTAGACCGAATCTGGGATGTCACACTCCAAATCACACACCCCACCGTACAGGCGTAGGGGGGTGCCGGTGTTTGGGTTGATCCCCACGGGGAACAGTGCCGGTAGATTCTCGATCTTGTCCGTCGTGTCGGCTTTGACTTTGAGTCCCTGCACGCCGAATCCATCTGGTTCCGTGGAGACATGGATAAGGAAACCGGTGGGGCCTGGGGAAAAGAGGGCTCCCGTGCTCGGCATCGTCCATTCTATTGTCATCGAGTCAGGAGCGTTTCCGAACGATGCTCCCAGGTTCTTGAAGGACGCGAGCCCAGCCGAATAGGAGCCAAACTTGATCTCCGGGGTTGTGGGTGCTGGGAAGAGTTGGCCACTCGTCGGGGCCTTGGCTCCGAAAAACGCCTTCAGCCGCATGATGAACTCGACCATCAGGGTCACATCTTCCAGCGAGAGGTACGCGAAGATGGCCAAGGCTGCCGAGGAACTGGAGAAGTCCGGGCGGTTGGGGTCACGTCGGTCCAGCAAGCGTTTGAGCATCCGCCGCTCGTATGCCTGGAACCCTCCGCGCAACTCATCAAAGGGCTTCTTTGTCAGATCCCAATCCCCGTGGAGGTAGAACCCCATCTGCCGGAGGTCATGGATGATGTTCCTGATCTCCTCGATGATGGCTTCTACGATGGCGCGGATGGGGTCAAGCAACCCAACGAGGAACACCTTGACGATGTTCAGGATGGTCTGGACGATGTTCAGGATGACAATGAGGGCCGAGAGCACCGAGTCAATCGTTTCGATGACTGCGATGACTGGCCCCATGATGGGCTCCAGGCTGGGCTGGATAGTGATCCATTCCTTTTCAGCCATAAATCCCCCTCCCCCGCCGTGCTTCAATCGCTGGAGGGCCGCATGGGCGGTCGCCATCTTCTCTTGCTCTTGCCTCAACTCGGCATCAAGGAGCACTTCGATTTTGGAGAGGGCTTCCTTTTGACGCTTCAAGACGGGAGATTCCAGATTGTCCCTCGCGGTCGTTTGACCGAACTCACCCACAGGGATGCCCATGTCCTTCAACCTCTTCTTGATTTCGTCTGCGTTCATGGTGCTCTCTCCCTGTTGCTCCGATACAGCCACATTACCGGCTACGACTCATCCAAGGCTTTCTTCCGAAGCAACGCTTCTCGCTGCTTCTGGAGGCGGCCAGGAAGGCGGTTCTCGGCTCGGCGGGCGGTTTGAATGGAGCCATCCTCTCGGTTGGCACGGAAGGACACCCACGAGTACCGCTGGTCGCGGAAGCGGTCGTCAAGGTTCAACACCCCGTCGATGAGGTCGGGGAGGACAGGACGTTGCCCCCACGTATCATCTACGAACTGGGTGTAGCCCAGGGCATCCAAACGGAAGTCGAGGATCCAGAAGCGTCGGTCAAGCACACTCAAACAGTCGGATACGTTGGCGAACGGGGTCGTCGCGGTGAGCCCCGCAAGGCTCTCTGCCACGATGTTGGAGATCAACCCGAGTCCCGCAAGGGGGTCCGTCGCGGAGCCCACGTCGATGATGTGGTCGTCCCGCTGGAAGACGAAGTAGTCGCCGCTCTGGGAGCGGGAAATCACGATCTCCTCCATCCATGAGAACATCCTCTCCCGCATGAACAACACCAGTTCCAGTGCGTCCTCGGAGAAAATGTTGTTGGGCCGGATGATCTCGTACCCGAAAGGCTCGATGCTCTTGAAGTCATCGGGGGTAACCCGGTCCAAGTAAGAGCCGCCTACAGGGACGGGCTCTGCGGTGGGTCGGAGGTCTTGCTGGCCCTCGGCCCCGCCTGTTAGGTCAGATTGCGTGATGAGGGGCAGCACGACGTACCCTTCCGTAGTGGGGTCTTCCCCGAAAATGCTCCCGTCCGAGAAGCGAGACTCGCCGTCCACGGCAAGAGTTCCCGGTAAGCTGGCCCCTGACGAGTCTTTATCGACTGCCGTGACCTTGTAGAAGCCTCGGTTATCATCCAGCTTGGTGGGGCCACCTGCGATGTGGATTGCGCGTCCGGTGACGCTCTGATCGCCAAGAGGTCTGCCTCCCCTCTCGGTGTCTTCGTAGAGGACACCGGCTGGGTCGATGATCACATAGTCACCTTCCTCGACCCCCTCCTCTGCCCAGGTGGTAATCGCACCCGGTCCCGTCGTGGTGTCGGACAGTTCACCCGTGGCGACGACCTTGCCGCCCTCTGTCTCCGCTGCGGCGTAGTCCACGGTGCGGCGGAACACAACAGAGTCCGTCACGAGGTCCATCAACTGCTCATTGGATTGCTCATGGGGGATGATGGGCTGGTTCAGGTAAATCTCAAAGGGCTCACCGCCCACGATGGTTTCGGTCAGGCCAGGACGCTTCAACCGTAGAGTGGCGGTGCCCTCAACGGACTCGATTTCAGCCGTGTCGAGAAGAAGCCCCGTGGTGGAGTCAAAGACCCGAAGCATGTCCCCGGCGTGGATGTTCACGTCCTCGTTGGTGAAGGCTCCCAGGTTGGTGGCGGCTCCATACGTCGCCAGATCGGCCACGAAGGTCCGTGAGGTTGATGCTGTCGAGTAGGAAGCGGTGACCCCACGGCGGATCTCATAGGCGAACCGCAAAGGATCCAACCCCGAGATGATCTCATTCTGGGCATCGTGCCATCGTCGGACACGCCGCACGAAGTAGTGGACCCCCTCATTGTCCAAGTTGGGGGAGCCAGTGGGGGTGTAGTCGTGGACGTTTCGTGTTCCAACGTCGGCTGTGGTGAGTGCCCCGTAAGAAGCCGCCACCACCCGAGGGGCCGTCAAATGAAGGTTCGCGGTGGGAAGGGGGAAGGATGGCTCCAAGAAGATCCCTGCCAGGGCAAAGAAGCCAGGAGCCGCTGTTGCCGGGTCTATGTCGTCCCCGAACACGATCCGGTCCCCCGGCAACAGGCACGGAACGATGGGAGGCTGGGGGAGGGGGATCGTACCCATGAGGGTGTTTGTGGAGTCGTAGAATACGATGCCGTGAGTGTCTGTGTCGCCAAAGTGAATGAGGCTCCAGGCATCGTCCACGAGCAGCGAGGCCCATTGGGACAGGTCCAAGTAGGTCGCTACCCCGGACATTTCAGTCTGTTGAGTCCCCGCCCCCGTGTTGTCGTAGATCCTGCCGTACACCGCCTCCCCGCGTACTGGGTAGAAGTCGGTATTGTCTTTGGGAAGTGGGATCCCCACCCCAAGACTGTTGGGGTCAACAGCCCCCAATACGGTGTTCTGAAGATTGCCTGTGATGGGGGTGTTGAAGTCCTTGAACACATCATCGCCTACATCACTGATGTATGCGTCGATAATGTCGGGGTTCCGGTTCCCCACAAGCACGTTTCGGAAACCTGCGATGAGGCTTATTCCGAGCCCGAATCCATCATCGACCTCATTGGGTCCAACCACATTATTGGCTGGGAGATGCGTCCCCATCTGTTGCATGGGAAGGTAGTTGATCCCGCTGACACGAGTGCCACTAACCGCCAAGGTGTACCAGTCAACATCGGTGGTGGGCTGCCCTTCCTTGGTGTTGAGGTTGTCTGTCCAGTATGGGGTGGCTCCCGGTGACATGTTGAGGACCAACGTCCCAGCATCCGGGTCGTAGGCCCCCAGACTGTCGTACTCCAAACGGACAGTGACTTGCTTGATGTGCCATGCGGAGGTTGCACTGTCGTATTCCGCGTATTTATCCCCCAAAATCAAGTGAACATGGCGGTTGTTGGGCACCGTTGCCGGATCTGCCCATCCGTGGCCGTTCGGGGTTCCAGGCACGGGGACTACGCCCTGTAGGGTCACCTCATTGGTTACGGAGTCCACTTCCAAGATGGTGGGGAAGTCCACGTTCACACAGTCAAAGCCCCCGGACCCGGAAGGGGTGCCCGCCAACTTTGCTTCAGCCTTGGGGACCGGAGCGGTCGCATCGTCCCATTGACGAGCGGGACGGAGCGGGGCCTGAACGAAGGGGATGCTCGCAGCAGGGGTCGCGTATGCGTCCCCTGCATCATAGGACACGGCATGACGAACAAGGTACGTCCCAGCTTTGACGGCTTCGGATGATGTGGTTCCGGCATCCACCACCACAATGTCTCCCGCCTCCACGTCCGGTACGAGGGGGAAGAACAAAGCCGCCCCGTAGATGTAGTCGCGGTTGCCATCGAGGTCCAGCCCCATGGTGGTGTCGATGAAGCCCTTGTCTGCCATGACTCCAAACCCAGCCGCAATCTCGGCGGTTTCATTGGCGTTGGATGAAGGGACTCCGGCGAACTTGATGGTGGACACGTCGGCGGCGAGGGGGGTGTTCTCGTACCCTTCCCATGCCATGAGTCGGAGGGAGCCGTCAGAGCCGTCCCAGGTGCCCGTGTACTCCACCAAGGCGCTGACACTTGCATCGGGACTCGGACCCATGCGCTCCAACAAGGTGAGGTAGTGGGTTCCGAACCCAGCCGCCCCCGGAGCCGGGGCTCCGTTGATCGCAGCGGGGGAGTTCACCGTGAAGCCCTGGACACCCTGGCAGGTGACCTCATGCACGGCAATCTGGACACCGAGTTCGTGTCCGTGGTTGGTATTCCCTGGGTCGTTGGCGGGGCTGTATCCCCGAGGCTTGGCGAGGTTGAAGGCCAGCGCCTCTTTGAAGGTCAGACGATCTCGCCCGACCTCACAGGTCAAGGAGCCCAGACCAGCACCTCCGACAAGTACCCCGGACGTGAAGGCCACTGTATCAGGGTCGAAGTAGGTGTCGAAGTCCAACGTGAAGTCGTAGTGGGTGGAAACCACGAGCCCCAAGGCAACCATGATTGACGGCTGTGCCACTACACACTGGATAGAAACAGTGTCGGCGGTGAATACAACCCCGACCCCGGCAGGGTCCGTGGTGATGGCTGTTGTCGCTGCTGCGGCCTCATTCCAGGCGTACATGACCTCGCCCGGATCGTCCCAGGGGATGACAAGGGCTCCGATGAAGGGGTCCGTCGCAGGAGCCAGTGAGGGGTCCGCGTCATAGATGCGGATCACCAGGGCGTTTCCCACACCTGCGGCGGGAGGCGTGCCGGGGATGAGGGCTGCGAGTTCTGTGAGTCGGATGAGGGGAACCGTCCCGAAGTGGAAAACGGTATCCCGCTGTCCACCGCCCGAGACTTCGGTGATGTGGAACCCGTTGTCCCCTGTGTCGTCAGCCACATTCGCTGCGAACCCACGGATGGTGTACTTATGTTCCATCCCTGTGGCAGTTGGGGTCACGAACCGTGGGGTTTCCAGCGTCGAAGGACGGTTGGGGTCAGTTGAAGGAGCGGTTTGCTCCACGTCGCCCACGGTCAAGATGCCGGTCATTCCAGCCGGGATGCTTCCTGCCCCTACGAGGGCTTGGTCAGCTTGCGACAAGATGAGGTCGAAACGCCGCACGTCTCCGATGCCCGAGTTCGCGGTGTAGGCCCCCGCTGTCTCCACAGGGCGAAGGTCACCGTCAGCGGCGGCAGCCCCCACATAGAGAGTGGCAGGGTTGAGGGCATAGCCAGGATAGTCGGTGGCCTGGACGATGGTGCCGTTGTTGACGACGATCTCGTTGGGGTAGACCGCCAGTGAAAGGTCTTGCTGCTCGATGGCAGGAACACCTGCCGGGAGGGGCAGGGCTGCTGACGTGTCGATGAACAACAGGACCAGTGAGGCAGCTACTTCCCCGAGCACCACGAGTTCGGTGTTCGTGGTCCGCATGTAGGGGATCTGGTAGTCACCGCTGTCGTCCTTGTCCTCGCCCAACAGGCACGGGAGTTGGAGCGGCTGCGTTGACGTGTTGACGAACTCGACCACTCCCTCGACGCAGGACAGCGGAGAGGGAGGGTTCTGGCCGAACCACTTTTGCAGAGGGAACGGGAACGCATCGTCAGCGGTGGGAAGCGATGCGTCGATGAAGGTGCCTGACCGACGGCCCACTTTGAGGTCGAACTGGATGCGGTAGTCGGGAAGCCCCTGGGTAGCTTCAGCAGTTTCATCCAGGGTGGGCTGTGTCGGGACGGAAGTGGGGTCCAGGGTTCCGCTGGTAGGACCACAGAACACCGTGTCTCCGTACCCACCATCGGCGGAAATCACGTCTTCCAGGGGGATAGTTTCATTGACGAAGACGCTGGACCCAGCCAACGGTGCCCCCGTCACATCAACGAGCACCAAAACACAACCGGCCTGGACCTCTCCGATATAGACCCCGTTGAGGTCCGAGTCCGCTGTCAGGGAATAGATGGTGCCGTCCGGCTTTCCGAAGTTGATTCGGGGTGCCTCCCCAGCGGTGGTTGACCCCACAAAGGCTGGCGTGGACAGGGCTGCATCTCCTGACTCCAAGTCAGAAATGCCCCCACCTTGCGAAAGCAACTGCGTAATGTCAGGGAACCCCGTGTCCGGGTTGATCGGGAACTCGCTCAACGGAACCGGCGTGGCTACGAATGTCGCAGATGGAGGGCTTGCAGTGGTGGTTCCCAAAGCCGCGTCCAACTCCGCACTACCCAACGGATAGTAAGCCCACACGCGAGCGCGGGGATGCCGGTCCTCGGCAGTCACATCCGAGATGTTCTGAATGTCGCCCAGGGCTGGGTTGCAGATGACCCCATTGACGGTCTTGCGTGTCTTGACCTTTTGCTCGGTGGTTTCTCCGGGCTCCGGTCCAGGCACCTCGATCTTACGACCAGAGGAGTAGTAGCCCGGATCTGTGAAGCCCGTTGCCCCCATGACCGCTTCCAGGCCGGGGAACAACCGCGTGAAGTGGGTGGTCTTCTCTGGGAACAGGCGGCTGTACTCGTGGTCCTGCCACATGTCCTTGAACTTCCCAGGCACGTCGAACTTTGGGAACAGGAAAGCGAGCCCACGAGGCCGACCGAACCCGATCAACAGGCGGTCGTCCATGTCGTTCTTCACCCGATGGCGCTGCCGACCCGTGTAGAAAGAGAGGGAGTGGGGGTCCGGGGTTATTCCATCGGGAGCGCCAGGGCGTTCCCCCGTGTCGGGGATCTCCGCTGTCGTGGGGTCAAATACCGGATCCGCCTCCATGTACCACCCATCGTTGTCGGTGTAGTCGGAGGGGGACCAGTTCTCGATGACCTCGCGCCAGATGAGGCGAGGGTTCAACTCCCCGCTGATGGAGTCCTCGTAGCCGGGAGGTGGATACCGCTTGTCACGCCCGAGGAAGAAAAGGAACTTCCCGTCTCTGTCCCCGATGATGCGACCATCCATGGCTTCAAGCACTTGCTCAAAGGCCACAATGACCCCGTTGAAGAACTCGACGTAGACACGTCCTCCCCGGTCTTGGTCACGGTAGTCCTGTGCTTCCCCCCGCAACCCCATGGCTCCCTGGCTTCCCATGTTGGACTCGCCGGGGAACGCCAGGACAGGGCCTCCCGAGGGTGCTGACCCGCCCTTGGCGGCGGATACCTTGGCCACGTCTCCCAGGTAGTTCCTCATAGGAAGGGTGGAGAAGTAGAAAGAATCGGGGTTCCGGTAGGTGTACTTGGCCCGCAACACGCTCCCGAGGAGCCTGTTGGGGACCGAGGGGACCGTCATATAGAGGTAGCTGCCCTTGTAGAGCGGGTATAGGAGCGCGTCATCCTTCACCAAGGGGTTCACCACTACCTGCCGTGTGTAGCGGAAGTGGAGCCATTCTCCGGGGTTCAACGGGGGCTGTGTGGGGGTCTGGAAGATGATCTCCCCCGTAGCTGCGTCCGTCGTGTAGTGGGTTCCCTCGATCAACTCCTTGCCCGGTACGCCGACCCCGCTCTCTGTCGCCCCCATGAGGAAGAGGTTGTATTCCTCGCTGGTCACGAAAGGGGCAATCCCAGCAAACTCCATGGGGCTGGGCTGGTAAACGGGGCGCATACTGATCCGCACCGTGTTGCTGTTGTCGTGGGCTTTGTAGGCTGGGGTGGCGATCTCAACGATGGTGTTGCGACCATCATCAGACATGGAGGAGTTGATGATGATGTAGGGGCACTCCTCAATCTCCAGCAGGTGATTGGGCTTGGTGTACTGCCGCACATCCCCGTAGAAGACCACCTCCAACTGACCCCGATCCACGGCAAGCAAGGGAGTCCCTGTTGCAGTAGAGGTGTCCAGCGTGGGCATGAAGCCCTCTGTGTCTGTTGGAGAGAGGGTCACAGACACCGGGAAATCGGAGACGGTAAGCCCTGAATCCCGTCCCACCGCACGGCTCCCGAGTTCCCCCAAGGGATCCGGGGTGATGGTGACTGTCGTGAGGTCAGTGGTGATGTCGTAGGCCACCGTCTTGATGTAGAGGGGCTGCGGTCCCAGCATGAGGAGATGCCCCACCGGGAAATCCGCTGACCGGTCAGTCTCCAAGTCGAAGGACGTTTGACCCTCCAACAGAAAAAACGGCTTCCGGTACACCGGAGGTGTGGAGACGGTGTACGCTGACTCGCCTCCAAAGGCTTCCAGCACGCCGTAGTTGATCTTCACCTCGTCCGTGGATTCCACGGCACTCGTCAACTTGATGAGGTAGATGCCGAGGTCTTCGTCTACCTCGATGAAGGCTGTCTCTATGCCTGCGAAGTTCTGGAGTTCCACGCCGACCCACATGAAGGGATCGACTACCTCGGAGTACGTTCTCCCGGTCGGGTTGAAGGAGAACGTGTAGTCATCAATCCGAGTCGCCACCTCCAGCTTCACGATGAGGGGAAGGAACTCGGTGACCTCGATGTAGTTGCCGTCGGTGTCGGTGGCCTTGTCCCCGTTCGTGTCAGCCTGGAAGTAGTTGGTTTCAACGATCTGCATGGCCCGCAAGGGCTTCTTGAAGAGGATGCTCCCGCTGACGGGAGAGGTCTTCACGTCGAGATCGTTGACCGTGACCATCTCCTCCACGAAGTACGCCGTCTCACCGGCATAGGTGCCTGCATCGGAAGTCGAGATGTTGATGCTTCCGTCGGAGGCGTTGATCTCACACTCACCTGCGGTGAGATCGTCTGGGTTGAGGAACTGTTGGTCGTAGAAGACGGTGCTCCCAGAGAGGTCCGAAACCACATCGTCGGCAAAGACGACTTCTCCGCTGCCCGCGACGATCTCTACGGTTCCCGCAGCCGGTGTCCCTGCTACGGCCACCATGACGAGGTTGACCCCGCTCGTGAACTCCGCAGCGCCCACCCGGAAACTGAAGTACGCCGTCCCACCCGCAAGGGAGGTTTGAAAGTGAAGGTCTGAAGTGTCGGGGATTTCCAGGCCGGTGGCGACCACGGTGCCCATCTTTACCCCGCGCACCAGATAGGCAGGGGTGGCCTCATTGGCGTTTCCACCCTCCCCCAACCCGAAACGCAACGAGATCACGCGGTTGGAGGAGATGGCATCGGCCACCTCGGCCACAAGGGATCCCCCCACGGTGCCGGTGGAGGTGAGCAGCCGGATCTTGAAAGGCTCGGAGGGCAGGTGGTTCATCACCTGCTGTTGCACATCAGCTACGAGAGTGTTGTCGATCTCGTCCCGAGGCTTGGCTTCGTATACGCGCCATTGGGCAGTCGTCTGGCTGCTCGGGAAAGCCGGAAACACGTTGAGTACGGTCGGGGGTCCGCTTGTGACCTTTGTGATCTGGTAGACCCCTTCGGCTTCCCCGGTGAGGACGTGGAGGAGATAGCCAACCAACACCTCGGCAGCCAGATCGTCTTGGTCTGGGACATTGGGGTCTTCAAACGTGGTGGTGCCTGCGGTGAACTGGCCGCACCCCCCGCTTGCCTTGACCCCACCTTCGACAGACACCAAGAGTGCCTGACCCGGTTGACCCCCTCCAGGCATGAGGAAATCCTCACCCCGGATCTTGGTGGCATAGGAGTCATCCAGCGGTCCCTTCACCCGAAGGCCGAAAGCGGTGTCGTCCATGGCGAGGGCCGAGACTGTCTCGGGAAGGATGGCAGGGTGGTCCAACTGAAGGGTTGAGGTGGGGAACGCCACCTGGGTTGCAGAGGTTTCTCCTTCCTCGGTCCAGACCAGCCGGTCAAACACCCAGTCGTACTTGATCCCAACCCCGAGAGTGGTGTGGTAGTTCTTCAAGTCCACCGTGAGGAGCCCGATAGCCATACGGAAGTGAACTCCCTCGTCGTACCCTGGCATGTCCTCCAACGGCGGCTGGTTGATGCTGAAGAAAGGCATCCCTGTGATGTTGTCCGTGAGGAGCAGGTCATCGAACTGGCTCTTGGCACGAATGTCCGGGGTGTCATCTCTCCGGTCCATGTTGACCGGGCTGCGGAACACTCCCATCGCGGCCCCGTTGTCTGGGAGCCAACAGAAGTTAGGTGCTGGGGCTGCGGGAAGGGGGAGGGATACGCGCCATCCGGGCAAGAAACCGAGGGCAGCAGGTCCAGACAGGTCGGTCGCGTCTGACTGATCCCATCCAATCTCCACCTTCCCTATTTTGAGGTCAGCGTCACGGATAAAGATACGACCTCGTAGCGACCCGACGGACCCTGCGGGGACACCGGAGGTGGCCTGTATGTCAGCCGCTACCTCGGCAGCAGAGAACTCTCCCGCACCCAATGTGGTGGCCACCCACTTGTAGCCCCCCGCGAAGTCATCCACATTGAAGGTGAGCGTTTCCGTTCCCAGGAGGGTGAAGGGCTCCCCGAAGCGGGAGAAGATGCGGGCCTCGTCGGCATAGACCGAGGGAGTAATCTGGGCCTGTAGGAAGTAGAGGGCTTCCCCCTTGACGAGCCTCCGGCGCATCTGGAGGCGGGAGTATTCTTCCAACGGGGAGCCTGTCATATCCGGGTCTTGCAGCCGGGATACGGCGACTGTGTTCTTGGGCACCTTGAACTTCAGAACGGGGAGGTCTTCGTCGTACTCCTCTACATCGGTTTTCTCGTAGGCATAGGATTCACCGAAGAAGAACGTGTCCCCGATACCCTCGATCTCACGCATCATTCCGCACCCGTTGGGGCGCGTAAGAGGGATGGTTTTTTCATCAATGGAAGGTGTGTCCCCCGAGCCGTCCGGCACCCACAGCACCCCACTGATCCCAGGAGGGGGAAGGGGAACCGCACGCGGGATGTAGAGTTTCCCAAAGATAGGGACCGTCTCGGGGTCGCCGTCCAACGGGAGCCCCGCTTCATCGAAGACCGGGGTGGGTGCCTTTACCGGGAGGGGCTGCGTGTTGAGAGACACCCCGTCGTAGTAGAGCCGAGCCCCCAGGTAGAAAATGTCGTAGTCAGAAAAGTCAGGGGTGGGGTTCGTGGTGGATGCCCCAGGCGTGCAACGGTCAATGTCGTGTTTGGACAACACGATGCGGCCTGTCATACGGGACCAGTAGAAGTTCCCCGCCGGGAAGTCCGCAGGAGTGGGGAGATCAGCATCCGTGTCCACGGCGTATGGGGTCAAGTAACGGCGCGACCCGATCCGCAGGAAGGGACGGTCAGTTGGACCGGGAACTGGAGACAGGGCTGGAAAGCCGATGGAAGTGGGGACCAACGCGAGAGGGTAGAAGTCGGCCACTTCCCCCAGATCCCCATCCGCGTCAACGACGAAGGTTTCCGGGTTGTACCAGAGGGTGCGTCCAGCATTGGCCTCGATGTAAGTGGGGTTCAGGAGAAGATCCCCGCTGTAGACCCCCACCACAGCATCCGCAGCGGTGCCGGTCGCGGGGTCTATCCATGACCCGCTCCATGTGCCGCTTGCGGCTTCCTCGTCTGTCACCACGAGGATGGTCAGTGGGGTCGAGATGGAGTCGGGGTAGAGCCCAGACCGAACCAACGCATAAGAATCCGTAGTGGTGTCGTCATAAGGGAGCATGTCCCCCACAGCGAAGCGGGTGAGGGGTGGGGTCAACTTGAACTCATCCTCACCATTGACGGCCCCCAGGTCACGGGGGAGGCTGCCCTGGAGAGGGCTCCATCGTTGGTTCTTGCCGTCCCACCCGAAACGGGTCACGTCTTGGTCATTCCGCGTCCACCAAAAGGTTGGCCCTCCCAGGATGTAGGTGACGAGGAGGATTTGGTCCCCACGTTCCTTGGAGAATCCGCCATTGAGGTAGGCGGGGTCCAAGGCGGTGGAGTCAAGGACGACCTTCCCAATCGAGGGGTCTTGGCTCAAAAAGCCCGGACTCCCCCCATCTGTGATCGTGACGTAGGTGGGAGGAGCCCCCGGAACAATCGGTCCCTTGATGATGACCAGGGAGGACACGGAACTAATGTCTCGCCCCCCAGGGTCCAAGACGAGGAAGGTGTCGGTCCCATCGTTCCAAACGCCACCCTCTACGGCGAGGGTTCCAGGGACGACGGTAACCGCATCACTCGATGCAGACTGCGCCAGGAACTCGCTTTCCACTGTGCTCAACGAACCAGTGGTGGCCGCGAACACACAGTACGTCTCCTCTGCTTCGCGGCTCTCGGGCTTCTGGAGGACGGCTGCCCGGTACATATCGCCGTAGGGTTCTACGGCTGTCGTAAAACGACCACCCGTGGGTGCCACGGTGTAGCCGAGGGTCGCCATTTCCGCCCCGTCCATTTGACTGCGATCCACGCCCGTAGTCGCCTCGTTCGTGTCAGGGGAGTTCCCTGAAGCCACGCGAGCCGGACGTAGGACATAGCCATCGAGATTGAAGCCCACTTATTTGTACTCCTTTTAGACCACACCACTGGTGCTTGTACCAGTACCCGCCATCGGCCCACCACCGCCCGTTGCGGCACCAGATCCGACTCCTGTAAGGAATAGAGTAGCTATGCCGGGAGAGAGCCCTGCCGCCAGTAAGGATGCTTGGGTTCCAGTGAGGCCCTGGCCTGCCATGGCCGACACCAGCAACGGGGTCAGAGAAGCGGAAATCGCTGTTGAAACCTTGGAAACGTCAGCCCCAACCCCCCATCCGGCGCTTTGGCCCTTGTACGTCGCTGATGCAGAGTAGGAGTTCCCAATCCCGATTCCCACGGCTGCGCCGATTTTCGGGGCCGAGAGCCCCTTGAATCCTGCTGATGCGAGCGACCCAGTGACAGGGACAGCGTTAGGTACGATGGTGAGGGTGCCATTGACCGTACCCGCACCCATCACGCCACCCCCACTCCCCGTGAGTGCCACATTGGCCCTGTTGGTAGACCACTTGACGACCGCAATCCCGATAGCCGACGACAACTTCATCCATGTCGGGCCTGTGAGGGTCGGGCCTGCTGCCCTGATGGCGTTCGTGACTGCTGTGGCTGTGATTGGCATTACGCTACCCTGAAACCGGAACACCCGACCGATCCTGCTGCGAGGAAAGTCCCGCCTGTGAGGGGATCGGTACACCCATCAGTAAGGACTCCCCCCTTTGGGCCGGGGGCTTGGGTTACGGACACATAGGTGGCTTGAAGGGTCACCTTGGCCTGGGATTTCAGTGTGGCTCCCGTGGTGCCCGACACTGTGGTAGCCCCCTTCGTCGCTTTGAGGGAGGCGCTTCCCGCGTTTGCAATCACGTCGATGGCCGTGAGCCCCGCATCGATCTTGTTATCTGCCCCTGTCGCCCCTGTACTGACAGTAAAGCCCGAACCAGGGCCAGTGGAGGTCGGGGCTGTCCCCATAGTGAAGACCCCAAAGTGGCCTACAGTACACACGGTAGTACGCCGCCCCGAGGTAAACGTCTCTTTCAGGTCGCCATAGGTGATCTCATACTTATCAACGGTCCCTCCGATGCCCCCAGATGCGGGAGTAGCGGTGAAACTCGTGGACCGGGATTCTCCGTTGGTGGAGTCGGAGTCGAGGGGACCGCCATAGGTGTACTCGGCCTTCCCGGCGATGGTCACCCCGATCTTCTTGGCAGCCATTGTGATGCTGTCCCCGATACTCATTTCCAGGGTCGAGGAAGCGCGGATCCCGACGACGCTGGCGTCCTCGATAGCCACCTCTTTCGCCGTTACCTTGACCCTATCCTTTGCTGACAGGATGGCGCTCTGGGCACTGATGAGGGACAAGGCGGTCTTGGAGCCCGCAGGGGTGGCATTGGGATTGTCCTTATCCGCGCTCGCTGCCCCGGCTGTGGTGGCACCTCCCCCGAAGATTTCGACGGCCCCTCCAGCAGATCGAATGTCGATGCCAACATTATCTTTTGACCGCCCGACCCCAGTGTTGGCGATGGTGACGGAGCCTGTTGCTTCCATGCGCCTGCTCTCGCCATCAGGCCCGAGTCCGTAGAAGCTGATCTTTCCGGTTCGCAGGTCTTCCTGGGTCGTCATCGACCCCGACCCTTGAAAGTTGGTCAGCCATGCCCCGCCCTTGGAAAGCGCGATGAACGATTCCTTCGTGGGATCAGACGGGTCACGGGACCGGATGAGGAACGCCAGTTGAGACGACAGGGGGTCGTCGGGTGTGGCGGCCCGCAAAGAGGTTTGCCTTTTTCCTGACTCGGTGGTGATCTTGGCCACAAGGGGCACGCCGTACTGGTCGGGGTAGTTGAAAGGGTCGTTCCCCACGGCTGTTCCCAAGACGAACTCCACCAACGGCGAGGCAGGGGACATGTTGAGGGGGTCAAGGGTTCCCCCTGCCGGTCCTCCTGATCCCTCTGGGTCTTGGTTGGGGACGTTGGGAAGGAAACGATCAATGTCGATGCCGTCGGTCTGCTCCGTGACGGGCAACGTACCATCCGAGGTGTGGGCCACCTCGATCCGGTACTCGGTGAAGACCCCTGCTCCTGTGTTGGTGATCCCGTTCATGTGCTTCGCGGAGTTGGACATTTTGTCCACGGATACGCGGTACATGGGCTTCCCACCGTAGGTGGTCCCCGAGGCACCCCCCAGAGTCATCACCCCATCCCCGTCAACGAATAGACCTCGCCGGAGGATCTGGGCCGGGTCAAAGTTCACATCGGCGGCGAAATCGGTGCCGTCATAGACCGTGTTTGCTCGTATTGATCCTGCGTTCTCGGTCGCATCGAGCCCGAGGATGGGGAGAGGCACCCCTGCTTCATCTACCTGTCGTGTAGAACAGTAGTCGATGGCGGTTTCCACCAGTTGCGTGGGGAGGAGGTTGGCATCCCTTTGGATCATGCCGCTGTAGGTGCGGAACCCAGCCCCCGCGTGGAACTGTTGCAGGCTTCTGACGATGAGGGCTTGGTCTTGGTCCCGTAGGATGACCTCGTTGCCACGTCTGTTGGCGAGGGTGGCACTCTCGGTCAACAGGAGGTCTGCCCCTTGGGAGGAAGACGCAACCACGTTCCCTTTTTCCATCTGGCGCAACTTGTGTCGGCGTTCGCTTGCCACGCCTTCCAGGGCAATCTTCTCTTTGGCGGTGAGGCCGAGTTCTGCCGGGGAGTGGGAGCGGACGTTGAGCCAATCATATCCAGACTGGGTGCTGGGCACATACCACCCCAAGACCACTGGCCTTTGACCTGCTCCTGACTCGGTGGGGGCGTATCCAACGACGCACATGTCCCCCACTTCGGGCATCGCACCGATGAAGTGACGGGCTCCCGCCGCAGGGAAGGTGATGGGGATGTTGGATGAAGGGGAACCACCGCCTGAAAGGGGCTTCAGGTCCACCACCATCTTCTTCGGGTCCACCCGTGTCACCACGGCGAAGCGGATAGGGAAAGACCGTTGGTCGCGGCTAATGTTGGCCTTCGCCAATCCTGTGGGTGCGACTTCAAGATTGATGCGCCCCGTTGTGACCGGGGGTCCGTTTCCGTTGCTCATCCTTCCTCCTCGGCCTCGCTGGCATCAATGCGGTCTTGCTCTATCTGATCGGACGCTTTTGAGATCCCTCTGGCGGCTTTCCGGGCTGCCTGCTTGGCTTCTTCCCAATCCGCGCCACTCTCCTTTTGGGCTTCAGTGATCGCTCCACCCACTGCCGTTTGTCCGAACAAACCCGTGTCCTGCGTGCTCTGGATCACTTCCGCCAGTTTATTGGTGGCACGAGTATCAAGCATCTGGCCCGCAAGGGCTTGCTTGGTGAGGGACCAACCAGCACCTACATGCTCGGCCTCACTCGACAGGAAGTCGTTGACGCTCTCGTCCCCAGCCAGTTCCACGAACTCACCCGTGAAGGCTTGGAGCCAGAAAGACCCGTCTGTTCCTTTGCACAGGCACACCTCATTCCCTTCCCCCTGGAGGGAGGCCAAGGCGGATGCGGCTACGTCACCTGTGACGGACATGCCTCTGCTGCGTGAGGTCACGGGGGTATTCCGTATAAATACCGAGGGGGAGTCGTCTTCTGTGGCGATTGCAGCGAGGGCGTTCTCCAGATCACCGACTGCCACATCCACGGATTCTGCCAGCTTGGCCTTTGCCTCGTTACTCATCTCCCCCAACACCTTTGACACGGAGGCCCCACCAGAGAGGGAGGCAAAGAACGTCTCCACGGCAAGCATGGAAGAGTTGGTGGTGGGTGACCCTGCGGTGCTCAAAAGGCTCTTGTACCTCGTGATGTCGAGCCCGCGCCCATAGGGGAGGGTGCCGTAGACCTCGTAGCCACCATTGTCCGAGACAGGCAGGACCGGGGTGAAGGAACCCTTGCCGCCCTCCTCGTATTCTCGGGAGACGATGCGGATTGCACCAGTCCCGTCCTCCTCGTAGGAGTCGAAGTGGGTAAGCAACTCCGCTCGGGCTGCCCCAGCTTTGTCACTGATCACCCCCCACACCCCGTCGGGGTCATCCAACGCGACGGTCGCGAGATACAGTTGTTGGGCTGCGTCGAGGTAAGCTGCGAGTTTTTCCCCGCTCTGGGCCGAGATGTTTTCGATTGCCTTGGCATCGCCCTCCCTCCACAGCCGTCCGGTCTTGATTTCGGAATCCGCTTCGACGCGGAGTCGTTGCTGTGGGTGGAGGGATCCACCAAAGGTGCTTACCTGCTCCGTTATCGTAGCGAGAGAGGTGATCAATGCCTGCACGTTGGAGTCCTCGCTGCTCCCAGAGGTGCTAATCTCACAACCTGTGATGTACGTGTCAATCCAAGCCTTGATAGCCCCATATCCGGCTTCCGTCTCCGTCTCCCCGAAACGAACAGTGGCGGCTTCATCCGCGTCTACTGTCTGGGCATAGACTCGGAGATGGGAGGCAAACACCTCGGCCATCTTCTCTTTGATGAGGGGGAACCTCGCAAACTCCGATGCTCCCTGGGTGATGTTGTTGACTCCTTTCCGCACCAGAATCTTCTGGAAGGTAAAGAAGCGAATGTCCTTTGTGGTCACGTCGGAGTAGGCGTTGGTGCCGGAGATTTTGCCTGTCTGGTCATCCGCGTCATCCGCATCGATCCCGTAGATGCGGAACCCGCGCTTCGGCATGTCCGACTCTATCCTGATTCGGTCCCCATCCTGACGGAGCACGGTGATCCCATCGCTGTGGCTGTCTTTGGCCTCCCCAATCCGCGTCACGGATTTAGTTGAGGCTTCCTCATCTATGATGACTTCCGAGGGGGACTGATCAGACTCATCAGGGGCAGAGGATGAGAAGTACCGGTATTGCCCGGTGATACCGGACTCACCGAACATCTGTTTGAGGCCGGTTTGGAGAGCAAGGTAGTTGCCGAGGTTCGCGCTGTCCTCGATGTTGTTGGCACTCTTTTGCTGCACAGCCACCAGAAGCGCCCCGAAGTTCGGGGATTCGTCTTTGACCGCTTCAAGGGTGCCCTGTGTGTTCGTGCCCGAGAAAACGGTGTTGGAGATGACTTCCGAGTACGAGTCGTAAGAGGTAACGATCTCATCTCGGGAGATTTTGATGGCCTGGGAGGGGTCGTTGCCCTCACTCAACAGATAGGTGGGACTGCTTTCGACTGAATCGGGGTCACGGCGCAGGATGCCCATGGTGAGGGCAAAATCCATCAGCGTGTCTGCTGATGAGAATGACAGCCCCCCAGGCACCGACCGCATGTTGAGTCGGTCTGGGTCAAGGGCCAGAACGACGTTCGGGTAGCCCTGGATGCGTGGTGGCCCGGATGACCCGCCCTCGGCCCCTTCAATGTCTTCTGGAAAAACGTACAGGGGCATAGGCGGGTATTCCCCAGGAGCCGATAGCTTCACATCATCGAGAGTGGGGAGCCTCTGGGAGCCGTCCCCCTCGGATCGGTCAGGGTTCCCAGGGGGAAGGAACTTCGGACGCTTGGCCACGCAGGTAAGTGTTGACTGGCACGCTGACCCCACTGCGAAGGAGTGGGAGATCCCCTTGACGTAGAAGAAGCAATCCAGGCACTCGACCCACACGGGGTAGCCCGGTCGCATCTCTGGCCGGAGAGGGATGGTGATGCTGGCTGTTCGCATCTCTGCGTTTGCCAGATCCATCCGCATGATCCCACTGATATACATGGCCTTGCTGGAGGAGAGGTAGTTCGACTCAAAGGTCGTCTCTCTCCAACCGAACTTCGCTACGAGCCGCCAGTCAACGAACTTGCCCTGGCGTGTCCCGAACTCACCCGACAGGACTCCCTTGAAGTTCTGGAAGAGGCTTCCTGACCCCTTGACATAGGTGGCCTCGGGCTCGGACTCGGACTCCGAGATGGAAACGAGATCCCGATCCCTGATGCAGTACACCTCGTCCCCGGAAGTGTCGAGGTTGTACATGGGTGGCTTGAAAACAATGTCTCCGTCTACGTCTTGGTAGAACTCAAAGCCACAGACCTCCAGCGTAGTGTTGGCGATCTCCAACTTGGACATGTACTCGCCCTCAAACATATTCACTGACCCCAGTGAGCCGAGGTCCAGGGTGTACGCCTGCATCTTCAGCGCGTCGAGTTTGGTGCCATCCTTGNTCATCACNGCNCCTTGCGTGGCCATCCCCCGGTAGCCAACGCTACGGGCTGCTTCCTTGAAGTCGCTCACCGCGTCAAGGTTGTACTCGTCGGGGAGTTCGATGTTGAAGGAGTTGATGAAGTCTTGGGCCGAGGTGCCTCCGGTGTTGTCGAACATACCGAGGTATGCCTGCTCAAAGGCGTTGAAGATGGAGCCGTCCATGCCGTACATGCGGAGACGCATGGAGGACTCCTCCCACCGCTTCTGCCACCACAAGGCTGCGTGCTTGTAGAGGCTCTGGCCAGAGCCCTCATCGACTGCTGCGAGGTTGGACTCCTGGGCGATGGTCCAGTTCTGGCCGAAGGCTGCACCAAACCCGATCCGCATGAGGGTGTAGATGATGCTGTAAGGGCTCATCCCAGTGAACTTGTGGCCCGTCAGGTTGATCCCTGTCCCGCTACCCGGCAGCTTTTCTCCGAACACAGACCCGTTGGTGGAGACGTAGTGGTACTGCCAGAAGTGGAGGATGTTCGCGCAGGTCACGCTGGCGGTGTAGAAGCCCCCAGAGAACTCGTGGCTGACCTCGGTGACCACCCCCCGGAAGACTTGATAGTAGGGGTAGACAGGCACACTGTCGTCGGTGGCCCCGCCCCCCTTTGGGGGATCTTGCCCCTTGGCCGCGTATCCGGTGATGGGGAAGTAGCCCCGCATGAGGATGACGACTTCAAGCCCAGGCTCCAGTACATAGTTGCCGTCATGCCGGAACACATCGGAGGCAGCGGCGGGAACGGTCAGGGAGAAGTTTGCCCCGGTGATGGGGTCCGTCGTGGGGTCACAGGAGATGGAGGTGATGTACTTGTTGAAGTCCAGCTTCTTGTTGCACGTCATACAGGACGCGAACTCGGCGTGCCCATTGATGAGCACTTTTGCGTCGGGGGTGTAGCGGACAACCGTGCGGTTCATCTGCCATGTTCCGACGTATGGCCGGTCTTTGATACTCATGCAGCACCTTACCCAAGCAGCCCTGTGGGGGTGAAATAGTCGAGGACGGGGTTGGGGGCAGTAGAGACAGGCTGGCCATCCTCATCCGTCTCCCTCTGAAACTGGGTAGTCCCCGAGATCCCTGCGAACCCAGCGCCCCACCCAGCCCCGTCAATGTCTGTCCGGCTCGGGGTGGCCGCCGCGATACGGTTCAACTGCTCGGTGGACAGTGACCCTGGTGCGGGGGTGGGGGAGGACTCCGGCAGCACCACGACAGGTGCCTCGGCATGGTCATACATGCGATCTACCGTGAAGGTCATGGACCACTCGATGCGATGCTGCATCTCCTCGGTGTAGGAGTATTCAAATGAGTCGATGTGGCCGACGTAGGTCATCTGGTCGTAGTCGATAGCGAGCGCCCCAATCATCAGGTGGGCCTCGGTGCCGTTCACGGTGTCGTAGATGTAGCCGTTGTTCCGGTAGAACTGGTAGAGCGCCACGAAGTTCTGGAAGGCTGCGGAGTCTCGCTTCGATGCGAACTGCACCCCCGAGGGCGTGTTCGTTGTGCCGTCGTTGGCAACGACCCCAGTGACGGTGGAGGGGTTGACCCCAGCGCAGAACGCTCCCGTGCTCCCAGAGAAAGAAATCGTCGGCTGCACCTCACCCCACCGCTCAAAGATGAACCCATGACGTGACCGGGCCGAGAACTGCTGGACGGTCTGGTACGAGATCGACATTTCGCTGGGGTTCACGAACAGGGTCAGTGGTGGCACCTGAAGGGCCACCTCCACTTGGTACTTGATGTCAGCGACCGTCGTGAGGTCAGCCATCATCGCCCTCGCATCCGTTCCCAGGGTGCCCTGGAGTTGCTGCCCAGCGGAGATGGTGGAGAGCAGTGTAACGAGATTGGATTCCCCCGAAGCCGCCCCCGTTACCTGGGGGATGCCCAACGCATCCCTGATCGCGTTCGCTTGGTTAGTTTTTTCACTGGACTCCTGCCCCGCTCGGCCCAGGAGGTTCACGTCTACATCGGTGCCCACAATGTCCGCGATGGGGTCGGGGATGACGATGCGGATGGTGAAGGGAGAGAGTTGGCGGGCGAGTTTGTTCGTGCCGTCGTAAGGCACCCCTTCCTGCACCTCAAAAGTGGAGGAGAGTCCCGGCCCCGACGTGACCGCTTCATATCGACTTGCGATGTACTGGGACTCGTCGCTGCTTTCGGTATCAGAAGACATAGGGGGCTCCTTATAGGCTGAAAGGGTTGGTGGTGACGGAGATGGCGGTCCTCCACACTTGGACTTCGCTGCTCACCTCAAAGTTGGCCGACATGGTGAACTGGAAAGGCTTGCTTGAACTCTCGGTCACCGTGAAGTTGGTGAACCAGCCGTAGTACACGCCCCCATCGAAGGACACCTTGATCATCCCTTGGAGGGCAACCTGCCCGTTTATGTCGTAGACGCTGCCGTTGTTGTGGAACAGGGCGAGCAGATCGAGATAGGAATCGTAGGCGAGTGTCTCCCGTCGCGTGCCTTCCGTCATGTCGGGAGAGGTGTTGTTGGCGAGTCCTGCATACAGCCGCATGAAGCCGCCCGTGGCCGCCTCAAAGTCAATGGTCTGGGTGCCGTCCCCCCAATGCTGTTCTACGAACCCGCGTTTCGTCTGCATCCGCTCCACCACCCGTTGATAGGAGAGTTTCATGCTTGTGGGGTTCACATGGAGGACCAGTTTCAGGTCTTCGGGGAGGATGGAAGTGACCCCATCCGGGGCGATAATGTCGAACACGACCGGCCTGACCCCACGCCCAGAGAACTCGTCATCGACCCCCGAGGGGAACGCGCCTGTAAAGATGGGAGGCTGTTCAGCCATGATTCACCTCTGGGGTCATACTTTCGCTGCCTTGATGGCTGCTTTCACCATCGCGAAGGTCTTGTTGGCATCACCCGACTCATGGATGGTGAGGTTGGTGATGGTCACGTTGCCCCCACCCCCCATGGCGCTCCAGCTTTCTGGGAGTGCCCCCACAACATCACGCCCATTGATGGGGTGGATGGTGCCGCCAGGACCACCGGACCCACGGTAGATGAAGTCGTCGTAGGATTTCCCGTACTGGGCCTCAAAGTATTCTTTGTACGCCCCCATGTAAGAAGCGTAGGCCGGGTCGGCTGCCATCTCCTTCATCCGCGCCCTTGCCGCCACCTCGTCGTCTCCAACGACTCCTGCCTCTGCAAGAAACAACTGACCCGCCCAGTCCGGGTCGTTTACCGCTGACTCCACACCAGCTAAACCAGTGACCGTCTTCTTGCCCTCACTCTCAATGCCTTCCAGGGATTGAGACTGTTCGGGTAGTTCTTTGTCGAGCCACGCGGTGATTACATCGGCCTCACCTCCGCTCAGGTCCATCCCGAGCGCGTCCAAGTCGAGAAGCGGTATCCCACCAAGGGTATTCCCAGTGGCACCAGCGCCAGGGTCATCCCAGTATGTCGAAACCTGTCGGTTTTCGTGCCAGTCTGCGATTTTAGTAATCTGGCTGGGGTCCAAGTCCGACGAAGTAACCATCCTGCCGCCATATCCGATCCCGGTCGGCACCCCATCGATCTTGGGATAGTGCGTTGACCGCTCCCGCGTTCCCGCGTAGATGGGAACACCGCTTGTCAAGACCCCCTCGTAGCCGTACTGCTGCGACCAGCCGCCAACAGTCAAGGGGTCATCGACCGCGTTGCCTTCAAAGTCGGTGAAGGTGACGGGGTTTTGTCCCGTCACAATCCCAAGACCGGACATGACCCCATCCGGTCCCAGGGTGACCCCAGCCGCCTCCAACATCATTGTGCGGAGTTCCTGCATACCTTCCACATCGCCCGAACGACTTACCTCCCGAGCCAACGCTGACCCTTCGGTGATCTTCTCTTGCCGTAAGTCGAACTCCGCTGCTTTAGAGAAGTCTCCCTTCTCCTCTGCCGCCTCCCGTTCTCTGTCCAAGGCGGCTTGTCTGTCGCCAAACTGTTGAGCCATCTCGGCGGCATCCTGCTTCCGCGTCTGTTTGCTGTCCACCCCGAACAACGAGGATACCGATTCGACCCATCCATTGATGGAGTTGAGTATCGACACCACCTCGTTTTTGAGGGTTTGGAGGATGCTGGTCGTCTCCTTCAACTGCATCTGGGCGAGAGTTTCCATCTCCGACATGCCCGCCTCTTGGGCTGCCCCCAAGGCCGCCTTGTCCTCGGGAGACAACATGTCCCCCGCCGCGATGACCTCGGCAACCATCGAGGTCGTGATCTCCTTTCCTTTGAACTTCTCAAAGCCTTCCTCCCCCGCTGTCATTCGACCTGCCAAGCGGTTGAAGATTTCTTGGTACTGTTCAAACTGCTGGCCGGAAATGCCCGTTTGCTCCTCAAAGGCCATCCGGTCAACGCCTTCCATGTCCCCGATAGCGCGGTCCCCCAGAGCAGACACCATGCTGAAAGCGAGGGTGGATGATTCGTCAAGGCTCCCCAAGGCTGCTGCTCGCCGTCCAGTGGATGTGGTGTCCACCCCACGGGCAAGCTGGGACATGTCTCCGAGTTGACGGGCAAGTTGCTCAAACTCCGGCCCCAACGCCGCCATCGTGTTCTGCAACACCCCCAAATCTTGGCCTTTGAGGGCTCCCAAACCAGCCATGTTTATGGTGCCGTCGGCATTTCGGACTTGTGAGAGTTGTTCGCGTGCCTTCTTCCGGTCACCTACTNTCATGTTGTCCAGGGCTTCGTTCAACTTGTCCATGTACCCGGCCCCCTGGCGCGTGGCAGCGGCCCCGATGATTCTCCCCCCCGAGGCTCCAGCCAGCATGGTGGTCTTGTACCGCTCTTGGAAGCCCATGTCGGCATACTTCCCGCGCAGGCCCCCCAACTGTTCCTTCGCCAAGTCTTCCCCGAGGATCTTCTCCATCCCCAAGAGGAGTTCAACGGTGTCTTCCAGGCGGAAGTTCATCAGCGCCATGCCGGAAGTGGCCTCACTGATAGAAGTGAAGAACGATGCAACGCCCATACCTGACATTTGGGCTCCAGCGAAAATCTTACTGAAGCCATCCTCGATGCCTTGCAACTGCAAGCCCATGTTCTTGGTCATGGTTTCCAGCATCCCAGCCACTTCACCCCCGCCTACCCCAAAGGATTGGGTGGCCTTCAGCGCCAACTCGATTGATTCCGTGTAGTTCCCAAACAGGCTCCTTTGTTCCTTGTAGGTAAGCCCTGCTCTGTTCATCTCGTTGGCGAGCCCGAGCGCCTGCTCTGCGGAGTACCGGAACTCCAAGGCTACGTCGATAGCTGCCGTGCGGAGATCCCCCAACTCGTTTGCGAACGCTGCCGTATTTGAGAGAGCGTTGCCCGAGAGCAGGTCTACTGCGGAAGCTCCTTCCAGAATGGCCTTGTTGAACTCTTTGGTCTGCCCATAGGCAGCCATAAAGAGGGCGATGACTGCTCCCACAGCGGCAGCGACTCCCGCGATGACCCCGGCAGCCGCTCCCAGCTTGCCGATCACCTTCCCGAGCCCACCCATCATGCCGCTCTTTCCGCCTTGTTTCGCGCCGAACTTCACCATGCTGGGGGCAGCGTCTTTGAGTGCCCCGCCGATGTTCTTGACGAGATCCCCGACGTTCAGGTTCTCCGCAGACAGGGCTTGGCTCATAATGCTGGAGAAGTTATCTGCTCCACTTTCCAGCTTGTCCCCGAAGGATTTAGCAGATTGCTTCATCCCCTCATCCAGCAACGCCAACTGGTCCTTTTGAGCCGCAGCCATGTCCGAAATGAGCTTGTCTTGTCCATCTTGTTGAGCCCGAATGATTTTTTTCGTAGCCGCTATGCGCTCCCGTAGATTGTGGGCTCGCCTGCCTTGCCCCGCTTGGTCTTTGATCCGCTCCAGCTTTTCTTCCATCTTCTGTTGGAGGCCAGCGGCACGCTTGATTCTCTTTTCGCGCTCCTTGAAAGAGGCTTGCAACTGCTTGGCTTCTTCCTTGGCCCCCAAGCGGATAGAGTTGATGTAGGCATCCCCGAAAGCCGATTCCAACTTCTTTGCGGTGCTTTTGACCGCACCCGTCAGTCCCTTGGACGCACCACCCCCCGTGGCCGACTCGATCATGTTCTCCAAGCGGGCTTGGCCAGTGATGCTCCCAAGCATGAAGTCCAGGCCGACGGTAGTGGTAACTGACATGTGATCTCCTACCGGGGACGGGTCATAGAGAGACTATGATTTCAGGCGTGGTTTACGACGAGCAACACGCTCTTGGAGGGAACCCCCATCATCGGATGGTTTCTTGGGGGCAGGGGCAGCCTTGGCTGATTCCGGCATCCCCCCAGTCCCGATCCATCCCACCTGTTCATCACTTGTGAGGTAGCGGTCGAACACCTCACGGCTGGGGTGGGTGCTATCGCGACGTGTGGTGGGCTTGTGTTTGAGCAGGTCTGGGTTGAGTTCTGCCAACTGATCCGGGGTGTAGCCCACCATCTCGCTCGTACCCGTGACCCCAACTTCGCCCCCACCCTCGGTGGCCTTGGTCCATGCTTCCTCGCGTGCTTTCCTGGCTTCCACGAGACGAGCACGGTGGAACGCCTTGTACTGGTCCACCATCACATCGTGGTAGTCCTTTTCGCCGCGCATCGCCCGGTCCATCTCGGCTTGCAAGTCCTCGACCGTCTGGGCTGAATGGACGGTGGGAACATCGTAAGTCTTCCCGCCAAGGGTGACAGTCAACGGCTTCTGTTCGTTCTTGTCCCCCTGGATGACCCAGTTGACCGCCTCCTCGATGACGCGCTGTCCAAGATCCTCGTTCCTTTTGACCCAATCGTCTTGGGATTTACGAAGTGCCTTGGCAGCCTTGTGGGACATTGACCCCGCGATGGCTCGCGTGTGTGCCCACTTCCGCTGGTCTGCATCGAACTCATCTTGGGCCTCATTGTGGGCAACCCATAGGTCTTGGATAAAGTTGCGCTCACCCTCGGGGGCTCCCCTCAACCGCCAACGTCCCCTGGAGTAGTTCTCGTGGCAATAGGCTCGGGTGATTTTGGAGGCCCTGTCCTCGCGTTTTCTCAACCCCATCGCGCATGTAAAGAGGATTTCCACATACTCCAATCGGAGATCCCTCACCGTCTGGAAAAGATGGTATGGCCCGTTTACCCGGTCTTCGATGATGTACCCGCCTATCATCCTGACGGAGTGGCAGAGATACCATCTCTTCCAGTCATATCCTCTGGAGTTTTGGGTGCGCGGTAGGAGATTGTGCAAGTCCGAGGGCAGCATCGTCCGTAGGGTGAAGTTAGTCTCCTCTACCTCTACGGTGTGGGAGAGGAACCCTGGGTCCAATAAAGTCTCTACATCAACGTAGAGGAAACGCCGTCTGTCTGCCTCACGAAGTAGGGACTCCTCGGCGGCCTCCCGTAGAATGGCCTTCCGATCCATGGTCCCCCCTCATTGTCGTGGCTTGTAGTGAGGATTCGCTGTCCCTTGTGATTCTTGGTCAACCTGGGTTTTGGACTCCCTGCCCTTGCTCCCGCCTTTGGGCTTGGTTTTCCCTCGGGGGGAAACTTCTTCAGAGGGAAGGCGGTATGCCTCCACCCCATCCACGGTGCCTACTGGAGTTGCGCGGGAGAGGGGGTCACGGGATTCTTCTTCCTGGCGAGCCTTCATGGCTTGTTTACGGGCTGCCATGATTCGGGCTTCCTCGGCGGCCACTATTTCGGGGTCTTCCCCATCCTCAAAGGATGAACGGACTTCACCGGGGACTGCTGTTGCCTGTGGTGGTGCCCACCCTGATGTAGAGGGTGGAGGGGAGGAGGGAGGGATGACCGACTTTCGGGGCGCGGTTTCTGGTGGAGGCGCGGGCTCTTGTGTGGGAGGCGCGGGCGCGTCTGCTTGGGCGGCTAAATGTTGAGCACGGGCCAATGAAGCGGATCGGGAAGCCTGCTGCTTCATCTCGTCCCCGGCACGAATCAGATCCGTGATCTGCTTTGCGGTGACAGTGGGATCACCCTTGGCTCGGGTTTCCCGGTCTTCCTTCAGCATTTGCAGACGTTCCTCAACGCGCTCGATTTCTGCATCAATGTCAGAGATAGAGGAACTGGCGATCTTGTCAGCTTCGGTCGCGATCTTCTGTACGAGGTCACCGTACTTCGCGAAACAGACAGTGAGCATGGCGCGGGACCAGTCGTAGACCACTTCCCTCATCGCCCTCATGCGGCTCATCTGGATGGGGGTGCCATTCTCCAACGTCTCCCCCGTGGGGATCTTATCCACGTCGCGGAGGTTCAAGTCGTCAATCTGGACCAGGGCGTAGGCGATGATCTCGATGCGGAAACGGTCAAAGTAGTCGAGAGCAGCGGCTCGGCTCATCTGGTCGGTTGGGTTCAACCCCTCGTCCGTCTGGATCTTGTCCAAGACGGAGGCCGCATAGCGTTGAACCGCAACCTCTTCCATGGGAAGGAGTGGGCGCAGGGTCAACTGCATCCCGCCCGATTCAAAAGTCAGTTCGTCCCGACCGATCTTGGCGAGCGGTGCGAGAGCTTCTTTTAGGGCATTGAGATCCAACATGAGTCCTCCGTCAAAGTACACTACCCGACGGAAGACTCTACCCGACTACCAAGAGGTAGAGGGCGTTGAACTATGAACTGAAAGTCGTCCCAAAGATATTGGACGAGAACTCACCGATGCTCGGGTCGTTACCTGTTGCCAGGAACTCACCGTAGGTGACGCTGGAGAAGTCGTGAACGTCGGTGATAGTCACCGTGCCCGACTCCATGACCATAGCGGAGTCCTTTTGGTAAGCGGTGCTCCAGTCTCCCCACCAGCAACCTTCGTAATAGGTGATGAGGATGTTGTGGGAGCCTGGGTCGCTTCCGTTTCCAAGGGGGCCGCCACCTCCGATGGCACCGGAGTATTCCAAGGTGCCATACGAACCGAAGTCCGTTGAGGAGGTCGTTCCTCCACCCATCTCTGTGTCTGCGATGACACTGAACACAATCTGTTGCTCAATGTCGAAGGGCCAACGGTGATGCCGAAGAGATCGGACAGGACCGCTAACACCCGAAGCGTAGCCCGTCGCTTGCCAGAGGTTTGATAGGTAGAGCATGGTGCGTTCAATAGAAGCCGTCATGGGCTCCGTATTTCCCGGCACCAGTTCCGCGATGATGTCACCAAAGCCGATTCCGCGCACGTTCTCGATAGTACGGCTCTCGGTCGGTCCAAAGTTGGACAAGACCCCAATCTGAAACAGTGTCGGATTGGTAGCGCCGTAGGCAGGAGCAAGTACACGCACCTTTTGAGTCACCACACTCCGGGTATTGGGTGAGGTTCCGAACTTGTAAATCTGTGAGGATCCTTGAACTCCAAGGCCCGGTGAATGGTCGGTGTTGGCCATGATGAAATCTCCGTCGGGTGCTACTTACAGTTGGGTATAGTCGGACTATCGAAAACGGGGAATCAGCCCCAGGGTTGGCGGGTGCCCCCATCATAGACGCGGGCTAACCCCTCGTCCAACAACACCCCATTGACGTACCCGTGCTCGTCGCTCCAGACCTTCACGGTCAGTCGGCCATACTTGTCGGGCTTGACGACGGAGTGCAGGGTCACCTCTTTGTCGAGGACCATCCCCCGCAACCGATCTCGTGCCTCATAGGCAAGTTTCTTCTCGGAAGCGGACTTGGTGCGGATCTCCGGGGTGTCTATCCCCAGTAACCGACAAGAGGCTTTGACCTTGATGCTCAACCCCAGGTCGATCATCACCGTGATGGTGTCCCCGTCGTAGACCGACAAGACCTGGGCTCGGTAGACGTATGGGGTAGGTGTCTCGGCCATACAAGAAAAGCCCTCCTACCCCCAGAGAGGGGATAGGAGGGCTAACGGGATCAGTGAAGGGGCTGGGGTGGTGAATCAGGGCTCGGCAGTCTCCGGGGCCATGAGTTGGTCACACAGGGACTTGAACGCAGCCATCAGGAAAGGACGATGGTGCCGGTCACACCATCTCCAGAACGGCCCTTCGGTGTCCTCGTCCCAGACACCCTCCCCTTCCAGGGGCTCCCCATTCCTGGCGCGGCCCAGGTTGAACCATCGGCGCTGGGCTTCTTGGTACTCGGGGTCTGCCTGGGCCGCACGGAGTCCTGTGAGGTAGGAGTGTTCCCACAACCCAGCCGTGAGGACTTTATCTACGGTGTCCTCTTCGTGGGTTGTCGCTGGGTCGAGGATGAAGACGGGTTTTTCCGGTGCCCCCAACGCGCAGACCACACATACGATGGACTCATCGTCCGTGAGGACGTAAGGGTCAGGACCGTTCCCCCCCACTTCGTGGTCGCACTTCTCGCAAGAGTGCCCGTGGAAGTCCCCATCGTCGGTCATAGTGCAGCGTTTGAGGATAGTTTTCATCATGCCTCTCGGGGGTTGAGGGTTGCGCGGAGAGCGCCGTGGACGGCACCACACAGTTCTTCCACGTCAGTCCATCCCATGACCTGACCACGGGGCGACCCAGCGATACCTGCGTGGCCCCCCGCTTCTGGACCCCAGAGGGACTGGACCAGATCGCAACAGTTCACACCCTCGATGGGGTTCGCCAGGGAAACCGTGACGCTGTTCATCGTGGTGTTGAGAGCGACGACAGCGGAGCCGACGATGCCTGTGGGGGTGCGGTAGAGGTGGTTGACGAACTGACCTGCCTCACGCGCCACGATGTACGCATCGCACACGGGATCCGTGGTGGAACGGAAGGAAGCCTCGTTGAGAGTATCTTCCGCATCCGCCATCGCCTGACCTGCGGCGAGGAAGTCCTCGTTCCCGGCGAGGATGGCCTGGAGAACGTCACCGAATGCCAACACGAGGTCCGTGACTTCCACGATCTCGTCGCGAGGGTAGCGGGGACGGTGCTCTTGGAGCCACGCCCAGACTGCTCGGAGGCGTGGGGCCTCGGGGTGATCAGGAGCCATGTGGTGAGGACCGGTCACGTCCACGAACTCGGCCAACTCCCAAAAGGAGCCGAACTCACCTGCAAAGAGGGAGTTGTGGCGACCCGTGGCACGGAGACAGCCGCCCAGGGTGTCGAGGTCGATGTGGGAAACCACAACCACGTCTTCCTCACCAATCATGGTGATTCCGTCGTCGTTACAGGGCGCGGGACGACCCGTACCCTCGTGGCCGGGGAGGTGGCGACCCGCAAAGGGGCCTTCCCCTTGGTGGTGCGCTGCCGTGTAGAAGCGACCTTCGCAGACGTAGGAACCGTACTCGGCCTCGACGGTGAGGACAGGCAGTACGATGGAACGGGCGAGGTCGGCTGTGGGTGCGTGAAGAACGTGCATGAGAGAAGACTCCTGGGGGTTGCTACTTGTGTGAACGACGTGATGGGTGGAAATCGGACACGAAAAACTCATATTTCTGACAGTTGGCGATCAGCACAGCAGTCCGGGGTGTGCCCTATACCGGTGCTGCACGATGAAAGACCCCCCTCGGGGTCAGTGACCTGACGCACCTACCGAAGCATCGAACTCGGGCATACGAGGATGGTGCCAACGATGTTCGCGCCTTCGCCGTAGTGAGCCGATGCCATCGCGTTGCGCGGGAGTCCAATGAGAAGACCGTCCTCGTGGACGATCATCAAGCGACCATCAGCCATCCCGACGGTTTGAACGTAGCCGCCCACCGCTGTTTGCATCTCTTCAAGGGTGAAGTGGGTGCCGTTCGCGGGTGGGTACGGGGTGACGGTGCCGTCAGGGGCAACAGTGAAAGAGGGTGACATGGCTTCTCCGGTTGGCCCCTCGGTGGGGCGCAGGATTGGGGGTACACGCACATACGGAGATACCAGGGGGAGTTGAACCCCCCTCGGGAGATTTTTTTGGGAGGGGGGGTCGGTTCCGTGTCCTTTCGGGTAAACCTTGGTGCCACACATAGGGAGGCCACACATGGAGTTTCGCGTCTACGATTGTGACTGCGTGGGATTTGAGGTCGAAGGCCCGGAAGGGCGCGTGGCCTTCTGTGTCCATCCCTGTGACGGGGACGGCTACTCTCCCGGCACCACTCTTTACCAGCGGGATGGCTTGCTGGAAAAGGAGAGCAAGCCCCTCGATGCCGACAAGGCCCTCGCGTTGTTGAAGCGTTTGGGTGGCCTTATCGCGGATGGGAATGGCCTCCGTGAACTCCAATCTCTCCACCGCAGACTCGGGCTCGCTGCCCCACGCGGGTAGACTTCCCCATGAGCGACGATCCCCCCAAAGTAGTTGATCTCGACCAACACCGCATCCGACTCGCCCTGGAAGGGAAGCCGGGAGCCCCGGACCTCGACACCGAACCCCTGGCTTATGTTGAAGTCATCTGGGGTCCAGAGGTGTACGGGTGGAACGCCTTGGTCGTTGATCTGGAGGCTCGCCGTCGAGGGGGAGAGAGCCTTCCCCTCCGACCTCCCGAGACACAGTACGAGGCTGAACTTCTTGTCACCCATGTACGGGGGCTCGCAAACGACCTTGCTCGCCAGTTCGGATTGGAGCACCTGATCAGGGGGGAGGAGTGACCCCTACCTACAAGATCGTGTGGAGCACCGAGAGCACGTCAGGGGAACTCCCCTGCACCTACATCGGCTTGGAAGCGGCTCTCACCGCTGCTTCCGAGTGGTTGGAGGGTATGATCGGCAGCAACGAGGAACCGTATGCCACGGCACGCGATTACCGCACCGAGGTCATTCGGACCAACCCGATCCCAAAACCGGGGCTTTCGCCCTATTACCAGAGAGAGTGCCCCATGAGCATCACCGATAAGTTGAACGAGATCATCCACCACCTCCAGGCCGCCGTCGAGGACGCTGAAAAGGTAGACAGCGGAAAGGCCGGAAGTCCCGGCACCCGGCTCCGTAAAGTCGCCACACGAGCGGGGAAGGACTTGTCCGAACTTCGCAAAGCCGTTCTGGAGGCTCGTAAGGGCTGAACCTCGGTAATGGTCCTATGAGAAGTGAAAGTTGAACCCTTTGGCCCGAAAGTGAAGGATTTACTTTCGGGCTGGGGGGGTTTAGAGGTATCCTCGACGTGGAGGTAACCATGCTTTCAGAATGGACCGCCAGCCGTAACCTTGTAGGGTTGGGCTCACGAGAAATCACCATCTACCTGATGATCCTGGCCCAACGCCATGCAAAATCGCTGCCCGTAGAGGCATGGGAGTTGCTTTTGCGCTGTTGGGGAGGCAACCCCTGTGTGGGGTCTGTCTGGCACTGACCTACTTGTCAGTGTGTCGGTGAACCTCTACCGTCGTGCCCGCCACGGATTCCGCCTCTGCGTTCCCCTGCCCAAGCGTTACTACCCCTTCCGTGGCCTTTGGCCCCTTTGCCTGGGCAGTCGCCTTTGCTACTTGTCGTTGGGTGTCTTGGCGACTTCCCGCTTCGCCGCTCCGTAGTTTGTGGACCAACTGGCGTTGCTCGGAGGTCATGCGAGTGTTGCCGAGCACAGTCAGGTCCCCGGTGTCCCGGTCTGTCCAACGAGAGGTCAATCCGGTGGCTCCGGGTTTGAGCATCTTCACCAGCTTCGGGTCCATGGCTGTGATGGCTATGTCCCAGGCCATGTCGAAGAACAACCCGTCCCCCACCATGATGGGCTTCCCGTCGTAAACGACTGATTGCCGTTCCTTGAACAAGAGGATCCCGGCCCCCGTGCGGAGTTCAAGGTCGAAGAAATGGACAGGCACAGGGATTTCCGGCTTCGTAATGTTCAGCCGGAAGTGGAGTGCAAGGCGCAGATCGCCCACAATCACTCGGGGCTGGTCAATCGTAGCCCACCCCTTCACGATGATCCGAAAGTCGTTGGCGGCTTTCAACCGGGACAGGACTTCCTGCTCGTCTTCGGACATGGGGGTGTAGAGGCTGGTTGCCAAGCCGCCGAATGGGTTTTGTTCTTTCATGGGATCTCCCTCTTTGTACACCCTACCCGTCTCGATGGACGTAGCAGGCGCGAGGTCGTTGCCGCCGTGAGCCAGCGTAGAATGAGATAGTGGTTCCGATCACCGGGAGGAAAGGCTCTTGAAGGTCACTCCGATGGAGGAAGTAGACCTCCGAGCCAACCTCAACAAACCCCCATCCCTTATTGGAGTCGAAAGACCTTACCCGTCCGCGTAGAAGTAGGGGCTCCGTGACCCGCAGAACTGTCCTGGCTCGTGGAGACGGGCTACCCTCGATCACTTCGGGAACTTCTACCTCTTCCCCACTGATAGGGAGTGGGCCACCCGCCTTCAACCGCGTGAAGTCCTCGACCCGGAAGAACACACGGGGGCTGTCCCCCTGGAGTGGGAGGCAGAAGCCATAACCCTGGTCCACGGAGTATAGGTCTATCCGCATCAAGGGCACGGACTCCTCCGATTAGGAGTCCGGGTAGAGGGCTGCAAGGATCTGGGCCTTGGTGTCCGAAGAACCCACATCGATCCCAGCGGCTTCGGCTGCGGCGGTCAGTTCGGCCTTGGTGTTGGCCATGGTCAACTGCTCGGCTGCCGGTGCTGCCGGAGCGGGAGCGGGAGCCGGTGCTGCTGCTGCCGGAGCGGGAGCCGGTGCTGCTGCGGGAGCCGGTGCTGCCGTTGGGCGGATACGGGAAACCCGGCTGGGCCGGGACATTGTGACTGACGGGATACGGGCCATGATTGCTCCTATCGGTGTCGGTTGACACCACTTTGTAGGCGTTTGAGATCCACATGGAGGCCCGCTTGGGCTTCCTTACGCTGGATGTTGTCGGAAGTGGTCGTCTCATCAGGACGAGGTTGAAAAGAAGCGGGGTGCCTCGCCAGAAGACCTTGTAGTCGCTCTTGGCTCACAGCATCCATGGTGGGTAGCAGTTGGTGGAACTGGGTGAGGGCTTGATGGTCGTTTCGCACGGCGAACAAGATGAACTCATCCTCCAATACGCACGGGTGATCTGGGTCTTTCTTCAACCATTCGGTCCCGTCGGGGAGTTCTTCGATGGTGGACTCCGCGCCTTCCAGCCCGTTCTTCCCCCCATAGTTCCAATAGCCATATTCAGACATAGTGACTCCCCCTGTTGATTCCCATAGACGTACTACCGACCGGGCAACTTCGTCGTGTGGAGGGGAGTGCTTGTCGTGACCTCATCCCGTAGTCGTGGGGGGGGTTCTTCCATTGTCTTTGGGGAGTCTGGGGGGAGAGAGGCTTCCGCCAACCTCCGCATGATCTTGCGCTTCTGGCGACCCAGGTCGGAAATGTCTACCCCCAACTCGCCCGCCCTCTCACGCAAGGCCGAGAGGAGAGGGAGGCCCGCACCCCCAGGAGCACTCGGAGGCTCGGGGGGAAGGGGATCCTGGGGGTCCGTGTACTGAACCCGAAACACCACTTCACCGTCAGCACGGATGGAGATGGAAGAGTGTCCTCTGCGCCGATACTGGCGGGCCATGTCCTGGGCTGCAAGGGCAACCAGGGCGTTGGTGGAGAGGACTTCGTTCGCTCTGCCCAACGCACGCTGCGCTTCTTCAATCAGGGTGCCTACGGTCGTGAACGTGCCATCGCCAATAGGAACGGCCACGGAGAACACAGCCTCCCTGATCGTCCCTGGTACTGGGATCTCGATGGGTTTCATTTTCCGAGTCAAGGATACTCCTCTCCCTCTCCCTCTTTACCCGCTGTGCGCCAACTCCAACCCCCCAACCCCCACAGGGAGCCTTGCAAGGGGGGGTCCGTGGGCGAGGCTTTTCGTGTAATAAGGAACACAGGAGGGTTCTTGATAAAGGCCATTACGTTCATAGACACTGAAACCACCGGGCTCGATTCTTCCGTAGCCGAGGTCATCGAAGTCGCTGCTATCCGGGTGGAAGGGGGGAACGAGCGTGTCTTCCACACTCTCATCCGCCCGGAGCACATCCACACAGCCCATCCCAAAGCACTGGAAATCAATGGGTACGCCGCTGCCCCCGAACGATGGGAGGATGCCCCCACCATGAAGGAAGTGGGGGTTGACCTCTTGGCCTTCCTCAAAGGAAGTGCGCTGTGCGGTCACAACGTCTCCTTTGACGAGGAGATGATCAACTCCAACCTGAAACGGGCTGGATTCCAGAAGCGTGTTCCCTACCACAAGGTAGATACCGTGACTCTCGCCCATGAGCATCTGACCCCCTTGGGGCTTCCTCGGTTGGGGTTAGACCCGATCCGCGACTTCCTCGGATGGGGAAAGGAAGGGGCACACACCGCCCTCAAAGATGCCCGAGATACCCAACGGCTCTACAACCTCACTTGTCGTATGGGCTGGAAGGGAAAGACCCGTCTTCGCCTGTACCTGTGGAAGCGTAGGATTCTACCGTTCAGTCCTCATACTCTTGCATAGCCTGGATGAGCAGACCTCGGGCGACGGCGTTCATGGGATCGCTCGCGTGCCGAATCTCGCTGATCTCGATGGGGAACTTCCGACGCTTCTTCTCAAAGACCTGCTCAAAGAACGGCAGGAAGTTGCCTGCGAGGCTTGTTCCACCCGACACCACGATGGGGATTGGTCGGGGGAGAGAGAAGCGGTCCTTGATCTTGATGAACTCACGGGTCGTCTGGTCCAGGGCGTACTCGATGAGACTCTTGTAGTAGAGAATGAGGGCTTCCTCTTCCCGAGACTTCGGGTCCATGAGGTCCACCCCCCGTTCTTTGATGGCGCACATCCGGCTTTGGGTTGACCCAGTGGCCTTCGCGGCTCCAGCATCAATCCAGTCACCACCCCGAGCCACGCTGAACACCATCCCCTCGACCCCAGATACAGCGAGGGCGAGGTTGCACATCCCTGACCCGAAAGAGATGCCAAGGCCCGAGAACCCGTCGGCGGCTGTTTCGGCGTAGATGATCGCCATCGCTTCGTTGGAGGCGTAGGGCTCGTATCCGCACTCGGTCACGATGCGTTCAAACACGCCTCGGTGGTACACCACATCACGGCTCTCATCCACGGGGGCTGCGGGGACAGAGAAGTAGCAGACTTCATCTGCCTTGGCGGGCTCACCGATGACGTTCTTGACCAGAACGCCCAACACATCAAGGGCATCCATCTCCCCTGCCGAGATCAAACCCTGCGACAAAGGTCGTCGGGCCTCGCGTCCGAACACGTTGGCCATCTCCATGGCTGCATCTCCAACGACGATGATCCCGTCCTCCCCATGGTCGATGAAGTTGACCCCAGAGAGCTTCAACATCTTCTTGGCGCTGGCATCCAGATCGAGGAACGCATCCCGCATCCGGGTCGTCTCCACCGAGCCGTCCGCTGTGCGACGAGCCGAGACAAGATTCATGGTGCCGATGTCTAAACCGACACCCAATGGGGCTGCTTTCTTTGATGCCATGGGAAATCTCCTACTTCTTCCGTTTTCGATTGCGAAGGGCCTTCAGGGCCGAGGCCGCGTCGTCCAGTCCCCCATCATCTTCCGATGACTTGGACTGCACATCCAGACTCTCCGCGTCAGCTTTCACGATACCCGTCGGGATGAACACGGGCTCGTCAGGGCCGTCCGTTGGGGCTGCCTTTCCATCCGTGCCCGCGATGTGGCCGATCTGAACTGACCCCAAGGCTCGGGCCATGGCTTGCTCGATGCGGGCTTCAAAATCCTCGGGGGTTGCAGAGGGAGTCTGCGACTTCTGCATCGTGTCCAACATGGACTGCATGAGCGGGGTCATCGAAGCAATCGCTTGTTTGGCGGCCTCCTCGGCTGCGGTTTGCGCCATTTTGGCTGCTTCTTCTGGCGTGATCCCAGTGTGGACAATGGTTGTTGTGGGCGATGCGGCTGGGGTCGCGGGAGGGGTCGCGGGAGGGGTCGCGGCTGCTGCGGGGATTGAGGTGGATGTTGTGGGGGTGGTTCGCGCTACCCGCGAGGGGCGTGACATGAGAACGGCCCGAGCAACTGGTCTTTTCGGTTCTTTGGCCACTCTACACCTCTGTCCTGACCATACCCTCACTTTTCCCATGCGTAGGAGAGCCTGGAGGCAGTCGGAACCCTGCATGTCTTCCCGGCTCACCCACACAGGTTCCTTCCCAACCATAAGGTTGAGATCCTTCACCAGCACGGGCTCTGGCGCATCCAATCGGTATCCTTGGGTCATGGTGGGAACAAAGCTCCTTGGTTGAGGAACGTCTGCACAAGATCGTCTTTGAGTTCATGGACGGCTTTGATCTTGCCCTTACGGATGCCCCGTTCGATGAAGGTGTAGCGCATAAACCCCGGATGAATCCAAGCCTTGTCCAAGGAAAGCGGGGCTGTCCGAAAGATGACCTGTCCATCACGGGTGATGATGGGGACAATCTTGACCTTGGGTTGAACGAGCCACTTCATGGGGATGCCCGCGCCAAAACGGGCGCGGTGGTCCTTGGGGGGGTTTCGCTTTGCCAAGCCGGTTGTCGTGGGCTTTTCCGTATGAGCAACGGCTGTGGGCCACGACGAGGCGAACTCGACGGTGGAGACTCCGCTGATCCTCCAGAAGAAAGACCGGACGAAGCGTTCCGTCTGGGGGAGAGGAACAGGGTCGCGATCCGTGTAGGGTTGGGGATAGGTGCCCCCGCGCAGCCCCCTGGATTTGGCTATGTCACGACGAATCTCGGCCTTGATTGCCTTCAAGATGATGGCAGCAGCCTTTTTGAGATTGTCTTGGCTGACCTGGGCTGTAGTCCCTTGGGCTAACAGGGGCTTTCCGTACAGGCCCCGGAGGCGGCTAATCTTCTTGGTCATAAAGCACCCCACAAGGAAAGGAGGATGCTCACCACCGAGATGATTGCCCCCAGGATGGCGAGACGTTTGGAGAACCGCGCTGTGCGGTAGGCATCTCCGATGTTGTCCCGCTGAATCTTGTACTTGAAGTGGTCAAACGCATGGAGGCCAGGGATGCGTTCAAAGAAATCCGAGCACTCACGGGGTTCCCAAACGTCCGTCTCTTGGAGTCGGATCTGATACCACATGCACACGCCCGCGTGCTTCTGCTCGTGGTGGTCGTCTGGATACTTGTTCCACAACCCGCATCGTCCGCATCGTGCCATGGTTACGCCCTCCCATGGGTGAAGGAAGCTGTACGAGCGGGTGGCGTTCGACTTCCGCCAGGGTAGCGAATCATAGACGACGAGTCGCCGTAGTCAGGCCGCCGAATCCAGCCGTGCCTCTTGTACCAACCAATGAGGTCAGACTTTTTCAGTTGGTTGTCGATGGTGCTGAAGGGCTTGGCATCGAGCGTCATGGACACACCATGCTTGTCTGCTATCGCCGTCAGTTTCTTGATAACGCCGCTCGCGAGCCCCGCTCCCTGCTTGTCCGGGGAGTAGATGGCATGGAATGAGATGTAGCCATCGAAGGGTTTGAGTTCTGTCATCACGAAAGGAGCGTCTGGGTCTTTTGGGTCGTCTGTCCAGATCCTCATGTCCTGCATGAATGGCGGGTAGGTCATGCCCTTGTAGTCTGACATGAAGGCGTTGAGTTTCCCCTTGTCCACCTGACCGGGGTAATGCTCGCGACCGGCACGTCTCGC